GGAATTGAGGGTTAATTCAGTTATTGGAGGAACCCAAAAAGACTTAGATAACATTGCCGATTATGTAGATTATGGACTTGACAACATTCACCCATTCTTCAAGATGGACAAGGTTGGTAAGGACTGGGACACGGGGGTAACCCTAGGTACTAGAAATTCGGATAACAGTAAGGAGATCTTCTCCAAGATGACTATTACCAATGTAAACATGGGTACTAGAAAGTCTACACAGAAGGCTGCTGGTGCTACTCCGAACTCTATTGTATTTGATGAAATCGGTAAGTATTCTTTCCTAAAAACATTTAACACAGCTAAATATTCCATTGCTACTGAGCACGGTTGGAGAACTATTCCTATTCTATTTGGAACATCTGGGGAGATGTCAGAAGCAGGGGATGCTCAAAGAATGGTTAACAATCCTGACGTATATAAAATGATTACTATGGATTGGGAGTGGTTAGAAAGAAGAAACAGAAAACCTACATGGATTAAGAAACAATCTTGGGGAGTTTTCTTCCCAGGACAGATGTCACTTGATGCTGGGGTTCCTAAAAAGAAAATTACCCTTAGTGAATATCTTGAGATAGATGACCCAGAACTTGCAGAAATAGACTTTTTTGAGACTCAATGGGAAGAATCATCTAAAGTTATGAAGCAAAGAAGAAAGGACCTAGAAAGGACCGATAAGAAGGCTTATGATGATGAATTAATGTTCATGCCTTTAGATCCTGAGGACTGTTTCCTTGACGGAGGTTCAAATCCTTTCCCAATGGCTGAGGCTACAAGACATAGAAGTAAAATTTTATTAGATGGAAATACGGGTAGAGTTATGGATGTGTTCAAGAAACACGGTCAGAATGACACTCAAATCCAATTTGAATTTTCTCAAAAACCAGTTGCAGAGTTTCCTTTTGAAGGAGGTATTCTGGATTGTGGTATTCAGGTATTTGAAGATCCACCAGAAGAAAATGATTTTGATTATACATATGTAGCTGGTCTTGACCACTATAAGCACATAGAATCTACAGGAGACTCTATTGGAGCATTGTATATTTTCAAAAGATTCGTAAACCTAAAAGATGAGTTTGCCAATAAAATAGTTTGTTCATTTGTTTCCAGACCTGCTTCTATGAATACTTTTAACAGAACCTGTGAAATGCTTTTAGAAGGATATGGAGCAGAATGTCTTCAGGAGAATGCCGATATCTCGTTTCAGCAATATCTTGAAGCTAAGGGTAAGGATATCAAACTTCTTGCCAATGGTGAGGTTATTGCTCAAAGAATGATATCAGGTAATGCTAGACAAACTAATAAATATGGACTTACTCCAACTCAAAAAAATAAAGAATACTTATTAAAAGTTATTATTAATTATTGTTGGGAAGTTGTTGAATCTTATATTGACCATGAAGGAAATGAAGTTCAAATCCTTGGTATAGAAAGAATTAATGATGTTCAACTATTAGACGAGATCATTGGTTATAAACCAGGAAAAAACGTGGATAGAATTATTGCTTTTGCACATGCATTAGTATGGGCTAGATATTTGGATGATATTAGAGTTCTACCAAGAGTTAAAACAAAAAAACCAACAGAAACAGAAAGAATGAAAAGAGAAGATAAAGTAGTTAGAATAAAAGATGTTGTAAGAAGGAATTCCTATGGAAAAGGAAGAAGTTCAAGTCCTAGAAGACCAGGAAGATATGGATTTAACTAATAGTTTATTTTATCATTTTGTATAATTTAAGGATTTTTTTTATCTTTGCAAAAAATATTTAATGAGTGATTTAAGATATTGGTATGGGTCAGCACTACAAGGTGGTAGTGATAACTTAATACCTCCTCAAGCTATTCCATTATCAAAGAAGAATGACACATGGAGAGAGAGATGTCTTGATGCTTTTGAAAGTATTGGATTCAGACAGTTTAAAAAGAATTTAAAATATACCGATATCTTCAGAATGATTAATGGGAAAATGTCATTCTCGGAGATGTCAGAAGCAATGCCTCAATACAGAGAGTTAGAAAGAGTTTTGAATGATGTTGAAATCCCAACTTTCCTAAGACATTACGATATCATTGGAATCATTATTAATGCATTAGCTGGTGAGTTAATGGCAAATAGTGATAAATTCTCCATCAACACTAATGATGATGTATCTAGTAATGAGTACATTAGAACAAAGACAGATAAATTATGGGAAACCATACAAACTGATTTTGAAAGAGAACTTGAAACTAGATTACTATCTATGGGTCTTAACCCTAATGTTCCCCAGGAAGCATTTCAGGACCCAGAACAGTACAATCAATATCTTCAGCAAATTCAAAGTAAAAAGGCTGAGATGACTCCTGCTGCAATCCAGACATACATGGATGCAAATTGGAAAACTGTTGCTGCAAAATGGGCTTCTCTAAAACTAGAGGAAGATAGAATCAACCATGACATGGACATGATGGACTATGAAAACTTCATAGAGTATCTAGCCACAGGAAGATGTTTCAGACACATGTTTGTAGCTTATGACTACTATAAGCCTGAGAATTGGAGTATGATGAATACCTTCATTTCTGAGGACCTACAAACAAAAAGAGCAGAGAAAGGAGATTATGTAGGAAGAGTTCACCAGTTTTCAAGAGCACAAGTATTAACCAGATACGGTCATAAACTTACTGCTAAGCAGAAAGAAGAAATGGCTGGTGTCAATAATGCTTACTACAATGATAATAACTACAACTTTGACAGAGAAGGTAATATCTCATACAAAAAAATGTTTGAGAGCCACTTTCATAGACTTCAAATAGTTCCATTTGAAAACTACGATGATTACCAATTCAATCTAGATATACAGGATTCCTTAGGGGTTCCTTTAGGAGAGCAGAAAATCATGAACAGACATGGTGAATATGAAACTGTTCCTGTTATGCTGCCTAAACTTGCTGATGTCACAGGAGATTTAGGTTACAGAGGACATACTAATTTTCAAATGCTGAGAAATGATATCTCTATTAGGAGTGATCTTATGACAGTTACGGAGGTTTACTGGAAGTCATTCAAGAAAATTGGTTACCTTAGTTATTATGACGAGAACAACAATTTAGCTTCAGCTCTTGTTACGGAGGATATTCTTCCAGAATTCCTTTCAGAAAACGAGATTAAGAAGCTTAAAAATATTTCTCTAATGGATTTAGAGAAGAAACAGGAACCTAACACTATTGTTTGGGACTACATACCTGAGGTTTGGCAGGGAACTAAGATCACAGGGGTTTTAAATGGACCATCTCAAGGGGGAACCCCAGAGACTTATTACCTGGATATTAGACCATGTGATTTTCAGATAAAAGGAGAAGAGGGTAACATATTTGATGTTCTACTTCCAGTAGCAGGAATGATTGATGTAGGTCTAGCACCTAAGATTGAGCCGTACCAAGTAACGTATAATCTGGTTATGAATCAGATATTCAATTTACTGGAAAAAGAAATTGGTTTATTCTTTATTTTTGATATCAACTTCCTACCTTCTGAGTTCAGGGATTGGGGAGATACAGAAGATACCTTATTATATATGAGGGATATTGCTAAGGATATAGGAATTGTTCCTGTAGACTCATCAAAGCAAAACCTTGTAGGAGGAGCTAATTTCAATCAGTTTTCTGCTCAAAACTTATCTTTCTCTAGTCAGATTCAGGATAGAGTAAACCTAGCTGAGTTCATTAAAAATAAAGCTTTTGAGCAAGTTGGAATGACTCCTCAGAGATTAGGTAGCCCTACAAAATATGAAACTGCTGAAGGAGTTAGACAATCTCAGGATGCTTCTTACTCTCAAACAGAACAATATTTCTCTAAATTCTCTTCATTTAAGAAGAATGCTTTAGAGCTGCAATTAAGTGTTGCTCAGTACTGTCAGAAGGAAGGAATTGACTTACAAGTTTTCTATACTCAGATTGATGCAACTCAGGCTTTCCTAAGAGAATCAGATCCAGATTTTCACCTTAGAAATTTAGGTATCACACCAATATCAAATTCTAAGAAGAGAAAGGAACTTGAAGTGTTTAAGCAATATCTTCTTAACACTAATACTCTTGGAACCGATGAGCTATCTTTAGCTGAACTTATTTCTTCTGATGCAATGTCAGAAGTTATAGAGGCTGCAAGAGGAGCCAGAGTTGCCAGACAACAACAAGAGCAAGCTGCATCTCAACAAAGAATGCAAGAAATTCAAACTCAACAGGAAGAGCTTAGAAAAACAGAACAGCAGAAATGGCAATTGGATGAAATTTCTAAAGATAAAGATAGAGAGACTGATATCAGAGTTGCTGCTATTAATGCTGCTGGTAGAGCCTCAGATAAACAATCTGACCAAGAAGGATTTGATTATATCACAAACTTAACCAACTTATCTCTTCAACAAACTAAGTTACAGGCTGAGGTTAGTAACAAACAAGTTGAAACAGAAATAAAAAGAGATAAAGTACAGTCTGATAAAGAGATTGCTCTAAAGGAAATTCAGTTAAAATTAGCTGAGTTAGCAAACAGAAGAGCTATATCAAAAGACCAGGTTCAGATTGCTAGAATGAATAAAAACTAAAATAATAAAAAATGTTAAGGGATATATAATAAAAAATTTTATCCCTAACATTTAATTTTAAAATTATGATAAATTTTTACATATTTTGAAATTACGTTAATTAATCTTAAATTTGCAAACATAAAATGGAAGAAAACCACCTTACAGAAGATTTTTCTGGATTAGAGAGTTTAGGCAATAGTCAAATAGTAGAAAACATAGGAACATTTTTAAGTCTAGAAGATTTGGGACTTAAGCCAGGAGATGGTGATGAGGACTATATTCCACTAGATAATGTCAACTTAACAACAGATCCTACTGAGCCAGTAGAACCTGTAAAACCAGAAGGAACAACAACAACTACTACAGAAGTAGTTACTCAACCTACAGTAACAGAAGATGTTACAGGATTAGAAGGATTAAATGCTTTAGATGAAGGAGTCACTACAGATGGTGATGACATTATTCCAACGTCTGGAGAAACTAACTACAAGTCTATTCTACAAGATTTAATTTCTGAGGGAATTCTTCCAGAAATTGGTTCATTTGAAACTCCAGATGGAGACGTTCCTTTTGAGGAAATGGAAATAGATAAGGAGTCTTTACTTTTCCTTATTAGAAAACACCAAGAAGACCTTAAAGAAGAAATGAAATCTTCTTCTATTGATGTTAATGGTGTATCCGAATTTACTAAGAAACTAATCAACATTGAAAAACATGGAGGTAATGTTCAGCAAGCACTTGAAACTTACCAACAAGTTAAACATCCTATTGAGACAATCAATCTAAATGATCCCACAGGTCAAAAAGCCATGTGTTATTTAAGATTTAAGGCTCAAGGAATTGAAGATGGTATGGCTAAGGATTTAATCAATGCCTACGAGCTTAAAGGAATTCTGGAAGAAAAAGCTTTGGAATCTAAAGAACAATTAGATGTAGCTTTTAATCAAAGTATCATAGAGCAGGAAGAATTAGCTATTAAACAAGAGCAAGACTTCAAGGCAGCTTTAAAAACCTACAGAGGTACATTAGACAGTGTATTAAAAGATCAGCAGGTTTCTGACACTCATAGAAGAAAGCTTTTAGATATAGCTACTAAACAAACACCTCAGGGAGATTTTGAACTTGATGTCTACATTGAGAATTTCAGAAAAAATCCTATTGATGCTGTTGATTTACTTATGTTTGTAACCAACAAACAGGAATTCATTAAGAAAAAAGCTGATGAGCTTATTAAAGAGGAAAGAAAAAATACTCTTAGAAAAGTAGCTCTTATTCCTAAGGGAAGAACAACAAATCTTACAGTTCCAGAACAATCAACTACAAAAAACGATCCTTACTTACTTGACCTAAGTAAGCTATAATAAAACAAACAACAAACAATTAATAATTTAAGTAACAAATGAGTTTACAAGCTAGTGGTGTTCCAAGAGTAATAAACGGTGACTATGTGATCGGTTATACTAATGGAAAGAGAATTAAACACATGGGTTGGGAAGATATCTCTTCAATGAGCAAGTGGTATCAGGAAGACCCTAATGAGAGACATTTGGGATTAATTAACCTATATGAAAATATGGGTGCTAAGCCATTACCTATGTATAAGAATTTCTTTAAAGATAAAGCTATTCTTGAGGTTAATGGTGTAAACGGTTCATTTACTTACGACCTTCCAGTAACTAAGAAAAAATCAGGAGTTTATACTACTGAAGACACTTCTGATTACTCTGAAGCTCCAGGTATTGATGGAACTTTATTCCCATTGAAATTAGATCAGCCTTATACAAAAGGAGACATTTTAACATATGATGCTTTCCACGGATCACAAGTGATTGTATCTGAAGATAGACACGTTACACAAGAAGGAGATTCTTGGGTACACTGGGTAACTTTAGTAGATAACAATTCAGCAGCTTGGTTCCCAATTGATAAGCTAAAAGCTGGTATCCAGTACTTCAAAATAGGACACTCTTTAGGAGAGTATTCAACAGACTTCTCTAACATCCAGTCACCTGACACTAACGGAACAATTAAATGTGAGTTTAGATTAGGTAACCACAGAGGTGTTGAGACTTACTATACTTACTATGCAAATAGTAGAGACTTCATGGGAGCTACTTTATCAAGTAGAGACTACATCGACCAATGGATGAGAGAAGCCGAAACTATTGAAAAAGATGAGAATGGTAAGCCTTTAGATATGTTCTACGTAGGTAGACTAAGAGAAGGAAAACTAGATATGAGAACCGTGAGAATCGGAGCTGTTCTTGAAAGATTAGCCGTTCTAGAATTGATGAGATTAGAAGCTTATTCATTAATCTTCCAAAAAGGTGCATTGATTAACAACATCAACGGTACTAAGAGATTAAATGAAGGTATCTATCACCAAATTAGAAGAGGTAGAATTATCAAGTATGCTAAGCCAGGTGCTATCTCAATCAGTCACTTAAGACAAGCTATGGCTTTCTTATACAGATTCAGAAGAACTGTTCCTCTTGACCAAAGAAGAATCAGATTCAAAGCAGGATCTATGGCTTATGACAACATCATGAGACTTATCCAAGAGGAAGCTCTTAGACAAGTAGGTAACTTAGCAATGTTCAACGGTTATGAAAGAACATTACCATCTAACCCAGTTACTGGAGGTAGCTTAACAGAACTAAGAGTTAACCCTGTTAGATTCGTTGAGGCTTTATTCCCTGGAATTGGTTGGGTAGAAGTTGAACACGATCCATCATTGGATTACCAACCTTTAACTGATAGAGGATCTAGAGGATTCTTTGGAGAAGAAGGATATGCAGATTCATCTTACTCAGCAGTTATCTGGGACGTTCTAGACCAAGAGTATGCTGACGTTAGTAAAACTATCGGTGGAGATGCTAGACTTATGGCAGGAGGAAACTCTAGAGCTAACATTTACTACGTGAAACCAGAGGGTGAAGGTTACTTCATGGGTTACTCAGAAGGTAGATGGTCTCCAAACAAAGCAACTGACATTTCATCATCATTGAAACATATGGCTAGAGAATTCTGGTGTCACTCTGTTTCAGCAGGATGGGTTAAAGATATCAGTAGATTTGTTATCATCGAATTAAAAAGATAATAAACACCCATATTGAATTCCCTAGGGCAACTTAGGGAATTTTTTGTTTTTAAGAAAAATTTTTATACTTTTTATATAATTTTAGGTATTTGTATTTAGCAATTTATTGTTGTATCTTTGTATCTAGAAAGTTAGCTTCTTGGTGAAATTAATAATTAATTTTATCTTTTTGTCTAAGTCATAAATTTTTCTTATTTTTGCAAGAAAATAAAATCACAATTTATGTCAGATAATGTAATCATAGAGGTTAACGGATTAAAGATCAAAGAAAACTCACTTTATAAAGTAATTGACAAACCTGATTCCAATGCTGTTACAGGGCTTAGAGAACATGGTTCGACTAAGGTTCCAGTAGAGTTTATGGGAAACTCAGCAGGTTGTAGATTTGATAAAGCAAAGAAAGTTTTCGATACTGGTTTCTATACCCAATCACCTTGCTACTCTAATTTAGACAAGTCTGCTAGAGAGCAAAAGATTAGAATGCTTCAACAACATATTGTTGAGCCATACGAATTAGTTCACGGAGATGGTATTTTAGATAATAAGAACAGTGACTTCTGGGAAGAATATAGCTATGACCTTTTTGAAGGTAAAATATTCAACACAGAAAACATTGATGATTTATTAGCTCTTTATATTGCCATTTTAGGATTTGAACTAACACCTAAAGAGTCTGTAGGTAACCCTATGTTTAACGAGTCACAATTCTGTGTAGAAGATAAAGAAGTTACTTCTAAGAAGAGAAACGAAAGAACTCAGAACTATATGAAGGCAATGACTTCATTTGCTTTAATGCTTACTTCTGAGAAAAACAAATTAGTTTCTTGTCTTAAGTTTGCTAGAATGTCTGGATCAGATAACCTAGATGCTAATACACAAGACTCAACCTTCCAAGCTTTATTCCACGATTGGATTAATGATGACGTTAAGAATGTTGATGACTTCTTAAGAGTTGTAGATAAGATCTCTAAAAAAGCAGGTCTAGAAGAGGTAGTTTTATTCGGACACCTACTTGAATTATCTGGAAGCAACAAAGTTGTTAAAATCGGTGGAGAGTACAGCTTCAAGGAAAATCCATTAGGAGCAGACCTAAAAACAGCAGCTATGAACTTGGCTACTAGACCAAGTTTAAAAGATATTAAAACACAAATCTATAAAGAACTGGAATAATGCACCCTGAGTTAATCTATCAAAGAATGTTGGAGAAAACAAACAAGAACCTAAACAATGGTTCTATAGCTTTAGATAGAGCCAGAGCAGTTTCCATTTATAGAGAAGAAGAAAGTAAGTTTATAGAATACTGTCTTCAGAAGAGAAATACTTTTGATATTCAGGACATCCAGATCTTACTTAAACCTGAAAAATTAACACTAAAGGAGGAAACTCAAAACTTTTCCTCTTTTAGTTTACCTGATAAAGATACTTTTTTTGCATTTTCCAATGTAAAAATTAAAGCCTCATCTGGGGGCTGCTCTGATTATCTTTTACCTGTGGGTATTAAATCAGAGAATACTGAGGAAGTTTTGTTTGATGTAAACAATGAACCCTCATTTCCTTACAGAGAAACACCATATACCATTAGAGACAACTCGATTGTAGTCTTCAAAAAAGATTTTAAAGTAGACAATGTAGAATTAATTTACTACAGGTATCCTAGAAAATTTGATTTGGAGGGTTATATTGATGAACAGGGCAGACAGTCCTTCAACTCAGAACCTGAATTCGATGACAAAATTGTCAATAGAATCATTTCAATGGTAGCAACATCTTTTGATATTAACAATGAGAATCTAAATAAAGTTCAAGTTGATATTAATAGGGTAAATTCAAAATTATAAACAACAAACAATTAATAATTAATTTTTAAAAATGGCAATACACAAACCTTGGGACAGACCTTTCTTTGTATTAGGAGGATCTGTAATGAAAAATGGTTTCTCTTTGAACCTTGCTGAAGGACAATTTGGTATTTTCGATGTGACTAAGCAGACTCCAAGAGGTTCTGTAGCTGTTGAATCTTTCAAAGGTGGTCCAATTAACAAGTTTCCTAGGGGAGAAGCTTCATATGAATTAAAACTAGGACACAACGGACCAGGAAGTATTCCAGGTGTTAGAAGTGTTTCAGACAAAAAATACAGTTCATTTCCTTTCCATATTAAGGATGTATTGGATGTAAGAGTATCTGTTCCTAAAAGAAAGGATCAGGTAGTAGACGAGCTTGTCATTGGTTACAATGGTATCGACCCTACAACTTCAATCCAACTTATTCCTGGAGATGAGAAAGAGATTTACATTGAACTTACAGGTAGAGCTTTAGAATATATTGGTGCTCCAGAAGGAATTCTAGGATTAACAGTTCCATTATCTGCTCCTGCTCTTTTACCAGATCAGTGTTCACCAACTCAGGATCTTTGTGCTCCAGTTGACATGTTACCTATTATCTTAGGAGCTGTTGACTACATCAGAGATTATGATGTTATGGGAGTACCATTCGAAACTTTTGCAGAGGTTACTCCAGTTATTCAATTAGAAGGATTAAATAGAACAGGAACTACAACTTCAACTTTATTTACACTACAAGTGTGTGATACTGGTGATGCTGGTGCATTAGCATTAGTTCAACAACAGTACGGAGACTTACAAGTAATTAGAGTTTCAAGAAAAGGACCTATCTCTACTTACCAAGTAGCTAAAACTGGTACTACAACAACTCCAGCTACAGCTCCAGCAGCATTCACTCAAACTCTTCCTTCAATTATGAAAGGGTGTGAGGATTGTCCAGCAGGATACACTGAGCTGCCAGGAGGTCTTTTATATGCAGTATCTCTAGAAGATGATGGTGCAGATCAAACTTCAGTTATCCAAGGTCTTCCAGGAGCCGTTGCAGGTACAGCTAAAAAAGCTGATGGACAAGAATATGGTGTAGGATTCTATACTGTAGTAGTTGACAATGCATTAACTGATGCAGAAATCACTACTTTCATGACTGCAAACCCTACAGCAATTGTAGAATTTGTAAATGACATTCTTCCTATCTGTGAAAACGGAACTGTTACTACAGCAACATGGGCAACAGGAGAGACTGTAACAGCTACAACTCAAAACTACATCATTAACCTACCAGATAATGAGTGTGGACAATCAAGACTTGCAGAGTTACAAGTTGCTTTCCCTAACCTAACAATCACTGAAACAGGTGTAACAGGAGGATGCCAAAGACAATATAGAACTACTGTTCCAACAAACTTCTTAGGAACTGAGTGTTCAATCATTTTCGTTGACTTGTTCAAGAGCCAAGCTCCAGCAAGCTTCGATGGACATCAGTGGAAAGAAGATTTCACTCAAATCAGTGGAGTAGGTGGACTATATGGAATTAGACTTAAAGGTAAGAAGTTCAAATTAGCTTCTGGAGAATGCCTAAGAGATAAAATCGGATACACTGAGGATTCAGTTAAGATCCAAGCTTCAGGGGGATACATCAGAGACTTCAATCTAGGTGTTAACTTTGCAAGAAACATTAAGGATACTCCTTTCAATGTAGATTATATCACTAGATGGAAACCAAGAACTCACGTTGCTGGTAACATGTTAGATGAAGAAAAAGTATCAAGAGCATTCTTCTCAGGTATGCATATTGATTACAACTACATGGGTAGAATTCTTACTGGTAATGAGTCTAATCTAATTGATTTAGATGCACAGTTTGTAGACTATGCAATTACCATCAGAAGAAGAAACTTCAGCCAAGGACTTACATCTGTCAAGGATGAGTACATCGACTACCACGTTAACGTTGAGTTAGGTAGACACCAAGATGTAGAAGACCTGGTTAATGCCTTAGCTGCTGGTGCAGGACTTCCAGGTGTACAAGCATTTGGTAGTACTGAGGTAGCCGAAGATTAATAAAACACTTTTAAATATAAAGGGGAGGGTTAATTCAAACCTTCCCTTTTTTTAATCCCAAAGTATATGTCACAAATAAATATAGATTTCCAGGTACTTACCAATTACAATCCAAAATATTTAGTTGTTGTTGACACATCAGACTGGCAAACCTTAAAAGGCAAACCTTCTATTATTGAAATTACTCTTCCAGGATTCAGTGATCCAGTAGTTCACTACTACTCTCAAGGTCAAGTAAATGTATTCAACTCTATAAACTTAGGGTTAAACTGTAAAGAGTGTGGTATTAAAGAAGAAGATTTTAATGATCTCCCAGATGGTATTTATGAAATTACTGTTAAGGGATCTCCATCTAATTTTCAGCACACAAGATATTTTCTGAAGAATGATAGTCTAAGATTAAAATTAGACCAGGCTTTCATGAAATTCAATTTGGGATGTAATGAATTCGATAAAACATTACTGGAAAAATTACAAAAGATAGACTTCCTAATAAAGGCAGCAGAATCTAATGTAAGGTTAGGACATCAATGTGAAGCTCAAGAATTAATGTTCAGGGCTGAGAAAGAAATCAACAGATTAAAAAATTGTAAATCATGTGTTTAGCCTGTCAAAAATCAACAGCATCAACCCCTATGAAAAAGAAGTCTGAATGTGGATACCTCTTTACTGAGTTAACCAATTTGGACCTACAGGTTTTAGATTTGTATAAAATTAATAAAGATGCAAATCTACTAGGAGTTAATAAAACTTTAAGATCTTGGATTACTGCACTTAATAGAGAGTGCCCTCCAAGTGATGAATTAAACGTAGTTAGAGAATTTATACATAATGAGTACCCAAAGTATTTTCCAGAATGATCTAGAGGATATTAAGTCTAGATTAGATGAACATTTTTCTTGCTCATCAAATAAAATGTTATTAGAATCTAGGTTCGGGTTTAAGTTCTCAATGACTTCTACAGACACATTTTTATTCAATTATTTATATGAGCTTATCCATAAGGACACCAACTGTTATCTACTTTTAAATGATGAGTGTTCTATAGAGAAGTTAAACAAATTACTATTAAAATATAAATAATGAGCTGTAATAAAAAAATCAAATACACATGTGGGAACAAGGTTCCTTCAACTTGTGTTTTTTATAACTTAGAAGAGACTATTCCAGAGTTTTCTAACTTGAATGGAGAGTCTTGCATAGTAATTGAAGAAACAACACATGACCTTTATGAATTAATCAAGTCAATAAAATTATCTATTGATTTAGATGATTTTGATAAAGGGTGTTTAGACATAGATAAAGTAAAAGATCCATATGACAAGAAAGATAAGTATCTTGTTAAGGATGTTCTTACTGCACTTAAAAACAAAGTTTGTGCCGAATCTTCAAGTGGTTCTGATGAACAGAACATAGAATGGATTTTAAACAATCTAGATTATAAGTGTTTAGTACTTCCTTGTAATGCTAAACCTAAAAATCTCTTCCAATTTTTCCAACTTTTAATAGATAAACTTTGTCCAAATGGCTAAAAGAATATGTGGTCAGGTAAACATCCCTGAAGTTGACGAGACTTTAAGTAGTTGTGATATTTTTCTTAATTCAGAGTGTGTTGTAGTGACCTACAAATCAAGCTTTGTTAAGAATAAAGTTGGAGGTAGCTTAAATGACTATCTAAAGCTACTGGATGACAGATTAAACAAAATGAACAACCAAATCTTTCAATTAACAAAGATCGTTGAAATTTTACAACAAGGTATGACTCCTCCAGATGGTATTGGAGTTTTCCCAACAACTTAAAGAATAAGAATGAATAATTACAAAAAACCTTGTGGATGCAAGGAAAAAAAAGTTCCATGTGGTTGTGAGGAACCACAAGTTTGTGGGTGTTCAAATAAATACGATTTACTTTGTTCTTTCTACAGTGGTAATCCATTAAATCCAATTGGTATAGAACCAGGGATGGATGGTAACACTGTTGTTAGAATGATCGTAGAATATATAGACTCTGAGATTGCTCAGATACAAATTGATCCAACAGTAATCAAAAGTATTGGAGGTAAAATTCCAATCTATAAAGGACTATCAGATGGTTTTGTACATGAGATAAAATCTATTCAAGGGCAGCCAAACGGAGGAGTTATTGTAGAAAACCTACAAGCTACTCCTAATGATTGTAACGAAAAAGGAGATTACATTAATGTTAGAATTGATGAGGCTTGGTTAATAAACTTCCTAAACCATTGGATTACTACAGTGAACTTATGTCCACTGATTGCCAATTGTGGAGGTCCTGTAAACCAAAACCCAACAGTAACAGACGTTCCTTTCAGTATTCAGAACAGAGCTACTTATACGTTCACTCTAAATGATTTCGTATCAAAATATACTGACCCTCAATCAGATCCCCTTTCAACAATTAAATTGACAGGAAATGTATTTGGTTACACATTAAATGGTAGCCCATATACAGTAGACACAGAAGTAACTGCTTCACAACTTGCTACAGGAGCCCTTAAATATACAGGTAACAACATAGACACAATGTATAACTATACAACTCCTTATCAAGCAAAAGATTCAGCAGGAAACTGGTCAAACTCAGCTAATATTCTTGCTACAGTAGGAGCAAAAGAATTTGTTGTATTAAGCCCAGTTACAGTACCACTTATTAGAAGTGTTTCAAATAACAAGACTGCAACAGTTCAATACACTAATGGAACAGGACAAGTTCTTACAACAGGACAAACTCTTCATTTAGAAGGTACTCAAGGTACTCCAGGATACTTAAGAATTTATGTTCAGACAGGTGTAACTTTAGCTACTTCAGGAACTTTTGGAATAGTTGTAGACTCAATTCCTACAGCAACTCAAGCTAATCAAAGTATAAACTATTTAGTGGATGGATCAACAGGAGTAGTAAATTTAACTTATAACTCTCAACCTCAAACATCTGATGTTGTAATTAACTTAGAGAACAGAGGAACACACCCATTCACAACAGCAGAATTCGTAGCTGCTTACTTTGATTATGATGGTGATCCACTAGCTGAAATTAGAGCTAATACGAATGTGACAGGATATGAATTTGATGCTGCTGGAACAGGAAACTGGATTCCTTATGTAGCAGGTACATGGATTCCTGTAAATAACATCTCTAAACTTAGATTCGTAGCTGCAAATCAGAATGCATTATATTCTCAAGTAACACCTTGGCAAGGTAAAGACAGTCAAGGAAATATTTCACCTTAAAAACTAATTAATGTATAAAAATATAAAGTGGACTCAGATCATCGAAGATGAGAGTGAAATAGTTCACACAAGTGCTCTCTATATTTTACCAATTGATCCAGAAACTGTTAGGTTGATCTATGTGGATGATGTAGGTGTTAAAAGAGAATTAAGTGCTCTTGGAGCAGATGCTAATTATGTTCACACACAAACAGTACCTTTAAAGATTTGGGTGATTAATCACCCACTTCATAAAAAGGTGAGTGTTGAGATACAAGATACAGCAGGAACTCAGATGATTGGAAAAATCGTAAAAAACGATGGAGTCCAAGTTATTCTAGAATTTAACTTTCCATTTAGTGGAATAGCAATATTAAATTAACAACAAAAATATAAAATGGCAAAGATTGATATAATTGTAGACCTGGATCTTAATAAGAATCAGTTATTAAATGCAGCTTTACAAAGCTTAGCTGTACATCCATCTACAACAGGATTACCTGTAGGTTATATATACTGGAACACTGCTGCTAATTCAGGAGGAGGAACAGCATATGTATGGACAGGGAGTGCCTCAACACCAAATACAGACAGTGGATGGCTTGACTTAGGACAGGCTTACACTCACCCAACTTACCCTGGAACTGGACAACCAGCATCTGCTTTAACAGGAGCAAATGTTATCTCAAGAATTTTGCTTGAAAATGGACACGTTACAGGAGTAACTACAAGAGCTATGACTGCTGCCGATATAGGAGCAGCAGGATCATCACATACCCACAATTTTGCAGATATAATAGGATTACCTACCCAGACTATTTTGGGGAATAATACGGGTACTACAGGACCTGCAAAAGCCCTAACAGTTTCTGATTTAATGGCAATGATGTCAATCGGATATGGATCATTAGCCCTTTTAAATGCAGGAACAGATACAACACAGAGAACTCAATCACCAAAAGATTTAAATGATTGGTTAACAGCTAAGCTAGGAGGGTATATTACGGCAGTGAACTTAGCACTGGGTACTAGAACTTCTACTACAATGCCAATTACCAATTCAGCAGGTACAGGGGTTACTCTTCCTATAGCAACTACTGCATTGGCAGGTTTAATGTCTGGAGCTGATAAAACTAAACTAGATGGTATTGCAACAGGTGCAAACAACTATGTTCACCCTACAGTGAACCCAGGAGCCCACCCTTTTGCAACTGAATTAACTTCAGGAGTTCTGGTATTATCTCAAATGGTTGTAAACAATGAAGGTCACGTAACTACTATTAAAGGTAGAAACCTTACAGCAGCCGATGTAGCAGCAATTATGATTAATGATGCTATTAACAACGGTACAACTCAAACTTGGAGCTCAAGTAAGATCTTCACTGAGATTCAGAATGCCATTACTCAGGCAGGAACTGGAGCCTTAATCTATAAAGGAGAATACAACCCAGTTACTAACACACCGAATGTTGGATTACCAGCAACAGGAGTTAAAACAGGTTGGACTTATGTTGTCTCAGTAGACGGAACTTTCTTAGGAGAAGATGTTGAAGTAGGTGATATGATTATTGCCAAAGTAGATAATCCAGGAACTACAAGAGCTAACTGGCAGATCGTTAATAAAAACATTCCAGCTATTGTAGCAGCTTCTACAACTGTGGCAGGTATCATTATGATTGCTACTACAGCCGAAGCACTTGCTGGAACAAATAATACAAAAGCTATTACTGCTCTTACATTAAAAGCAGTTTTAGATGCAAGACTAGGGAGTTTTGCAGCAAATATAGGTGATGGATCTACATTAACCTATACTGTAACTCACGGGTTAAATACAACTGATGTTCAGGTGGATCTTCAAAGAGTTTCAGATAAGAAATTCGTTTTAGCTGATGTGGCAGCCCCTTCAGCAACAACTGTTACGGTAGCTTTCAACACAGCACCAGCAACAGGAGCTTATAGAGTATTAATTTCAAAAATATAATTTAGCATAATATGGCAGAAATATTTATTGATTCTGACATTAACGTAAATGGAAAAGTAAAAGCAGCTACAGTACCTAATGCAACGGGTACTGTGGTTACTTATAATTCTACTACAAAAGAGTTCTCAACTAGAACTAATGCTCAGATTATAGCAGATTTAGGAATAGACGGTAACCTGGCAGCTTATGTAAAAAAGGCTGGGGATACAATGACTGGTGCTCTTACTTTAAATAATGGTGTAAATACTGTTTTAAATAGAGATTTATCTGGAGTTACAGCAGCAAGTGGATTTGCAAGAGACCTATTTAGATTAACTGGTACTAATGGTATTGTTGATGCTATGGGTTGGCAAGGTACAGTAGATGCTTCAGGAAATATTACTGCTTTTGGGTATGGATATTTAGGGGGTACTGCTTACAATGTGAAAAATGCTCTTAGATGGAATGCCAACCAACAAGTTAGAATTGGTAGTACAGGAGTTCCTGGAGGTAATTATGCACTTGAAGTTGATGGTAATACTTTAACAAGAGGAGGGTTTGATTCTCAAAATGGATACTTCAACACTGTTTCAGGAGAATTATTAGTTCAAAGATTCGGTGTAAATAGAATTAGAACTAATACAGCTTCTCTTATCTTGTCTGGAGATACTAGTAATGGTATAATTTATTTAAGACCTCAAGGAGATGCAATTGCAACAAGTGAGGTTCAATTTAGATCTAATTTATCAGCAGTATTCCAATCAACCTATAATTTATACTTTGGTAATCAAGCTTCAGAAGGAGGATCTATATTCCACACAAATAAAGCTGATACTACTTTCGGTTATGGAATGTGGATGAATTATAACCTTCAATTTGATGGAACCAATTTCATTCAACCAAGAGGTTCTGGTGTTACTTCGTTTGCATTTACTGCAAACCAACATAAAGGATTCTCTTTTAATACTGCTGCTCCTAATGGAACCAATGGAGGTATTGTAAATCTAACAGAAGTAGTTAGATTTGGAGGTACTGGTACTATTACTACACTAAATGATGGTAATTCGACTCAGTGGGCTTCTGCATATAACAGTGGTTTTCTATATAGAAGTATTTTAGGGACAGTTGATTTAAATACAGTTACAACTTCAGGATGGTATGTACAGAGTTCAAATGCCAATGCAACTGTTCCAAATAATTATCCAGTAGCTTTAGCAGGAACTTTAAAAGTATATGGTGTAAACACTGTTCACATAACACAAGAGTATCATTCGTTTGCAAATAATAATGATGTCTACAGAAGATATTTTTATAATGGAAACTGGAGCTTATGGGTTAAACTTTGGGATTCAGGAGATTTCTCAGCAGCCAATATAGCTTCTTGGAATGATATAGCTTTAAATGGAGCTACTAAACAATGGGTAGACCAGTATTATGTTAACAAATCTACTCAAAACATAGTTAAATCTACAGATTGGTTCATCACTGATGATTACTCTTCTGGAATGGAAGGTAAATTTAGATTTCAAAATGGTTATCCAATTGTTCAATGGGATAATTCCAGAGCTTTATTTGGTGATGAAGGTTTTATTGATTTAGATGGTTATGGAATAAGACAAAATGACAATGTTCCTAATGAATTTAGAGGATATTCTCAATTTTATAATAAAGCAGGATTTAGTGTTCCTCAAGGAACAGCACCTTTTGATGTAATTTCATCAACAGTAGTTACAAATTTAAATGCTGACTTACTTGATGGATTACATGCTTCTGACTTTGCAACCTCTTCACAATTAGGTAATTATATATCTAAAAGCCCATTACAATTTAGATCAGTAGCAGACACAAAGAATGCTATAGGAGTTGATTTCTTTTATGGACCAAGTTCAGACCCAAGTAAGCCAAGTGGAGTTGTTGATGGAGCTCTTCTAAACATGACTTATGACAACAGTCTTTGGAATACACAAATGTATTCTGACTGGAGAACAAATGAATGGTATGTAAGAGCTAAGAGTAATGGAAACTGGGGGTCGTGGCAAAAACTTTGGAATGATGGAAATCTTAATCCAAGTGCTTTTGTAACAACTTCTAGGACAATTACTATTGATGGTGTCACTCAAGATTTATCTGCAAACAGGACCTGGACTACTAACAACACAATAACTAGGTTAAGAGGTGGAGGATCATTTGTTTCAGGAGATATTACAATCTCAGCAGGAGCAAACGTAACTGTTTCTCAATCAGGTCAAACTATAACAGTAGCTGCTACAGATACCAATACAACATACACAGCAGGTGCAGGTCTAACTCTTACTGGAACAACATTTAGTATCCCAGTTACAGTGACAGGTACTGGTAATGGTGTATCATCTGTGGCAAATGGTATAGGTGGACTTTTTGTTACTAAAACAGATTTTGCTACTACAGCACAGCTAGGTAATTTTGTAACTACAAATACACCTCAAGACATATCAGCTAATAAAAGGTTTATGTTAGGATTAGTAGCCAATGGTATCAGTGATTTAAATAATAAGTGGTTCTTATCTTACGATAATAATGGTGGAGAATATGGGCTTTATGATTATCAACAGAGTGAATTCTTAATTGCAGGTAGTGAATCTAACTATTGGGTTTATGGGTCTGAATATGGGTTACTTAATGGAATCATTTTAAATAAGAGCACCAGAAATGTAACTATTGGTGGAGCTGCTGAGAACAATAAACTAAACGTAAATGGTGCTATTGAAGCAACAGGTTTAGTTTCTAATTCAGTACCTCAAGCTAATAATTTAGTTTGGACAACAGATGGTGGAACTTTTGATGTTAGTGGTATTTCAGGAAAGGTTACACATCAATATATTCTGGAAGCAAATAGTTCTGGATTTGTACCATCCTTTCCAACAAATGTAGATTTAATTTCTATATTTTATAGAGCAGGAGGTAGTAGTAATAATAGTAAAATATTTTTACCTAAAAATTCAAGGTCTGGACAGGAAGTAACAATTATGAATAATTCAAACTATGATACAATCGTTTGTAATCAAAATACACCTTTAGATATTTTGGGTATACCATCAGGAGATTCATTAAGATTAATATTTGTATTAGATGCTCTTCCAGCAGCAGGAGCTTATGAAGATAGAGTTGGTGATGGGTCTTGGGTAATGGTAAATTATTGGAAAGGATTAAGAGTATTCTCATAATTATGGCAGCAAATATTAACTTAACAGTATTAGAAAAACCTTTTATTAATTTTGCTCCAGTTTCAGTAGCACTATTGAGAAATCAACAAAATGCTATAAATACGGACTTAAATTACTCAAATGGTACAGGACAACAAATGACAGCAGGTCAAGTGTTGTACTTGAATGGAAACCCTAGTGGAATAGACTACACACAAGTAAAAGTTGTGTCTGATACAACCATATCAGGCACAGGATCTATCCCTATTGAAGTTACAGCCTACCCTAATGATAACCAACAGAACCAGACGGTTCAGTCTACTTTTGATGGGTCAACAATGACTTTTAACTTATCTTATAACAGTTTACCTAAAGTTAATAACATTGATATTGTTATGGATAATAGGTCTACTAGAAATTTCCTAATTTCTGATTTTGAAGATAAGTTTACAGGTTATGATGGAAATACTTTAGCATCTGTGGCAATCTATGGAAATGTATCACAATATCAGTATGATACCAATGGATCAGGAAATTATGTCCCTTATGTATCAGGTACATGGATTTCAGTAAGTAATATTCCTAGGTTGAGGTATGTATGTTTAGATCAAGATGATTATTATTACCATGAAGGATACTGGTTAGCAAGAGATAATATGGGACTTGAGTCCTTGAATGCTATACCAAATAGAATAGTAATGATTGCAAATCAATTTGTTCCTAATTCAATTCAATACTCTAGTGGGTCTTTAGGAGTAGGAACATTATGTAATACAGCAGACTATGATAAAATATTTGTTTATAACAATTTATCAGTACCTTATGATTTTAATGTAGGACTTAACTTCACAAATTCATTAGGATACCCTGCTCAAACCCTAAGAATAGAAAACTATACTGATGAAAGTTATTTCTTGAATAATAATACAGGAGATAGAATACCTTCACCAGGATTTGTACCTAAAAAGATTAGAAATTCAACAACGAATACTTTGGTTACGACTTTTCCTTATAATATTCCTATTGCTAATTTAAATCAGTTGACTGTAGAGCTTGGAGGGGATGGATTAATATGTGAACCAAACCCAAACCCTGCTGTTTATTCAGCTATAAGAGTTAGAACATTATACTATAGAATATTAGATACTCAAGGAAATGTAGGACCTCTTAAGGACTTCACAAGAATTAGTACTAAAGGTGTACAATAAAATAAAACAAAATGTCAGATATAATAATTAATGTAGATGCACTGGTATGTGAAACTCCAGTCATGGGAACTATATACAGACAAAATGGATACATGTTCAATTGGCAATCTGTTTGGGATGACTATGTGGTATTGGGAATCAATGCAACTATAAGGTTATTCTATGCAAGTGATGGAATGCCTGAACAGGAGTACCAAGGATCTTTTCTTCCACTACCAGGGAATGCCGATATGTATCACATAACTGATGTATTTGGAGGATTCGATCAAACAAATTTTAGGATTGTATTTGAAGTGCCAGACAGTTGTACTTTTACTTTTACCATTCCATACTCAGAAGTAGTCAGTTAAATTTAATTAATAAAAAATAAAAATGTCAGATATCATTATCAATGTAGCAGCTAAAGAATTTATTGTCTTTTCTCCTACAACAGTAAATTTGATAAGAGAACAAAGCAATTCAGTTCCAACAACTATCAATTACTCAAATGGAACGGGTCAGACAATGACTACAGGACAAGTACTTTACACAGTAGGTACTTCTGGATCTCCAGGATTCTTAGAGGTTGTTGTACAAAACGGACTTACTTTGAATGGTTCTGGAACCATAAATCTAATTGTGAATTCCTTACCAACAGCCACTCAAACTAATCAAACTATTAGTCCACTGTTTGACCAATCTACGATTACCATTAACTTAACATACAACTCTAAACCAGTTACATCTGATGTTAATATTACATTAGCTAACAGAGGAATACATGGTTTCACAACAGCAGAATTCGTTAACAGCTATACTGACTACGATTCAAATGCTCTTGCAGAAATTATGGCAACAGGAAATGTTGATGGTTATGAATATGATGTGAATAACACAGGAAACTGGGTTCCTTATACTGCAAGTACATGGATACCAGTGAACAACATTACTAGGTTGAGATATGTAGCCTTAAATCAAAATGCAGCTTATACTAAGTCTAACCCTTGGTTTGCTAAAGATTCACAAGGTAACATTTCAGTTTAATTAATACTTATACAATAAGTTTTGATTCCAGTGTCAAGTTACACTGGAATCATTAAACTATAAACTAAAACAAAAATGGCAGATATAATAATTAATGTAGATGCATTAGTATGTGAAGCACCTGTTGTTACACATTCAGAATGGACTGGAGCCAGATATGTATTCAATGTAGACTGGACATCAATTGGGGATCAACTAGCTACATTCGATCCAACAGTAAGAATGGAAGTAGGTATAATAATTTATCAGAATACTACAACACCTCCTCAGTTTGAATATTCAGGGGTTATAGATTCAAATGGACCATTTAATGCAACAGGATTTTCATTTGATGTGGTGGATTACTTTCCAACATTTTCATCAAAATTTGATTTGTATTTAACATTGAAATTGATTTCTGATGCTAGTTGTAATGAAGAAACTACATATCAATTCCCAATTGATTATCCATAAAAAACAATTCAATGACATTACAAAGTTTAAATTATAGACTAACAATGCAGGAAGCTAGAATTAGAAAGCTTTACTGCTATTTACAAGATAATCCAGGAGGAACTGAAACTGATCCTATTTTCTCAGCTTCACCTGCTGCCACCATAACAGTTCAGGATATTGCAAACTGGAATGCTGGAGGGGCAGTACCAAATTTACAACAAGTAACTAATCAAGGCTTTACTACAAGTAATCCTTTGATTTCTGAGACAGAAGTTATAGGTGAAACAATAGGGGTAAGAGTAGACAATGGTTCAGGAAGTATTGGAGGTCAGATTGCTGGGAATGCATTAACTCAAGGGAGAAATTATGAACTACCAGATAAGTCAGGAACATTTGCATTATTATCAGATATTTTACCAGAAGCAGATACTTTAAATACAGTAGTATTAAAAGGTTCCTATTCTAGTAAACCAATTTCTTTTTTAGCCAGTTCTTCTACACCTGCTACAGGTGACCCTATTGGAGCTATTGGAATTCACTTACCAACCTATTCATATTATTGGGGGGATTTTAGTCAAGCAGCAACAGGGTTATATAATGTAGGTATTTCTTATGGAGCATTACAAAAATTAACTTCTGGTGATTATAATATAGGGATAGGAGTATTTGCAGGTAAGGAACTTACAACAGGTAAAAGTAATACTTTAATTGGAGGTTTGGCAGGTCAAAAAACTACTGTTGGTAATTATAATACCATGTTTGGTAGACAGGCTGGTAATGAAAATACAACAGGTTATAAGAATACCTATTTTGGTACTTATGCAGGTTATAGTAATATTACTTCCAATTTAAATGTTATTATTGGATATAAGGCAGGTAACCAAACTGCAATGGGAGATAGGAATTTATTCTTAGGTTCATTTGCAGGACAAGGAGTAACAGGTTCAAACAACCTTCTTTTAGGGGTAGGTGCAGGTAACGGAGATGGAGCTATTAGTAATAGATTAATTATTCATAATAACACTACTTTATCTGGATATGGAGCACTTGATAATCAGGAAGGAACATTAGGGTCTCCTAATCAAGGTAATTTAGCTAATGCTTTAATTACAGGAGCTTTTGACCAAAGATGGGTAAAACTAAATGGTTATTTAGTTATTGGGTCTGCCTATATGCCTAATGCTCAGGGAGATGCTACATATACTAAAAATATTGTGGCTAAACCTGATGGTACAATTGGATGGGAAAATAAAGCTACATCAGGAGGGTTAAAACCTAGTATTAAAATATTAGATTACACACAAGATGCTACAAATTACATATTAAGAGTTTCTTCTAGTCAAGGTAATCCCATAACTTCATATGGTAGCCCTTATTTTGAAGTAGGAATTCATTCTACACCTGTAATTGCTCAAAATATTACAGTCCAAGAAGATTTAATTAATCAACTTACAGGAACAAACTCAAATGTACCAATGCAAGGTAGAGTTTCAACTATTTTGATTCCAAAAGCAACAAATACATCACCTGCATGGAATAATGATATTGTAGGAATAATAGTTACTTTACTGGCAGTTGATAATGGAGATGGTGGAGCTAGTTCACCTTATAACCCTAGAAGAATAGCTTCTGATGTAGATTTGATAGGAAATATTAGACCTAAAGTAAAAGATTTATATGATAAGTATACAGGAATTAGAGATGTTACTTATACTTCTGATGTTACTAACTATTATATTGATGGTAGATTAGACATAGGTGTTCAAGGAATGTTGGCAAATGGTAATGCATTAACATTAGAAAGTTTCTACTTTAATGGTTCAGTACAAACAGGGACAGGAATAACAGCTACAAACTCAACATCAGGTAATTTTGTAAATCAATTAAATGTTCCAGATGTTAATGGGGGATTAACTTCTATGGGGTATACAACTATTCCATTTAGAGTTACTATACCTAAAGCTACAAATGCAGCACCAGGGTACAATAATGGTGGAGCTATATTGAGTTTTGTTTTAAGATATTCTAATTTTAGTTTAACTCATCCTAATATAGTTGTACCTTATTCTTTACCTGCATTATTTACTGTTGCTAAACAAGATGCTTTTACAGAAATTAAAGAATTTTCAGATACCTTTTCAGGAACTACAATTACCTTGACTAATACTCCAAAAGCAAATACTATAGTAAATGTCATACAAGATGGTTTGGTATTAAGACAGGGAGCTGGAAGAGATTATACAATATCAGGTAATACAATTACTTTTTCAGCATCTAAAACAAATGTTAATATAGAAGTGAACTATAAATACTAATAACCAATGATAGCAATAAAATCAAACAAAGAGCTTTATTTTCCTAGTGGAAAAGGGTTCGTAACAATGAGTATGGACATGATTATCAACAGACCTGAGACAGGTACTTATGAAATGAGAATTGTTGATACATGTGAAAGAGAAACAATGATGGACAATCAACCTATAACTCAGTTCGTTGGATTCATGACTAGGTTTAAGACAATGACTTATGAAGAGTTAGATGCTCTAGCTGAGTTATTAAATGTTGATATGACAGTTGGAAGCCTGAGAGAAAACATTAATGAACTTTTTAGACAAGGTTTATTAATTGTAACTCAAAAAGAATGTGTAGATGGTATTTATGGAGAACCAGGATTAGGTCAGTATGCAAGTCAAGCTCAGGATTGGGAAATCTACAGACCAACAGAAGAAGAAAGACCTGAACAAATTTTAGACAGAAAATAAAATTATGCAAAAGTACATAGATATTGCCAATGCAAACCAAGCTGAATTTGAATTCTTCTTGGAAAAAGTCTTCCCAATTACAATGAAGTGGGAAGGAGGAGGAAAGCTGCACAATGTTGCAGGTGATTCTGGAGGATGGACCATTTATGGTATTGCCTGGAATTACAACAAAGAATATTTTGAAGACTTTGAAGCCTTTAAGAATATCTCTGAAGAGCATGCTGCCATGTTTGCCTTTGCTAACTACTATCTGAAACTATCTCCAAGTTATCTAAAATCAAATGCTAAACTTATAGCTTTCGATATAGCTTATAACATGGGTGTAGGAAAAGCAATCCAGTACATTCAAGAGTGTGCAGGAGTAACAGCAGATGGTAAGATTGGACCAAACACAAGGTCTAAGATGGGGAATGTTACCCCAGACTGTTTACAACAGAAAAGAGTGGCTTATTACAATGCCCTTAACAAACAAACTAAATTTCAGAAATTCTACAAAGGATGGATGAATAGAGCAAATGACATTTTTAAAATAACAAAAACAAATTAATACATAATTACATGACACTTACCTTTCTTATTGTGTTCTTCGGTTTAATCCTAGTAGCTTTAATCGGACTATTAACACACAGAATACATCAAGTTACTAGAAAATTTGATAAGCTATACAACTACTTCATTAGATCAGAAAAAGATCTTGATGATAAGATTAGCTTTGTTTCATTCATGAAAGGATTACCTCCAACGAATGGTGAGTGCCCTACTAAGGAGGAACTTGACAAACTAGACTAATGGAATCTTGGAAAAAGCTATTTAATAATAAATATGTTCTAACTTTCATTAAGTATTACAACTTAATATTTTTAATCGTATACACGATTGGATGTTATATTTTCTTATTCAAATTTGAGTTTTACAAAACAATTTTTCAGGTTTTAGTTGCTCTATTTGGTTTTAATTTATCCAGTCAGGTTTTCGTAGGATACGTAATGTCCAGGTTGAACTTTTGTGGGTGGCAGAATTTGGCTTTTCTATTTAACCTTATAATAAATATTCTAGCCCTTATATTAAAAGTACTTGGATTTTTCTTCGTTATCAAATTTGATTTGATTGCCATGACTATCCTATGTAGTATTTTTGTCACTTACTTTATTTTTTATTTCATTTCAAAACACCTAAAAACAAAAACTCATACAACAAATTCAAAATGAAGCTAAATTTTATTGACAAATTAATAAAGTTTTTCAATTGGTTCGTTGATTTCTTGGCAAAACCTTTGGGAATAGCTACTTGGTCAATTGTACTGATTCTTTCAGGAGTTTATTATGGTAACTATCAAAGGGAACTAGGTACTGCTGCAAATAAGGAAAAGATGCATGCAGATGAAAATAGAATAATTTTATTGGAAAAAAAGATTGATACTTTATCAAACAGACTTATGAATAAAGACTGTACTGATGAAGTTCAGAAATATGTTAACTTAATACAAACTCTACAGATTCAAACAAGCCAAAATAAAGAAGAAGTCAAAAAGAGACTTGAATTGGAAAAGAAGAAAACCGAAGAATTGGAATCGTTAAATAAATCATTATATGATAAATCACATTAAAATAGTATGTTTACTGATTGTATCAAGTTTACTACTGGCACAGCCTGTTACTATAGATAGCAGCAAAGTTGTAAACACAGAAATTCCACCAACAATCAAACCTGTGGTGGAAGAGATTGTAACTAACTCTAAAGAATCTCAAGCAGCTTCTGTAGAAATTAGTAAAGAGATGAAAAAGCAAATTGCATTAATGAAGCAAATCAAACTTAAAATTAATGAGCTTAAGAAATCTCCAGTAGGAACTAAAATAGACAAAGTAGCTTTAGATACTAAAAAAGTTTCCAAGGATGTTGACTCAATGGCAGTTAAATCTAATGATGTCATCATTGAAGTTGAAGGACAAATTGTTCAATGGGAAACTAAAGACAGAAGCTGGTTTGGTAGGATGTTTCATTCTACAGATGTTCTGTTCTACCCGTTCATAGTAGACAAAAATGGGAAGAAAATTTATTTAAAATAACTAACAATTAACAATACTTTTTAAATTTACCTTTTTGTGGTTTTAGGTAAATTATGCCCCTTAGTGTAAATTAAGGGGCTTTTTATTTGCATATGTCAAAAATTATTCCTATATTTGCAACGTTTAAATAAATGATATGGTTGGCTACAAAGTAACAGATTCAGATATTGAATTGATAAAAACATTGATGCAGAAGCATCATGACAACATTACCAGAGCTACAAAAGAGTTCTGTGAAACACTGGAAATAGTATTTACTGACTCCAGTAGAAAAAGAGTTTCAAGCCTCTTACATTCAGTGGGATACTTTCCTGAAACTGATGAAGAGGTAAAAGATATTTCGGTTTTAGATAAAGACTACTTGATTGCTAAGGAGAGAATTCTTCCAGAATCAAAGTACTACATAATTACCTGGGAACAGAATGAAACTCCTCTCCACACAAAGTTGTGGAAAAATATATTAGCTTACAAAGACTTTCTTGGAGCTGAGTTAAGTGTTATTTTAGGGAGGTATCAAAACCCTACCTCTGTGTTCAGAGATGTACAACATGAAAGTTGGAACCCAGCAACAAGACCTTATTGGGATACCAACAGACATGACATCCATAAATACCTAACAATTTTAGGAGATGTTAAAATACAGCCAACGGCTGCTAATCCATTGACAGGTCTAGAGTCTATCTCAGGAGAGACTACAACCATCATAGGACACCCAAAAATGCATTTAAAACCTGTTCCAGTATTGGAGGGTCATCCAAAAAAGATATTGCTTACAACAGGAGCTATTACACTTCCTAACTACACAGATTCCAAATCTGGTAAAAGAGGTGAGTTCCATCATAAATTAGGTTTCACTATTGTTGAAATTAAAGATGAGGAAATATTCTTCATTAGACAAGTAGAAGCTGATGAAAATGGAAACTTCATTGATCTTTACCATGAAGTAAAAGGAGGTAAGGTGAAACAGGTAGAAAAGGCTGAAGGAATAGTTTGGGGTGATACTCACGTAAACTCCTTAAACCCAGAGATTCTGGACCCTACAGAAAAGCTCATAGAGGACCTAGGAATAAAAGTTGAAGTTCATCATGATTTAAGTGATGGTATTTCAGTGAATAATCACATCACTAACAACCCTATTGAGCAGCATAAGAGGTACATGAAGAATGAAGATAGCATTGAGGTAGAGCTTCATAGGACAGCTAACTTCCTCAGAAGAAGACCTGACACTTATAAGATCATTGTACAATCAAATCACAACGATAGATACGACAGGTGGCTTATCAATCAGGACTGGAGAAAGGATATTCCAAATGCTATTCCTTTTATGAAGTATGGATTAGCTACTCTGCAAGGTAAAGCTGACAAGGGGATTCTTGCTTTCTTCCTGGAGGAACAATTTACTGACAAAGAAATTTTGTGCTTAGACTATGACGACTCATATATCTTAGGAGGTTTTGAGATTGCACATCACGGACATATTGGTTCAAACGGTTCCAAGGGATCTATTGAGCAGTTCAGGAAAATGTCAATGAAAATGATTATAGGACATTACCATAAACCTATGAGATTGGATAAAGTTCTGGCAGTTGGAACCTCAACCCACTTAAGGGAAGGGTATAACAAAGGAGCTTCAGATTGGATGAACTCACATGTAATCATTCACAGCAATGGGACAGCCCAACATATCATATTTATAAAAGGTGAATTTACAACCTTTAAGAGAGAGCAATAGCTCTCTTTTTTGTTTTGATTAAATTTTATGTTTTTTGTAATTTGATAAAATTTTCTTATATTTGCATTTCATAAAAAAATATTTTACTGTGACAAATGCAAAATTTGTTTCTAGGGTTGTGAATGGCTTGAAGGCTCTGAATGTAGATGCTCACGTAAGTAAGAGACACATCTTAGGAATCGGACAGAATAAATCCAAATTCTATATATCTCAAAAATTACTTGACAAATCTCTTTTCAAGGAGGATAACTTATTCAGGTCCCTAAACTGTTTTAGACTTTATGATGAAGATAGAATTCAGTGTGGTATCTATGAGTTTGCCAGATGTGAATCTCTGATGAAATCAGCAAAGAAAATTCCTGGACTCGTTTACAGTAGATATGGAGCTTCTATCATCTCAGTGACATCCATTGATGGATTAACCAGATTTGTTCCCACCACTTTATCTAACTACGGATTATTTCAGGATAGACAAAATGCTAGTAAGTTCAAGGATAGAACTAAATTCTTCTATATTAAAGATGGATATCTGTATCTTCCAAATTCAGAGATTGAGATGGTAAACATCGTTTACATTCCTTATGAAGATTCTAAAATTGATGAGTGTTCAGAATGTAGCCAAAGTAACCCTTGCCAATCTATCTGGGATAGAGAATTTATTGTTCCTGATAAACTTGGAGAGCAGGTGATTTCTGAAACCGTGAATGAAGTATTTACTGGAAACAGAAATAGTAAAGACGAGAATCCAAATGGAGATAACAATATTATAAGCTCAACTACAAGATAATGAAGTTTTTAACTGAGAACAATAGAGAAGTAAATTATTATGATAGGAGTAAGTCTTGGTTAAAGTACAAAGAAAAAACAAAAAATAGACCAAAGTATCATAAAGTAAGAGAAGAAGCTACCTACAGAAAAATTATAGACACAGTTTTAAGAGTAATTAGAGAAAGATGGGTTAATACAACAGGAGGAGTTTATGTCAGAAACATGGGCTACTTTGCTGTCTATAGAACCCCACATAAAACAGTTTCTCATAGAAACTACTTTTCATACGTAGATAGGCTTGATACTGATGGTTACATGTACATCCCAAGTCATTTTACCACCTTGAGAAATTCAGATGATTTCTACGGCTTTAATTTCAATGAGACTTTTCCACATAGGATGACTCAGGATCTCTACAAAAACATTAAGGCTGGAAGAAGGTATACACTTAACTATTTCCTACTCAAGGAATACCTAAAAAACAGAACAAACTTATAATGACATTCAACGAATTTTTATCTGACTTAAAGGTAGAATTTAGACAATATTACGATGCTAACCTTATTGATGATTTACTTGTTTACAAGTGGGTAAACCAGGCTTTAAAGAAGTTTGGAGCTACGATCATGGTAGAACAAGATTGTATGGTTTCAATAGAGAATAACAAGGGTAAGCTGCCTGAAGGATTCTTTCAATTAAAATCAGCCATTCTTTGTGAACCTGATTTTATCCAATGTAGAAAAGAGGACGAAAAGGTTTTACTTAATTCTTTCTTCTGGACTGATGTAACTAGAAAACAAAAATCTTGGGACATTTGTACTGACGACTGTTGTGAAAATGCTGTAGAGGAATTCACAATTAGAGAGAAAACTTACATGAATGAGTGTGCTATTACAAAGGTTTACAAAAGTCCTATGCAGCTTAGATTAGGTAAGTCTTTCAAATCTACATACTGTGCCCCAGATTGTCTGAACAAGTACACTTCAAGAGCAGCAAATGAGATCAATATTGTAGGAACAACAATTCAAACCAATTTCAAAGATGGAGAAATTTATCTAAAGTATAAAGGGTTGGAATTAGATGAGGAAGGATTAGCAATTATTCCTGAAACTCCCAAGGGTGAAGTATCAACTTATGTGATGGTTTTTGTAAAGAGAAACATTTTAGAGTACATTTTAGCCAATGGAGAGGATACAAATATTATAACAATTTTCCAATACTATAACCAACAGGTTCAGTCTCAACTTGGATTAGCTCTTACTGATGCTAAATTCAGCAGTCTGACACCTAAATCAATGTACAAATTAAAATTAAGACCTTATTTAGAAAGGCAAGTATTTGAAAATAGAATTCACTAAGTATGCAAAATAACCAAAACAATATCTATCTCCCAACAATGGGAATGGATAGAGATTCACATCCAATAAGATTAAAGGATGGATCTTACACTTTTGCAAAGAATATATCAATAGAAGACTCATCAGGTAACGGTATTCCAATCGTTCAGAATGAGCCTTCTAATATTTTATGTAAGGAAATCAAAGATGGAAGAAACGTAATTGGATTTAAGTATGAACCATCACTGAGAAAGACTTTCTTATTCATAACTAACACTATTACTAAGGTTTCAGAAGTAGGTTACATCAGCCATGATACTTTTACCTATGATACTGATGGAGAAATTCAAAATTGTAACTGTGAGCCTAGTATTGAACTTGGAACCCCATTAGAAGATATCACAACTTATACAGAAGGTTGTGAGTATACCATGCTAATCTCTGACGGCTGTTCCCAGGCAAACAAGTGTTTGAATCTTTCTATAGATCACCCAGTAAAACCTAACAACATTGTATTTAAAAATGAACAATGTGGTAAGAGATTATATTGGACCGATGGATTTAATCCACCTAGATATTTACACCTTGAAGAGCTTGAGGAAGGATTTGCTGGTGATAAATGGAAAACTAACAGGTATTATCATAATGGAGCCTTAGTTTGTAAACAAGAGATTGATTTGGTTCAAACTTGTCTTAACTGTGAGGCTTTAAAGATTTTCCCTGATTTTTCTATCCCATGTATTGATATCAAGACTGTAGTGGCAGGGGGTAACCTATTTGAAGGAACATATGAATTTTTCATTGCATTTTGTGATGAAGATGGAAATGAGATCTCAAACTACTACTCACATACTTTCCCAACTCCTATTTTCAACTTTGAGAATGTTGTTGTGGATTCTTGGGACTTATCCAGACAAACAACTTATGGAATCAACATCGAGATGTCTTATCTTGATACTGGATTTACTTACTACAAGATAGTTTGTGTATTCAAAAGTGCTCAAGGTCAAACTGAAAGATATTATGATCTAGGAGTATTCCCTATCTCACAAACTGCTGTGACTATTTCTACAATGGATAATGCCAAAGATATCACATTATCTAAAATCATTACTAAAAAGCAAGAGGTAGCTGTAGTAGATAAAATGTCTGAAGCTAATGGTTTCTTATTCATGGGAGGACTTACAGCTAAACCAGCTTTAAACCTTCAACCAATAGTGAACCTTGTTGGGGCTTTCATGAGATGGAATACCCTTATAGCCAACGAAAAGTTGTATAAGAATGCTGCATTCTCACAGAAGTTCAGATCTTACATGAGAGATGAATCATACACCCTTTCTTTAACGTTTGGTTACTCAGATGGAACAGAATCAAGTGATTTCATATTAATCAACAGAGGAGCTTATTCTGCTGCTGATTATCAAGCATTGGGACTGACTATGCCTGGAGACCTTACAGTGGTTGTAAACAACTCTGGAGACGTACCAGTACCAATTGGAAATGACAAGAACGTAGCAGCAATGCTGAATAGTAATTTAGCTTGCTTTGATACAAATAGAATATACAGATGGCAGTACTATAACACTGCTGTAAACAAAGGTATGTCCCTAGCTAGTTTAGTGGACACAGATATTGATTTATCTAATACCACAGGATTAATCAAAAGAGTTATTCATTCTACTTGTTCTTCAGTAGATTTAAACGGATTGAATATAATCCCAGATACTAATATCAGAATAGATGGGGACTACCAGTTTTTCAATGGAACTCCAGCAGAGTATTTAAACTCTCACTATGCCGACTTTACAAATCCATCATATCCATTTTACTCAGCTTATCTTCATGAGTTTCTGAAGTTAACCAGATATAATGGACTAGGATGTTTCTACACTTTAAGTGGAACTAGTACAAATTGTAACAACTTTATTTTAGAGTCAGAAAATGTAAACTTCTCTCAAGCTGATTTCGTTTCTCTTACTCCAACAATGCTACCATTTTCTGATTACACTTACATGCAATTGGATTATGTAGAAACTCAGTTTACTAATGGTAATAGAGTAGTAGATACTACTATGAGTACAGCACTTGGATTAAAGGGGTATCCACAAATTCAACTAAGAGTAGACAGCCAGCAGGGGTATACTTGTGCTACCTCTATAGCTGCATATGCATTAAACAACATTACTCCAGTTGATACAGATGGGTTTATCTTTAAAAACGTAGGAACTACCATAGATAATTACACTCCTGATCTAGTTTTCAATGAATATATCACAGGATCTATACCAGATACCTATGAATATTCACTAAGACCACTATATGTTAGTGGTAGTGGAGTTAAAATGAACGATGCACCATTAGGTTCAAAGTTCAAATCATCTAATGAAGTATGGAAATTCTTAAAAGTTAAGCAACAGTTTACTGCCAATGTAGCTAAAAATGCTCAATGGTTTAAATTAAATAGCTTAGATTCTTATCCATATTTACAAATTAACTTCAAATCTTTAAGTGCAGTCCCTATTAGTGACTCTGATTTGAATGTTTACTATGTTGTAACAGGGGAAACCGATGTTACAATGAACAGATTAGGTAAAGTTAGAATGTCAATCTTCGATGCATGTGCTACTACAGGTAATAAAACTGCTGTTCATTCACAGTTTTTCAACCTTACAGATACTCCATTGATAGATGTTAAGACTATAATTAACAACTTAGGTTTATTAACTAACAAATCATACATAGTTTCATTCGATTGTCCTATCCAAAGAGTAGAAAAACAGATCATAAACTTCACTAGAAGATACCATTCTGATACTCCTATGCAGGAAAACCAAATTCCACAGGGAGCATATCTACATATGGAAAAGATGGGTAGTGGACAAGGTACATACTACAGAGCCAGAAACTTTAATCAAAATGACCAGCCAGCTAGTACATGTATTGATCCTTTAATCCAAATGAATCCAATTGCATGGTCAAGCTCTGGAAACTATACAGAATTAGGAGTATGTGCTGGACCAGTTGAATCACTATTTGTTCCACCTCCAGCCCCAGTAGCCGATGGCTTTATTTGGACGACTACTTCTCTGGAAAATTCCTTTATGGTAACTCAGAGAGGTGAGGAGGTAGATTACTATGATTTGACATTATCTAATGCATTAGTGGCTAAAACTCAGGAATTCCAAAAGGATTGTTACTACAAAGATATTACAGGTCAAGTATGTGATTATGAGAACTATGAAAATGGTATCTTTGCTTACAACGAATCCACAGAGACTTATCCAGACAATTCTTACTTATTTGATTCAAGTAAGATGCCTATTAAAATTACTGAGCAGTTAGTAAACTCTTCTATCTCAGAGGTACTGGGAAGTGGTATTAATGACTTTGATATTTTTGAAGGAGTTAAATTTAAAGATCTCTTCAGATTAAACTTTGGATCTAATTCTAAGTTTGTAGAAGATTCTAAGATAGACTTTACTTGTAAGCCGATTAGACACTTTAAATTCCCAGATAATACCATAAGTCCATTCGTTTATACTAATGAAGTTTTTGACTTTAATGAGACCTTTATTCACCCACTTGGTGTGAGTATTGATACAAACGTTGTTAATGTCTTTTTAAACCTGGCAGTAAAAACTGGACAGATTACTCAGGAGCAAAGGGATTCTATTGTTTACTTTAAAGTAAATAGAGGAACAAGAGGGATAAACAGAACAGTTATATCTAAAGGTTTCTTGTCAGATATGATTAAGTACACTGACACTGATGGTCCTGAAAACTATTATTCTAACTTCCCTTATAATTCATTGAATAACAAAGAGTTAATATATGGTAGTGGTTCATCTCCAATCTCTCATCAAAATGGTAAGAAAGGAAATAGTAGATTCTCTTTCATTTCTCCAGAGGTTATGAGTAATATCACTGTGAATCCAACTGAGTTTAAATTGGATGGGTATGTTTATGGTGGAGGAGTAAGACAGGCTGATGAAGTTAAAGATCATGCTTTGATGGTAGTTCTAACACAAAGTGCTAAAGACTTGGCTATTAAATTAGGGAAGGCTGAAGCTTCTTTTGAACTTGCTATGAACATTGCTAACGGGCTATTAAATAGTGTGGAAGCATTTGACATGTTCTATGGATGGACTGGGGTTGGTATTAACATTGGAGGTATGATTAACTTCACTTTAGGTATGGGAACAATGATTGCTTTTGAGTCCTCAGAGTTCAATAGAAAGCTTTATAGTTATGCCTACAAGTGGATGGAATCATTTAAAAATGCTGGTAAAGGAGCTAACTTTGCTTACTACTTAGCTAGTTCAGGTTACTACAATAATTTCTCTCCTTTGGATAGAATGTCTCAGGAGCAGCTTAGAAGCTTAAGAATTTCTAAGATTTTAGAAGAAGGAAATTATCAGATCAACCATGACTTTGGTACGATTGTTGATATTAACAATATAGATAGAGAGAAATCTATGTACTTGTACATGGGACCAAACTATCAAACAAATGGGATCACCTATCCTGATGAATATATTGGAAAAGACAACTCAAATAAGGAACCATCTGAAGACGTACTAAGAAAGAACGAATCCCTAGATATAGCCAACCTATATGGAGGACTTAAAGTATACAATCCAGCTCAGTATGGAAGAATCCACAATATTACTTGGGTTCCAGTTCCAGGATGTTTCTATTTAAACAATAACAACATCAATATCTTCTTTGGAGGAGACACTTATATCTCTAGGTTCTCTTATAAAAAGAAATACAATTTCTATCTAGTGACTGAACTTTGGCAGAAGAATTTCTCACCAATTAAGTACTCAAGATATGATAATGTAGGAAAGAATAAATATTTCATTGATTATGATTCAGAAGTTGCTGATATCGGAAGTTATGGATTACCTTTTGCCGACTCAGCTTATAGACTTCAATTTAAACAGGAACATGGGAAATATGTTGATGGTGGTAGATTCTATCACTATGAGTATGGATTTCACAACCAATTAGTAGAATCAGAGATCAACTGTTGGACTAGAGTAGCCTTGCCTCAGCCTAAGGATAATTTCTTCCCGAACTTCCCAGACTTTATGAAGTTCACTCAGGAAACTTACTTAAGCATTAGAGAAAGAGAATCGTTCTTGTACAACAATGTTTACAGTAATGAAGGTGTGAGATATGTTGGTAGATTCTTACCAGACAGTTATGAGCCTAAATTCTATAACTGTATTAATGATTCACCAAGTGGAATTATAAGATCTCAAGTGGATAGATCAGAGAAGAGAAGAGTGGACCCTTGGTTAATTTACAAAGCACTTGATTTTGATAACTTCAAGGCAGCTTACGGTAAGTTTATATCTCTTAAATCAATTGAGTCAGAGCAGCTATTAGCTCTATTTGAACACAAGCTAGTTTTATTAAACAAGATTGATGTTATCAGAGAGAGAACTACTCCAGAGAATGTTGATTTAGGACAGGGAATTTTCACAACTAGACCAATAGAATTCCATAGTACAGATAATGGGTATGGGGGATCTCAGCATTCAGATATACTAAGTAATGAGTTTGGTCACTTCTATGTAGATGCTAGAAGAGGACAAGTATTCCAGGTAGATCCAAACGGGGAAAACATGACTGAAATTACCTCAGGAGTTAGAAACTGGTTTAAGGAACACCTACCATTTAAAATCCTGAGAGCAAATATTGATGGATTAACAGATTTAGATCTTGATAATACTTTCAAAGGGGTAGGAATAACTCTTGGATGGGATTCAAGATACAAAAGAGTCTTCTTAACTAAGTTAGATTACATTGTAAAGCCAGAATTCATAGGAAAATTAGAATACAAAGAGGTTCCAGATGGGAATTCTTTGATAGCAACTAAAGTTCTTGTAAATAAAACTACAGGTCAACAAGTAAGTTTCTCTGATAGAAACATATTTACACCTGCTCACTTTACAATTGCATATAATCCATTGTTTAAAACTTGGATTTCATATTATTCTTTCTATCCGAATTATTATATTTCTTATGATAATTACTTTAGAACAGGATTAAATGAGTCTAACAATGGTACATCTATGAGAAATGGTATATGGTCTCACCTATTAACCAACAAATCATATGGTGTATTCTATGGTAAGAAGTATCCTTGGGCTGTTGAGATTGTTTCAAAAGAACAGTTTAACCAAAAGATAATGTCAGATGTGAATTTCTGGTTGGATTCTCTAGTATATCATAATGACTATGACTATGCTCAGAACACTAATCTAGGTTTAGATTCAGCTATTATCTACAACAACACTAATAACTCAGGTAAGCTTAACCTAGTTAGAAGACAAGAGAACAATAGATTCCAGTATACGAAGTATCCAATCTATAATACAGATGGTAGTTCAGATATTCTGGTTTCCTATGATGAGGGAAGTTGGAGGTTTAATGACTTCTTTAACAGAACAATAAACGAAAATAACAACGTTCCAATTTGGAATTATGATATCAATGCTATCAACAAAGTAATTAATCCTAAAGCCATTTCTTTCAAGAGAACGTGGTTGGATAGATTAAGAGGAGATTACTTCATGGTAAGATTCGAAGGAGGTAGTGATACCAGATACAAACAAATTTTCAAATGGAATTTCAATAACGAACAAATAGTAGTTTCATAATGCCAAGATTAAAAGATAAAGACGGAACACCAGCCTGGAAGTGGAATAAAAAAGCTTCCAGTGTTAATGTTGCTAATTTGAATCCAAATATAATTCAATACTTTGATACTCTTCCTCAAGAGATTCAAAGTAGGATTCTGGCAACATCTGGAAACGATTCGGGTCACTCAAAAACCAGTAGACACTATGCTGACAATGCAATTGACCTAAGATATGATGATGCTGTCTGGCAATATGTGGCAAAAGACCCAAACAGATTAAAGTATGGATTAACTTTGTTAGACCCTAACCACGGGTCTGCAAAGCACATCCACTTAAGTCATGGAGATGGGAGTGAAAACAAGAAAGACGTTTGGATGAATCCTTATTCTCCAGAAGCTAGAGATATAATTGGAGTGCAGCCTTCAGAGGTAAAAAATCCTAATCCAGCTTTAGTTGGAACAACAAACACTCAGATCTTTATGGAAGACACGTCTAAGAGAGATGAATTTTTAAAGGGTTTACAAGATCAGATAAGATTAGATTCACAAATTGATGCACAGCAGAAGCAACTTATTGCCCAAGAACAGGAAAGACAACAGATAGCAGCTCAAAGATTTCAAGAAAGAAATGCTATTCTGGATGCCATTGGTAATAACAATCTGGACTTTGAAGGAAGGAATTATAAGCCCAATCAACAATTTGCTGATGGGGGAATAGTTGAGGGATTAGATGAGGATATAAATTTCATGATTCAAAATTTAAAGCAAGATGTACCAAACTTTGAGAGTCCAGAATATCTTTCTTTAGTTCAGGAAAATGAAGCAGTTCAAAACAGACTAGCTAAAAACATGGAATTATATGACACAGCTTATTCCCAGTTCCAACCTAAACAACCTACCATCATTAACAATGAGACATATGGAGCAATCCCAATAGTAAGTAATAAACCTCAATCAGTAGTTAACCCTGAGAAAGTTTCTAACCTGTCTCCAACAAAAGGACTTCTATATTCTGAATTAAAAAATTTAGGATTACAAGACTATCAGGTTGCAGGTGTTATAGGATCTTTAGGAGGAGAATCACACGAACACATTTCACACACAGCTAGGAATGCTTCTTCGGGAGCTTTCGGTATAGCACAGTGGTTGGGTCCAAGATATAGAAACCTGGTTAAGTTTTCAAACGATCAAGGGCTGGATTTCAATACTCCAGAAGCACAGGTTAAATTCCTTGTCAGTGAGTTAAAAGGTAGTGAAAAAGGTACTCTTAATAGTATTTTAAAGAGTAAAAATTTATCAGAAGCTACCGAAGCATGGACTAGAAAATTTGAGAGACCAAGTGAAAAAGAAATAAGAGGATCACTGGGTAGAAGAATTAACTTTGCTCAAAATTTCTTAGACAGTATAAGTTAAGAGTTTTCTTTATACATTTTATATTCTCTTATTTTTTTTGTAAATTTGTAAAAATTTTATTGTGATTGATATATCAAAACTATACAAAAAACTTCAGGAATCCAACCTAGATTTTTTCGAGGATGGAGGACCTTATGACCCTTATACAGATGTTCCAGATGGAGCACTGGAGAGTCAATATTTAGGGAATGATACTTTATCAATCCCTTTTCCTGTTCCTTCTCAAAGGGAAATAGATTATGCTTTAAATTATAACGGAGATCCAAATATCACACCTTTAGATCAAAGAGATGCACCAGGAGTTATGGTTCCTAACATTGATTTATCTCAAGGTAACACAAGTTCTGTTTTTCAAAGAGTAGGAACTACTCCAGAAGAGATTGGAACTTTGGCTGATGAGATTAAGGCTTCTTTAGGAATTAATGTACCTTCAGGTAATTCAATGATTCCACCTTCAGGTCAGAGTCCTGTTCCTACTCCAGCAGCTAATCCAAGCCATGATTCTAGAAATTATGATGGTGGTTCTTTTGCTGAAGCATGGAGACAAGCTAGAAGTTCAGTAGGACCTCAGGGAACTTTTACCTATAAAGGAAAAAGGTATAACACATTAGCAGCAAGTGATAATAAACCAAGTACACCTTCAGGATCTGGAGCAAGAATTCCAGGAAGATCTGCAAGTGGATTATCTGGAGAACAAATAGACTACAATAATTTAGTTGACATTGTTGAAGGAAATCCAAACTTGGCAGCTTTAAAAAATTATAGCCCACAAGCACTTAGACAAATACTTTCAGATAATGTAGGATCAGGAGAAGCCCAACAACTTGTAAGACAGGCTTTGAATGGAACTTCAACACCAAGTACAGCATCTGTAATTAAACAATCAGATATTAATAACTTGGCAGATATTGGATTATCTAAAAAGAGAGATACAACTCAGAAACCAGCTTCAACTAATCCTGGAAAAACAACTGATGGATACAACCCAAAAACGGACACTTTTACCATCAATGGTACATCATATACCAGAGCCAGATTAAATGCTGTAAATGACCAATTAGCTAAGTCTATAGAAGGTGGTGAATCTAAACATGGGTTTGCTAAAATCTACAGAACTCAGCAGGTTATTAACAGAAACAAAAAATTAATCGAAAATGCTCAAGATTTTAAAAATGAGCAAAAGGTAAATGACATGAGATACGATTCAGCTTCTCAGTCAATTATCTATAATGGTAAAAGATACAATGTGAATAACAAATCAGAACAAGATAAACTAACAGGGTTACTGGGAGATCTACCTATTTTTGGTAGAGGTAACTATGGTAGTGGATACGATAAGTACAACAAAATTAAAAACTCTCTTCCTAAGAAAGAACTAGGAGGGGAAATTCCTAAGATGGCTATTGGTGGACCACTTCCTTTACCTTTAAATAGAACTTCTACATTCCCAGGGCTTCAGGATGCTATGTCATCATTAGTGGACCCAACCACTGGTCAGGTTTTAAATGGACCTAATCAGCCTAACCAAGGGCAGTTACAACTTACTCCAGAGATGGATGCAAGATTACAGGCTTCTGGACAAAACCAGTTTAAGAGTTTTATTGGGGACAATGGTCAGATGAGAATTCAAACTGATGCAGATAGAAATCTAAATATTGGCACAGCTCAAACTGACATAGAGAGATATTATGTTGATCCAAGAACAGGACAGCCAACTCCATTCACTATTAAGGCAGGTCAAAATTATGATACTGGACTTGATGCATTATACAATTCTCCTTCAGTTCAAAATACTGTTAATGCAAACAGTGATAAAGCTTACAATCAACAAATGGCAATGTTGGGAATGCTTCAAAATCAACAGTCTTATGATGTTCCAGAAGATCTAAGAATGCTGGGACAATCTTTGGCATTTAATGCAAACAAAAATTCTAAGTACACCAATGATGTTGATAGAGGTATTGCTACAGGGTTAAATGTTACCAGAGGAGTAGCTGCTGGATTAGATGCTTTAGTTGGAGGAGCCAGAGAACTTTACTCAGGATATGCTTATCAACAAAGACAGCAAAATACAGAAGATGCTTTCTACAGAGGTCAGAGAAGAAGACTTGAAAACCAGCAATTAAGATATGCTGATGGTGGAGAGGTAATGAATAAATTATTAGCCATGTTTGCTGATGGAGGTCAGAACCCTAAAGATTTGGCTGCTGCTTTTGGTGAACAAGATAATAGACCAGACCTTTCAGAATCTGCTTTATTAACTGGTGAATATATTCAACAGGCTCCTGTAGAAGCAGGGGTAGAACCAAATGCAGAACTTGAAAGAAATGAGTATGTACAACATCTTGATGGTGATGTACAACAAGTTGTTGGTAGAACACACGGACAGGGAGGAGAAAGACTTGCTCTAGATCCAGGAACAATGGTTGTTTCAGATAAAGTGAAGCTTGGAGCTAAGAATGCTAAACTAATCAATAAAGAATATGACCTAGGAGTTAAGGCAGGAGACACTTATGCTAAAGTTGTTGAAAAATATACTAAGCAAATAGGATTATCTAAACTGAATGATGAGCAAGAAGGATACTTTGATAAACTTAAAAAAGTAACTGACCAAGCTGAAGATGGGAGAGACACTAAAGATTCTCAAACTTCTGAGATCAATAATTCATTCCTATCAGATAAGATAAATGATCTAGAGCAGCAGAAAACTGTTGTTGAACAATCAAGAAGTGAGTTCACTCAATTTATATATCAACTTCAAGAAGGATCTAAACCAGATAGAGATAAAGGTGCTATAATGGAAGATGGAGGAAATCTTTCTAACCATGCTTTAGGAGATGAAGTTCCTGGAGGACCAATGACTTTAGAAGAGCTTATTGCCCTTAATAATTCAGTTGGAACCAACTCTATGAATCCATCTATTGGAGGAGAATTATGGGATGCTTTATACTACCAGCCAATGAATAAGTGGCAGCAATATCTAGGACAAACTCCTACTAATAGACAAACCCACTTAGACTACCAAAAAGATGTTGTAAAACTTCTTAATCCACAGTTAAATAAATTAATTGAGAATGGGGAGATGGGTCTTACTAACAAGCACAGAGCTTTATTAAAAGAGGCAGGAGTAACAGATGCAGGAAATAAAACCTCATTCAAACAGTTATCTGATGCTGACAAGAAAAAGTTAGGTAATGTTCAAGATTTCATTACTCAAGGATATGAGGATGGGTTAGCTGGACACAGAGGAGTAACAGTACTCCCAGGAGATTTAAATGAGGAAGACTATAACAAATTGACAGGTCAGTATGACAAATTGACAGATGCTGATGGAAGAAAGATCTATGCTCAATACAATGATGATGGAACCATCCAAAAAACTAAGGATGGTAAAGTAGTTTTTTATTACCCTAAGACAGGAGAGAAGGTTCCAGAAACTAAAGTTCCACAGAATAACATAACTCCATACCAAGCTCCAGGAAAGAAAACTTATGTTCCTCCGTATTTACCATCTCAAAGACCAGTAGCTCCAACTCCTGCTTCACCAGTTCCTCTATATCAAACCAGATTAGATAGATTGGACCCAGTAAGATTAGGATACGATCAACAACTGGCTGAAATTAATAGACAGGCAAGCACTGCCAACACTATGTTGGATGGACTTACAGATACTCAGAGAACGGCTGCACAGGCAAACCTGTCAGCTAACACTCAGAAGAATATAGCTGATGTAATCAACAATGTTTCAGTACAGAATGCAATGAACCAGTTCCAAGTTCAACAAGCTAACTTAGGTCAATCAAATGCTGAAGAGCAAGCCAGACTTAACAATGCCAGATACTCAGATGAGCTATGGATGAAGACTGAAGCTAATCAGGAAGCTGATAACAGAGATTATCAGGAAGCTCTTCAAAGAAATCAATTAGGTAGATTTAGATATCTTCAAAAAGATAGACAGATCAATGACATGATTGAGAACTTTAAAATTGGAGCTGATGGAAGTATCCAGTTTGACCAGGCTACTGCTACACCAATTGGATTAACTATTACAGGAGATACAATCATGCAAGATGTCAATGGTAGAACCAAAGTAGTGAAGACTACTAAAACTGATAAAAATGGAAATGTAGTTTCAGGTTCTACAACGGTTACAAAGAAACCATAATAATTTTTATCATAGATTTTGATAAGTCAAAATTTTTTCTTATATTTGCAGTCTTATTCAAGGCTGCATTTTTTATTGTAGTTAATAATTATTTTTAGAATATTTTTAAATGGCTAATGCATTTTCAGTTTTTAGAGCAAGACAGGGTTGGATAGACCCTACAGATCAAGACTTTACTTTGAAGGCTCTTATGTTCACACAACAGAAGTATGATGCCAATCAAGCTAAGGTTCAATCAATTATAGATAAATATCAATCATTACAACTTGCAAGAGGAGTTGATAGAGACTATCTTAATGGAAAATTGAGACAATTAGTTGATTCGGCAAACAGTCTGGGACCTCAGGATTTATCACAAAATTCTGTAGTAACATCTATTACCAACCACATTGGTCAGGTTCTGGATAATAATGTCATGACAGCAGTTCAAGAGACTGCCAAGATAAGAGCATATCAGGATGAAGTTACACAATTAAAGGAGAAACACCCAGAATTATATAATCCCTTAAATGAAGCCTATGGTATGGCTCCAGCACAGCAGTATATGCAAAGTACTGAGCTTGGAGCTAAAATGCAAGGTTCATTAACTTATAACCCTTATCAAGATGTTGAGGGAGATGTTAATAAATTTCTTTCAGACATTCAAAAGAATTCCAGAGATGGAGTTACTATGATTCCAGATCCTAATAACCCAGGTCAAATGATTCAGGTAACACTTAATGGTAAGAGTGCCAATGAATTAAGACAAATTGCTATGGGATACTTAGGAAGCAAATTTGATAACCAGTTAAAGATTAATGCTTGGGGAAGCACGAATGGATTTAAGGATATTCAAAATACCTTGGACCCAACAATTACTGGATTCTCTAATGTTATTAATCAAAAATCAAAGGAACTTGCTGATGCAAAATCTAAACTTACAGGTAATATAACAGAGGCAGAGAAATCTAAACTGCAAGACCAGGTTAAAGCTCTGGAGAATGATGTTCTTTCAGCTTCTAATATGAGAGACAATATTCAAAGAGATCCAGTAGGAGCTTTAGTTTACCTTGAAAAAGAAAAGATTGCAAATAGATCAGGGATGGCTTTAGGTATGCTACAAACCCAATCAGTAGAATATAAAAAGAATGACTACTACTTCTCGGTTCTTAATGAAGCCAGAGAGAGTAGAAAAGAAGTTTTTGAAAATCAAAAGTACCAAAATGATCTTTCTATAAAGTCAAGAGAACTTGAATTAAAAGAAATGGAGATTGGACTTAAAGCTGCCAAAGGCAGTAAAGATTCTGACTCAAAAAGTTCAGGGACTGATGATTTAAACAATGTAGTTTTTGAAGATGTTAATCCTTCAGAAGCTTTACCAGAGCAATTAGAATCAGCACATAATTCTTGGAAAGCTGATATCAGCAACAAGTATCAGGCTCAAAACAATTTTGCAAGACAGGTGATGACAGCCGTTGATGATATTGCTTCGGGTAGAAATAGAAATGTTGATGCCGATCAGAAGCAAGCTGCCGTTGCTGCCATAGCTCAATTTAAACAGAATGGAGGTAGAATGGATGTTTTAAGTGGACAGCAATCTCAAAACTTCATGAAGCTTTTATCTAGAGCTGATGCATTTAATGCACTTGACTTCCTCCCAATAGATAATGGTAGACTAGTTCAAGTAAAGAAAACATATACAGATTTATACAATGATTGGAATCAGGCTGCTTCTGGATACAGAGGAGCTAAATTAAGAGCTCAACAGGCAGAGGCTAAAGGTATGAAAAGAGGATTTGCTTCTAATGAACAATTCATTGAAGATGCCAAGAGACTTGCTCCAGGGATTTATACAGACAGATTAGCTAATGTGGTAGTAACGAATAAAAACAAAGGAGATTTGCAAACTATTATCTCCATGTCAGATGAAGCTAAGGGATCAGCAGAAGTACCAATTTTAGAATCAGACTCTGCTTTCAAAATAAAAGATTTAAAGAATGGTAAATTTGAGATCACCTATTTTTCTAAGTCTAAAGATGCAGATAAAAATAATGTGATTGTTCCAAATACTGTAACAGTAAGTCAGCAAAATCTATTTAATGTGATTCCTTCACTAAGCCAGGTCAGAAACACTACTGATAAAATGACATTAGCTAGTCTTGGAACAAAGCCTCTATATTCTCCTACAGTTAAGTTCATAGATCCAGGATCAAGAAACTATGAGGCTTATGTAGATACTGTAAGAGGAATGGCAACTAACCCTTTTGATACAGCTTATATTGATGGAGAGTCTGCCAAAAAGACTATTAAACAACAATTAGGTATCATTGGTATGAAAAATGCAGAAGATAGAAATACAATGAATTCTCTAGTTGATACCCTACTATCTGAAGAAGTAATGGGGAACTTTAAAACCTCTGTTTACTTCAATCATTCGGCTGCTTCTAGAGAAGGAAAAGGATACATCAGTGTTGTGAATAAAAGTGGAGAGAAAGTGGCTACACTAAATTTAGGAGAAAGAAGAAGTTTAGATAAAGATGCCAGTCTTAACGAGTGGGTTCCACAAGTTTCCTATTCTAAGATAATAGGAAATGAGTTGAGAAAAGTTTTATCAAACTATCAAACAACAGGAAAATTGGAGTTAACTCCAGAAATACAAAAATTATTAAATGGCTAATACACCACAAGACCTATATAATGCTTCACCATCAGGATTTGACCCTATTATGGGAATAACTTCTGGTGGAGTAAGTGATAGTGTTAATTTGGCAAATCAAGTACTAAATAACCCTGTCACTTATGACTTCGGGGATGAGTCCTTATCTGCATCCTTAAAAAGGGTATCAGAGTTGACTACTCCTGATTTTAATTCTATCTATAAGCCAAGCTTAAATGCTGCTAGTTTCTCATTCAATGGTGGAGGAACTCAGCCAGGTGGAAAGATAGATCCATTTGGTTCATACCAAGATAATACTCCTTCTTGGATTGGTGATAGAATTAATGTAGATGAATACTATACTCAAATGAGTGAAGACTGGGCTAATCTGGATAAAAGTAATGCTGGTGCTATTGGTATAGGAGGAGGTATTGTTGCAGGGGCTGCTACAGGAGCAGCTATTGGTTCCCTTGGTGGACCTATTGGTGCTGCTATTGGAGGAGTAGTTGGGGGAATTCTTGGAGGAATAGAAGGTAACCAAGTATCTAAGAACATTGGATACGGTTATGTAAGAAACAAATTCGGTTCCGATCAAGATATGAAGTATGCTCAGCAAGGTTTTGGAGGAAGAGCTGGTGCTGGTTTAATGAATTTAGTTCATTCAGCAGATAGTTTAACCTTGGGAACTCTTGGAACGATTGCATATTTACCTCAAGCTATATCTGAGAGAAGTTTAAATGTACTTTTCAACAATGATTTCACCAAACTTTTAGATGATTATGATAAGAGTTCACAGAGTTCTAACAGAATTTACCATTCATCAGACTATGATAACTCATCATTAATAGGAAAACTAGCTCACAGTGAGCTTTGGTTTGAACAAGTTGCTCCTGCCGTAGGATTTATGGTTGGGGCTATTGGTGTTGGTAGAGCTACAGGTCTTGGTTTAGGAGCTGTAGGATTAGGAGGAGCTACTACAGGAGCAGCTTCTAGAGCATTCTTAGCTGAAACTATTGGGGCTGCTGCTAAAGGTGAAACTCAGGCACTAGGTAGACAAGCTTTATTAAATGGATTTAAGCAAGCTGCAAGAGCAGAGTTAAAGGCTCAGACTTTCAAATCTATGGCTGGTAATATGGTGACACTTCTAACAAGTGCATCCCCAGAATCTGGATTGGAAGCTAGAGGAGCTATGAACGAAGCTCAGGAAAATTATATCAAAGCTTATAACAATGCTTATGGTAGACTACCTACTTCAGAAGAAATTGCTAATTTTGATAAGGCAAACAGAGATTCAGGGAATGGTGTATTTGCTGCCAACCTTGCTGTTGTAGGATTGTCTAACTGGCTTCAGTTTGGTGATGCTATGGGGCTTAACAAAGTGGTTAAGAAAGGACTACTTGAAGATTCGATTAACAGAGTATTCGGACTTGGAGTTAAACAAACTCTTGGAGAAGTGTCTGAGAAAGGAATACAATCTGCTGTATGGGAAGCTGTACAGAGAAGTAAGATTCAGAAAATTGGATATAGAGCCCTAAAAGCTTTAGAAGCTCCAGCAACTGAAGGACTTTGGGAGGAAGGTATTCAGCACGTTTTATCAGATACTCATAAAAACTATTTAGAGTCTAGATTTAATCCTCAGGCAACTGAGATCAATAAATCTCTTTTAAATGCTTTTGGAGAATCTTTTGTTAATACATATACCTCAGAATCAGGGTGGAACGACATTATGATTGGTATGATCGTAGGTGCAGGAGGAACTGTTAGAGCTAGAGGTGGATTTGATGTATTGAATCAAAGACAAGTCTCAAGAGAGATAGCAAATATCAATAGGAATGTTGAAAATCTAAATAGCACCCAACAAGACCTAGTTACAGCTCACGAAGATTATTTAAGTAAACAAGCCATTTATAATAACTTGGCAAATGTTTCTACAGCCAGAATCAGTGATAAGATTGGGGCTCTTAATCAACAAGTTATAAACTCAGATTTGAGTAAAAAATATGTAGCAAGTGGAAACCTGGAGCAAGCTCAATTAGCTTACCAGAATGCTATCTTTGCTAAGCTTTCAGCAGAAAGAAGAGCAGGATTATCTGAATCAAATAAGTTTGATATGGATACTATGATTGATAACATTCCAGAGGATGCACTTGTTAATTTATACAACTTCAGAAGTCCAGACCAAATAACTGATTTCAAAAAAGAAACTCAGGATAATTTGAATAATATGGTTGAAGCTTTTGATGCAGCTTATGAGATGGCAGAATCACTAAATCTTGGATCAAACCAAGGTAGTTTCTCACCTACTCAGATAACTGAATTGGCAGCATTAAATTTCTTTCATGGGATGCACTCAGCCGATAATGCTAACAACCTGGCTCAGTCAATTGAGCAAACTGTAGGTATTAATGGCATTGCAGATTCTATGAATTATTATGCCAATTTGTCAGGAGTTCAACAAAGAAGAATGTCGGAGCTTGAAGATCTACAAAACCAGTTAGAAGAGCTTGAAAAAAGACACAATGAATTACTAAATGACTTCTCTACTGATGTTTTAAAACCACCAAGACAGGGGGAGAATGAAGCTGTAGTTTCAGAATTGGATAGAACTAACAATAAGTTAGCAGGAGTTCAAAGTGAAATAGAATCTGTTAATAATAGAATTCTCACATTAACTAACATATTAAACTCGAAAGAATCTATTCCTTCAATGCCTTTTGGTAACCCTGCCAGTAAATTTTTTGATGCAGTAAACTTAAATGTAGCAGATAGTGAATCTTCAGACGTTTTATCTAATTTAAAAAGTCTTGATAGATACGTTGAACATCTACTAGATACTACTGAAAAAACAGAAGATGAAGCAGCTATTGATAGAAACAAGGCTGATATGATTCAAAGCTTAGTAGGTGCTTACAAAGCTCAAATGGCTTTGATGAGAAACTTTGCTAAGGCTGCCCAGATGGTTGCTGACCCAGCTTATGTGAATAATATAGCCAAAGGTATTTTCAACAGAAAGAAATATGATGCTATTTTTGATAACACTGATTGGGTGGAGAATAACGAGTCAGGATTTGATGAACTTTCTAAAGAAGAATTCAGACAATTAAAAGAGAAGCTAGATTCAGGAGTAATCTCTAAATATGATGTTCACACATTTCTAACGAATGCTGAGATCATTAGAATGGGAACTTCAATCCAGGAGGGTAATACTTTAAATGAAGTACAGCCTGATGTGATTTCTAAAGAAGAGCTTCAGGAAATTGTGAACCAGGATGAGGAAGGGAACATGAATTTGGATACTTCTTCTGTCACTTATAGAAACATTGTAGAAGGGATTGCACAAGACCTGGCTGCTGGGAATACTCTATCTCCAAACCAACAATTGGTTTATGATGCTGTAAAATCCAATGAAGCTGAGCTTGAAATGCTAAATGAAAGAATCAGTGAAATAAGAGCTGAGTCAGAAGTTTCTCCAGCAACAATGGGAGATCCTGAAAGAAACTCACAACTTGCCGAAGAACAAAGAATAAATAAAATTGCTGAAGATAAAAGGACTGAGATCAACAATAGATATGATGATCTGATTAATCAGACTAATAACATTGCTCAGGAAGTTGATGCTTTAGATGATTCTATCACCTTAGAGGAAGGACTTGCTCAAATGGAAGATAGAATAGGTGAGATTGAAAAGCAAAGACAGGATGAACTTGATGAAGTAGATAGAATCCTAGAAGAAACTAAGCAGCCTACAGAATCAAGAACCATTCAAATCAATACTGAATTAGACAGATTAAACAATTTCATTGATAATGTTATTGATGAGTTGAGATCTGCTTCTAAGGAATTAAATGTAGAAACTGTAGATAACTTTGATCTAAACCCTAAAAAGGTTTCAAAATTATTCAATGATTATCAGGACCTATTCAACAAGGAAGATAAGACTAATGAAGACGAGGCTAAATTAGCTCAAATGAAAAGTCTTATTAATAAGTATGGATTAGTTGAAGGTAGAGTTATTGACTACAATGGAACACCTATCAGATTGTCTGATGTATTGGAGCAGAGAAATTTCTTAGAAAACGAATACTTCAATACTGAAACTGAATTGAGTCCTCTTTCAGACAGTGAGATTGCTGTTGTAACTACAGAAGCACCAACAGATGAGTTTACAGCAAGAACAAGAGGAGGAGATCCAACAGTTTTGAACAACTATGATTTTGCAACTTTTACAGGAAGCAATTCAAACAATGAGGTAACTATTGCCAACATAACCCCTTCTTTACTTATCACTCAGTTAGTAGATAGTAAAGTAGGCTGGAGTATTGATGTAGATAATGAACCAATAGGATTAGAACAATCAAATGATTTAATCCAGGCAGGGCAGGTAGTAAGAGTTACTTTCAATGATGCCAATGGAGAGGTTAACAGAGTTTCTTTCCAGTTAGATAAATCTAGAAGGATAATTCTTCCTCAAGGGGATATTCCAACTTTAGAAGCAAATTCTAACTTAAGATTTAATCCAGATAACATCATAGGTAGTTCAGGGTATTATACTTTAACTATGGATGTAAATGGAACTCAGGTTCCTGTAAGATCTGATTTTGATTTAGCTTCTTTAATTGATAGTGAAGCTGCTCAAAGGTTAACTCCAGGAGATGCAATATCATTTGAAGTTGAACAAGATTCATCTTATAACAAAGTGCTTCTTGACAGGATGAAACCATTCTTATCATCTGTTTCCGAAGAAGATAGAGCTAAGTTTGAACCACTACTTAATATGGCTTCAGAAGCTGTAGAGAATAACAGTAGAATAAATGTTTTAAAAGCAAGTATTCAATCAGCTCAGACTTTCCTTGATGCACTAAACAAGCAAATTGAGGAGGCAAATGATGCAGTAGTAAGTGACAGGGCAGCCTATAATAGAGATGTAGTATATCCCCTTCTTGATAGAGCAACTGTTGAAGATAGAAACATCCAAAACTTTGAGAATGAGATAAGTGCTTTACAATCAAGAAATAAGGAGTTAAGAACTGCTTTAAATGTAGATTTCAATAAAACTCCTTATGAAAAAATCCTGAGAAATCTTGAAAAGAAATTAGGAAAATCAAAATTAAGTGATGCACAACAGAGAGAATATGATGCACTAAGAAAAGAGTTTAAAGATAACATGGTTATTGTTTCTAAAGATAAGACTGGTAATACTATTGGGGTAGTGAAATCTTTCAACAATTCAAATGGTACTAATGCAGTGTACATGGATTACTTAAGAAACAGTATGTTTGATAGATTCGAGCAAAGTGGATACACTAATGCCAAATCTTCATTTACAGTACCTGTCCAAATAGTTTACATGGGTGTACCAAACATATCTTCTACAGACGATGGAAAGGTTTTATATGAATTTTCTAGGGATAACACCAACAACACTATCAATCCTAGTAAGGTTATGGATATAGGGTACGTTAGTTTCAACCAATTATTCTTTAATTCTGGAGCTAATTATAATACTCCTTACAATTATGCACAAAGTATTATGAGAGATAAGGCATATACAGGTAGAAAAGTTCCTGTAGTGATGTTTAAACACAATGGAAAAGATATAATTTATCCTATTTCACTTAAAGAATCTTTGAATAGTGACGTTATTGTGTCTCAATTTGACTCTCTAGCCAATAATAAAAGTAAGGACTTCAGTACTTACATCAATGATATCAATGAATTCCTAGCAGAAAACAAGATATCACCTAAGTACAGGTTGACTTCTTTGAATTATTCAGACGAATATGTGAATGAAATAAGAGATGTGATATCAAATTCAGAGTTTTATCCATCAGTAGAAGAGTTTTTAAACTCTAGAAACACTGCTCAGACTCTAATTGATAATGCTCTTATAGATATTGATCTAAATAATAAACCTTTTATAGGTCCTAAGATCAAGTTTGCACTTAACCAAGTGCCAGAATTCACTTCTGAACTAAGTAATGAGACGGATAAGGTAGTTAGTGATAGCTCTCCAATCAAAAATAGTATAGAGGAGAGTACTGAAGAAAACGAATGTAATATAGAATTAGACTAAAATGAACAAGTGTAAAATATATAGGGACTTTGATACAGATAGAGTAACCAGAGTTTTAAACAATTTAGGTAATGAGTCCTCTCTTTATAGAGAGGCTTATGCCCATACTAATGACCAGGAGGAAGCTTTGGATATCTGGGCTGTTGCTAATACAGAAAGGTTTCAGGAGTATGCCAAAGATTGGAACTTGGGAGAAAAAGAACCTGCTTTGTATGATGTATTAAAGTACATTAACAATCTTAATACTACTGAGCTGCTGTCTAATCAGGATGTAACGGAGCTCTCAAATAATCTTCAGACCTTGAACATAGAAAGTGCAGACACCTTACTGGGAAATCTACAGAGAACTTTCTTTACAGGTGAAGGACTATTTAAGGTATCAAGAGAAAAACTTAGAAATTCTGGTATGTACTCGGAGCCTGAGATTAATAACCTCTTATCATTTCCTTCATTTAGAATGAATGTGAAGGAGTTCATCAACAGATTAAGAAACACATTAAGACAGGGGAACCAGCTAACTAATTTGTTTGCAGACAATTCATCTTATAAAGACTTTGTTGTTCAAGATACTACTCAGATTACAGGTATTGGTAAATTTAAAAATTATCTACCAGAGGATGTTAGAGATTATATTTTAATGAATGTAAGAAACTTCACATCTGATTCTGATTTCCTTTCTAAAGTTCAATCAATGGACAATGCTGACATCAAAGATTATATTTTAGATAATCCAGAAGCTTATAACTATGCCAAGGATTTAGTAATTAACTCTAAAGTAATTCCAGTATTCACAGACCTTGATGGGATGATGGTTCCTAAACTAAACAATGACTTGGTTCCATCTATTTTGAATACCCTTAGAGTCGGAGAGCCGAAGGAAGCCTTTACAAATTCAGTAGATACTCTGAGGATGATTCCTGTAGATGACTGGTACAATAATGAAGCTTTAGAACCTCTATTAAAAAATTTAGAGATTCAAGCAGCCTTCAATCACATTGATTTATATGGCTTGGCTCAATCTTATTACTCCAAGAGTAGAGAGGAAATTCTAGGTATCCTGGATGTCGTAGATGACTTCTTATTCAAGGCTGAAATGAATAGTGTCAGCAACCCAGATATCTATGATATCAGTAATGATATTGCAGAGTTCTTTGGACAAGATATTACACAATCAGAAATGATCATCCCCATCTCTGAAACTGATAAAAGTAGAAACTTATCCTTTGTAGACACAGGATTAGGAGAGTTAGAAATGTTTCAATCAGGAGGATACGTTAAGTTTAGAGATAATTTATATCAGAAGGCAGCTATCTACAATTCATTTGCTGATATGCTTGATGATGTATATGCTACACTCCAACAGGACATCACCATCTTGCCTGATTCTGTTTTAGAAGAAATGGGATTGAAAAATAATGGAGTTTATAACTTCACAAGACTTTTCAACCTTAATAATGAAAATGGAATAAAAGGAAAATTAAGTCAGATAGTTTCAAGACAAATGGACCCAAATTTTTCTATCAATAGTAATTCAGATTTTGATACAGCTAAACAGGTTACCCTTTATAAGTCTTTACTGAAAATGCCAGAGAACACTGTAAGACAGATGGACATTAACGATTTCATGACTAGAAAGCTTGTCTTAGATACAGATCTTGGTAGTTTAGATTATCTGACTTCAGATTTCATATCAGACTTTTATGCTAAGCAGCTTCAGGAAAAGGTTCTAGAATCTTCATTGTTTGATGCAGCCTACAAGTACTTTGAGATCACAAATAAAGGGTTGACCTTTAATAGTTCAAACCCACTAATAAAGAATCAGGTTCTAACATTATTGTCTGAAGAGGGAATCTTTCCGTCATTGCAAGCCTACAGTGCTATAAGTAAAGATGATTCTTTGTCTTTCTTAATGCCTGAGCAATTAGATGAAGCTTTGATAGATATCCAGGATAGAAGAGACTACGTGGTAAATCATCCAGAAAGCCTTGAAAAATACACTAAACCATACACTAAGGTAGATACAGTCACAGCAATCGTTAAAAACGGTGTAGAGGAGTTTATTAAGCTTAATGATGGAATCTATGAATTAACAGATGCCAGAGACGGAGTAGGAATCTATTCTCTTCTAAACAGTGTTTTTGATTCTAGCTACTATGTGATGAATACATCTAAACCGATGGTGAACACAGAAATAAAAATTGAATCGTATGAATCAAGTAATACAGATTCGAGCCTTACAAACAAGTCAAAGATAAGTGAAGCAACAACCAACAGAATGCTAGAAAATAGAGTCTGTTAGCAGTAATATTTTTTATTATATGTTTTGATATGTCAAAACTTTTTCTTATATTTGCATAAAATTATTTTTAATGAGCTGTACAATAACTATAACTCCAACAGGAATACTACAAAAAGTTTTAGATTTCAATGGGGTTGAGTCAGAATTATTTAAACAAATTGCCTCTCTTCCGTATGTAAATAACGTTAGGGAGGCTTTAGATATTTACCTAAAGACCCAAGCAGAAGAATTTCAAGCTTCAGTAGCCAATGCTGCCGACAGATACTCTTCTACCGAACCTGTTCTTAAATTTCAACTTGGCAACGGAGATATCGTGGGAAACTACTACGATGCCTTAGCTCAAGGGGCTGGTGAGATAGTAACGGCAGGATTCCAAGTAAACGGGGATCTGGTTCCATTACATTCATTCAGTTCAGAACTTTCACCAAATACATTGGCTGGAAGAATCAACAATATGATCTTAGATAATGTGTTATCACCATCTAGATCAAAAATAGAGAATGAGTACAGACTTCAGGGTAAAGGAGATAATATCACAACCATAAGTTTCAACAATGTAGAAGCTCTTCAACAGTTAAATCAGGTAGAAGACAGATTCTCAATTGAGAAAAATACCTTGAGAGATAAATTTGTAGACAATGTTCTTACTGATTATATACAGGAAGACTACGTGGTTGCCGACTCAAATCAGTATCCAGTTTACAACGAACAATATGAAACTGTTGTTTTAAATAACGACAACCAATTCCAGGTCATCAATAATCTGGAACTAGATCAGCATATCAATTCTCAAACAGGACCAAACCTATTACTTGATAGAGAACTAAACAACCTTATAGATGCACAGTATGATTCTACTTCTACAGTAGACGTAGATAAGATACTAAGTAATTCCGATAAGGAGGGAATTCAGAAGAGTTTACTTAAGATTTTAGAGAACCTGGGAGTAAAAGTAACATCTTTATCTAACTATTTAGCCAATTATAAACAGAAAACAGGTGTTGATCCATCTGTTGAGGCTTTGTCAGATCTAACACAAAGAGTGGTAGCCCTAGCAGAGACAGGTAATACCTTAGAAAATCTATCTGAGGAAGTATCTCACTTCCTTGTAGAAGCATATAATGACCAAGATGAGATCAATTCAGTACTGCCCCTAGTAGAAAATTCTCCAGAATGGGTAGATGAATCTAATTTCTATTTCAATCTCTACCAAAATGAAGGATTAATAGGAGCTGATCTTACAAATAAAGTGAGAAGAGAAGTATTAGGAAAGATAATTTCTAATTCAATCTTGAATAATCAGCAGTCTTCTATGTATGATAGAGCTTTAAGACTTGTAAATAATTTCATTAACACTATTAAAAGTTATTTTTCTCAAAATACTAAGACAACTTTGAATGGTTTAGTTAATAGGATTACTGAAAGTGCTCTTGAAGAAGATAAGTTTGCTAATAATTTTGATGCTGGTAACTTAAGTAGTAGTAATTTCGACATTTTTTATAGTGCAAAACCATCTACATTAAGTAATAACCTTAATGCTGCTGTTACTTTGATGCAAAAACAATTAGCTGTACTGAAGAAAGAAGGTACAGGTAGGGGTCTACAGATGAGAATGGATACCTTAAGGGATCAAATTGATGCTTCAGATACTCTAAAATCAGTATCTACATACCTAGACATGGTGGATACTATATACTCAGATGTAAATAGAAAGGTTAAAAAGGCTATGGAGCTAGAGAGAAAGGGGCAAAAAGTTAGCCCTATCTTAATGGGACCACAGGCTGTATCTGCTGATATCTTAACTACTGAGAATCTTGCTCACCTTTCTACACTAAGAGACAACCTATTAAATTATAATTTCTTAGATGCTGCCGACAAAAAGACAGCAGCCAGTTTAGTTGAAAAGATTAATTCTTACTCATCTGATATCCAGGCTTTGAGTGGGGAGCTTAAAAACTTAACTACCCAGAGAGGAGAAGAAATGGTAGAGCAGCTTATGACTGAATTTAGATTGCCTGATTCGGTGAGAGATGACTTTCAGTTACAGCTAAACTCAAAAATTCATGATGTTAACCTACTAATGTCGAATTTCGGTAACATGCAAAATGCAAGTAATCCGATTCTTCTTCTATTAAGTAAGATGATTAACAGAATGTATACAACTGTTAGAAACAAAGATCTAAAAGTATACAATGCTATTTCTCAAAGGTTAAAAGATCTTGGGATGATTGATAAGTTAGATAGTTTGGTTCAAAAAGCTCCTAATGGAAAATTAACAAACTACTTCTCTTCAGTTGTTGACTATGCTAAGTTTGATGCAGCTTTTGAACAGGAGAAAGTGAGATTATATAACGAGGCTCTTTTAAAAGATCCTGCAACGGCTGGACTTGAACCTGTTAAAAGTGTTGCTGAGATTGGACAAAATAACTATCCTAAAGAGATTGATTTAACGGATGAGGTTAGAAGAAGTTATAACGAGCAATTCAAACAATGGCTAGAAGACAATACTGAAACTCCTTATAATGGATCATTCACTAAATTGAGGGATGACATGTTCAAAGCAATTGAGAATGGTGTAACTCTTACAGATGGGACCAAGATTGCTATGGTTGTTCCAGATGTTGTTAAGCAGCAAATGGCTGAGTGGGCTAGAAGAAGAAGAGAGATTAAGGAGCCATATAATGTGAATGGAATTGTTGATTATTCTCAAATGTCAGAGACAGAGAGACAGCAGTTAAATACCATCAAGAAAGAGAGAAAGGAAGCAGCTTCATTAATAGATCCATTGACTCAGGAAGAGAAGACTGGAACTGAGCTTGAGATTGCCAGATCTTACCAAGCTATGAATGCATATTATATGCAGCAAAGTAAAGGTCAGAATAAAAGAAGTATTTCGGGAAGTTTCTTCAATACTTTAAGTAACATGACCGAGGGTAAACAAGGACCACAACTGGCTGAAGCAAATAGACAGGCTTTCGAATTCTTTAATAAAAACTCTGGTCTTGCATTCAATGAAAAATTCTGGGATGCTGTTAAAACCAACAACTTAAAAGCTTCTCAGAAAGTAGATAACTTCATAGCAAACAATAATATTGTAGGAGATGAAGCTGACATTATGATGGCACAGGCTGCCAGATTAGAAAAGCTGTTATCCAACAGATCTGCTTTCCTGAAACAGTTCAGTAACCCAGCAAACCCTTCAGAGATTGATGTTGAATCTATGTCAACAGCTATGCTTACTTCATTTAAGGACCTAGAGCAAGATATTGAATCTTTGTATTCTGAACTAAATAGTAAGATGGAATCTGAGGATGGATTGACTCCAGTGTTGGAAACAGAATCTACAGCCAACGAAGCTTACATTAAAGCTTTGTCTGAAGCAGTGAAACTTCAGCCTTCTTTAACAGAGATGGAATTTATGATGGGTCACATGACTGCTCTTAACAAGAATAAAGTAACTCTTTTCAATTCTCAATTTAGAGATTTCAAAAGAACTGGGATCATTCCAATTACTGGAAACTTCAAATATGTAACTACCAGATTACTAGGACTTGACCCTAAAGCAACCAACTCAGAGATCCAAAGAGCTATCACAGAGTATGAAGCTAGAGGAGGTGAAGCACTTGATTCAAGATTTGCTAAATCTAAGTTGCTTGGTTATTTCAAGAGATTTGCACCGAAAGGATTTGCAGAATTCTATGACATGTTAAAGACAGGAAATATTGTAGATAGCAATGGAAACAATGTCACTTTGTCAGATGTGTTGGAAGATATTGAAACAGGAAGAAACGGAGGATCACCTAAGTTCACCTTTAAAAACAGTGAAGGAACTGATATTAATCTATCTCAGTACTTAAGTGTGAATGCTGAGGTTGAGTGGATGGAAGATCAAAATCCTTTTACTGATAATCCAAATTATGTGAAGAATGCCCCAGGCAGTCAGCACATGGGAGGATCAAGACAGCCTAAGTTAGCTACTTATAAAAATGAGGACTTCATTAGAAAGTACAACATTGATATGGCTGCTTATTCAAGAACAGGGAAGATGACTTCTTCTGGTACAAGCCAAGAGAATCTAAACCAACTTGAAGCCCTAAATTTAATTGTTGAAAGTAAGTTTGAAGCTTTAAAAAATCAAGGGCTACAAAATACTGAAAACTCATTTAAGAGATTCCAAGTAAGAAAGACTACCTTAGAGCATGCTGCTAAAGTAGCCAAAGGAAATGTACTTACTACAGCAAAGAATGCCTTAAGAGATGGGTGGAGTAATACAGTAGATAAAATGATTTATGGGGAAACAGTTGATGGAGATATCAACTCAGATGGAAAGGAATTATCCAACCTTACAGTTCCAGTATTGAATGTGAGAAACATCGAAAACCTAGAAGATGTAACTGAAGATGTTCTATATGGACTTATGACCCATACTCACAATGCTCACCTTTATACGGAGAGACAGAAGGTATTGGCAAAGTCAAACCAACTAGAGCAGCTTATGTTAAATAAACAGAAGTTCATTGGAAAAGAAGCTAAGAACTCCAGAGCATATAAATGGTTCCAGGACTATAGAAAGGTTAACTTACTGGGAGTATCGGAACTAAATAAGGTAGAGGTTCCATTATTTGGTAAGTCTGTGAATTTAACTAACTTCCTAAGATCTTTTGACTCATACCAAGGTTTGATTAACGTAGGTCTAAACCCTGCCGTATCTATTACTTCAGGAACTTCAGCATTCACTTTCAGTTTAACTGAAGGAATTCTAGGAGATTATATACCTTCAGATTCATACAAGTGGGGATCTAAAAGATATCTGGCAAACCAACCAGCTTTTATGTCAGAAACTGGAAAGGTTGAGAAGACAAGTGAGATCTATCTACTGGGAGAGAAATTCGGTCTATTTAGATTGACTGAGAGATTAAATGGTTCACAGTATAACCAGGCTCTTAGAGCAGTATTTAAAGATGGACTTCACGGGGCTGCTCACACATTGACAGAACTTATGACTCACCCTTATGCACCAAGTGCTATGTATGGAGTACTTCATGACTTCAGATATGTTAAGAAGGCAGATGGATCTTATCAGTTAATGAACTTTAGTGACTTCCAGAGAATTAGTTCTAATGAGTTCTCAACTCCTAAGGAATTAAGTGAAGCTTGGAAATCATTTGAGGATAACTCAGTTGCCAAAAATGTGAGTACAGAAAATGGAGTGATTTCTTATTCTGACAAATTCAAAGGGTTATGGAATGAGATGTATGGCAACGATCAGGAAAAGATTGATAATGAACTTGAATTTATGGAGAATGAGATTACCTCAGGAACTGAGAATCTTGTAGCCAAGATTGATGCCAAAATGCCTATGTATGATAAGTCAACAGCTTCTAGAAATGCATTACTTAGATTTGCTCTAAGACACAGAGAGTGGTTTACTATAAACATGCAGAACAGATGGAAGAGTCAGCATTATAACCTAAACACCCATAAATATGAGGAAGGATCTTACATCTCTTTGTCAACTTATATTAAGGACATGTTTAAGGCTTTCGAGTTTAAAAAAGGAGTAGGTAACTTCAAAGAGTTTAAATCTATCTATGATACATTAGATTCTCATCAACAAAAGAACTTACAAAGAGTTTTAGTTGATGCAGCTATTTCAACACTTTTAATTTTAGTGGGATCAATGGCAATAGCACCTATTGTAGATGATGAGGAGAATAAAGATAATTGGGCTATCCAGTATGCTGGTTACATGTACTTCAGATTAGCTTCTGAACAAATGTCGGTTGGTATCACGGGTATTCCACAATCAAAAGATGTTATCGAAGCACCATTTGTAGCAGTTAACTCAATGAAAGAACTTATGAAACCTTCTAACTACTCTTTCGATGAAGTTGAGAGAGGATCTTATGAAGGACATAGCAAGTTATTTAAACTGATTGCTAAGCAAACTTTTGCAAGACATTACTTTGATACAGTTCATGGGGTAACCCAGAAGTCAGATTTCTTCAGATTGAATAACGAATGGACCCTTATGGGAATGAGTAAACAGTCTAAGAAAGAGAAAGAAGAGCAAGCCAAATATGAAGAAGAATTAGCCAATACATTTGGAGGTCCTGATAGAGCAGGAATGAGATAAAATTAAAGCCTACTAGTATAAACTGGTAGGCTTTTTTAATATGTGTTGTATGGTAACTCTAGTTACATTGTCTAAGGGTAGATTTGACGTTAGAAGCCAATCTAGGTAGTATTTAGGCACTTCTGAAAGTGGATTACCCTTGTGTTTACCTATGGTCAAGATATGGTCTACATTGGGCTCTATTGCAGCCTCAACTCTCATCTTTCTTTCAACTAGTTCATCAAGGTGTCTCTTCGTTATCTCTTCACCTTTTAAAGGGGTTCCAGAAACCATTCTATCTTTGTAGAAAACTTCATAACCAATTCCTCTGTAATTTTCAATAGTGATGTTATGCATATCCCCAAACTTAGCCAGGTTTCCACCAAAGTCAATGAATAATCCAAGTTTACCTTCAGAAGGTCTTACAAGTCTTCCATAGATCTGATAGAATACTGCTAAGGAGTTTGTGGGTCTCCCCATTATCACAGTATCTAATCCAGGAAAGTCAAATCCAACTACCAAAGTTGAATGACAAAGAACAACTTTCACAACTCCAGATTTAAAATCTGAAATGATCCTTTCCCTGTCTTTAGTTTTTGTTTTTCCATGAACTACTTCACAAGAGCTACCTAAAGCATTTCTCATGATCTCACAGTTTTCCACAGAATCCATGAAAACCAAGATAGACTTTCTATCTGGCATTAATTGTTTAATTCTTTTATAGATCCTGTTGTTGATATTCTGTTCTTTATTCCTATTGACTATAGCATCTTTGTCATAATCATTTCCTGTCGAGTTAAGGAAAAGACCTGTAGTATCAAACTCATGCTGTTCCAGTTGGATATCAGCCCAGAATTTATTTTTTATAAGCTCCTCAATTTGAGTAACATGTGCAAAGTCATCGAAGATTTTAGGGAAAGTTGATGGTAACATCTTTAAAAGATACTCAGAAAAACCGTTTGGTCCTGTCTGTGAATCGAGTCTGAATGGAGTTGCTGTATAACCCAATGTATATTTGGGCTTCATCTTACTGATAAATTTCTTCAGCATTCCACCATTAGCATCAGTATTAATGTGACACTCGTCTATGATTAGCAGCTTAGTCTTGTTATCATGGAAGACTTCTCCCAAATCTTTGATACTTCCAAGTGAGGCATATGTTACCTTACTAATTTCTTTTGAGTTCAATTTTGCTGAGTATATAGAAGCCTGACCTCCATAGTCAACAAATTTTTGATAGTTCTGCTTTAAGATCTCGATGGTTGGACTGATAATAAGAGCCCTATCACCATAATCATGAACCGTTTTAGCCTGAAGTAAGGATTTACCCCCACCTGTTGGAACAACGTTGATTTTTGAACCTTTTCTAGAGCCACTAAGAAAGTTCATTGTGGCTGAATGACTTTTGTTTTGATAATCTCTAAATGTAAACATATACTTTTAAATTAAAAGCCCACCTTAATGATGGGCTAATTTTAGTTTACTTCTTCTACAAGAACTTTGATAATGCCTTGCTTCAAAGAAGCTATTTGTGAAAAAGCTGCCTTGCTAAGGTCAACGATCTTTGGAAGCCTAAAAGGTCCAGTGTCGGTAACTTTTACAATTACACTCTTTCCATTCTCCGTGTTTGTGATTCTCAGTTGAGAACCAAGTTTGTACACATTTGATGCACACGTCAAGGCAGATTGATAGAACGTACTTCCGTCTGCTGCCTTTCTACCGTTATATTTATCATGGTAGAAGGTTGCTTTCCCAGTCTTCTGGGCAAAAGCTATGGAGAATAACATCATCGTTAGTGCTGTTAAAAATTTCTTTAACATATTTTCCGATTTAGTTACTTTGTGATGACACCAACACATATCCTCTTTTTAAAGCCGTCACAGGACGACAGGTGCTTGTTTTGTTATCTTTAAAAAATAAAGGTGCAAAGATACAAATAGTATCTGATACTCACAACTTTATAAGAAAAAGTATTATGGATTGTTGATCTTTTCCTTAAGAACTTTTTTTATTTTGTCTTGGAATTCTTGGTCTCCCTTGGCACTGCCAGTGAAGTAAAAATCCGAGTTTGCCTTCTTTGGAATCTTCAACTGTGATAAATCCCATAGCCATTGGTCTTCTGAGCTTCTGGTAGGACTAATGAAGAAGTGAGTCGGCAGATTATAAGTCTTCGTGAACAACTCAAACAGTCTACTTTCCTTTAAATGAAAGTGAATAGAGAAAGCTAAAGATTGACCTTTCCATATTAGATTATCCAATCTCATAGTGTATTCTCCAGAGCTTGAGATATAATTCTCAACCACCGTTTTGATAGCTTGAGGACCAAAACCTGTTTCTTGGATAAACCAAACAAGTCTCTTTTGAACCTCTAGGGCATTTCCAGTTTCCTTACCATCGTACTCATAGAGAGCAATAAGTTCCTTGGTTAGATCTCCAATGTCTTGAGTTAAGTCTTTAGTGCAAAGAGCATCTAAGAAAGCTTTACCATTCTTGGTTAATCTAACTGATAAGTGAGGTTCCTTAGGAGCTTTTAAGAATGTCACCAATCCCAGCTCCTCATACTTACTGAAATCAACCCCTTCTAACAACACTCCCTCTTTCTGATTTACCTTAATAAGAAGGTCCAGATCTAATAGAGTAAGGTTCTTTTTGAATAATAGTTCATAGTTTATGTACATAATTTTTGATTTTATTGAAATGGATCATTATTTTCTGTTACATCATACCTGCCAAATATCTCTGGTGTAGCATCCAGTTGAGGCAATACTTCATGGTCTATATAACTTGTAACCATGTTAGAGTTCAAACCTCCATGTAGCTCATCTATCCAAAGATCCAAAATGGTCCCATCATCATCTTCTCTTAATTTAATGAAGTGATAAAATATAAGTCCTCTGGTTCTAAAGGTAGATGATCTCTTATCAGGAGTCATCTTATATTGATTAAAGATAGAGTACATGTCCTGAGGAACCACCATGTGTTCCTGTAATCCGAATTTAAACGGATTGTGAACCACTAAGATCACATCAGATAACTGGTAAAGGAAATCCGACTGATACAGGTCACCTTTCTTTGGAGCACTATTCTTTGCATTTTCCCTGTCTTCGATGTTTCTGTTCAACTGAGAAAGAATAATGAAGGATACATTGTCATACTTATTTTTCAGGATGTTGATATACTCAATCAAGTTATCAATAGCATCCTTTTTACCAGCCATAGTCTGCTTTACTAGAGCAATGTGGTCAATGGTGATAACAATGTGTTCAACATGTTGGTGAGCTATAATAAAAGCTTCAGTGATTTCAAACCAGATATGAGGATCAGTTGGGTTCTCAAAGTATTTAATTCTAGGATCAGACTCTCTTTGCTCTACGGCTGCAAATAATTGCTCTTCTGCTTCAGTGAAAGGATTAGTTCCAAGTAAATCAGATATCTTCTTTCCTAAAGTGTTTTTCAAGGCTCTCAGGAAAAGCTTAAAGACAGACATCTCATAGTTATTCCTAAGTACAAGATAGTTCTTTGCATTAGGATTTAACTCTTCATTTAGGATATCATCTTCCAGTTCCTGCATCAAAGTGGTTTTACCATGCCCTGATGATCCTGCTATCCCGAAAACGGTTCCAGGAAAAAGTCCTCCTAGTAAAGCTTGATTAACAAACTGCTTTCTAAACTTAATTGGCTTTAACTTACCACTTTTAAACTCTCTTAATCTTTGGGCTGCCCTCTGTACTAACTCCTTAGAGTCTTTAATGTAAACAGGACCCTTTGGTTGTTCTGGCTTTTGTAATAAATCTGCCAGTGCATCTTCAGCTATAGCCATTAGTCTATTTTTATGTTTTGATTATTGTATGAAGTTAAAACGATATGAAACTTTTTATCATAGTGGTCAGTTACTCTAGTTAAAAGGTTTTGCTTGACTTGAGTTGGCTGCAACCAAACAGTAAAGCTGTTTGAGAAATGATAAAGGCTTCCTGAGTATCCAGATAGGTCTTTAGCAGCCTCATAAAGAATTTCTATCCCTATCCCCCTTCTTCTTAGTGCTAAGTATTTTTCTCTATTCATTTTGCAAATATATATAAAATTATTGAGACTACCAAAAATTTAACATTATTTAATAAAAAAACAAGGAGGTAGACTAAAAATCCACCTCCTCATCAACAAACAATTAATAATTAAGGCAAGTTGATATCAACTGGTTTAGAGTTGTCTGCCTCATAGTTTATAGTACATCCTGTAGTCAGTAGTGTTCCTGCAATAGAAACAGCATTAATAAGAGCTGTTTTGGTAACAAGAACTGGGTCTATGACTCCATACTTAAAGCCATCTTTGTAGCTTTCTGTCATAACATCATAGACAATGTTTTTTGATTTTTTTAGAATTTCTTTTTCAATTTCTTGAGCATCTAGCCCAGCATTACTCACAATCTGTCTGAATGGTTCCTTGATAGCTTCCAGTAATACAAGTCTACCTTTATTCACATCCCCTGAAGATTTGGAAATGTCAGTTTCTTTAAAACCTTTATCACCAATTCTAAGAAGGGGAGCACCACCACCAGGAATGATTCCATCAATAAGAGAAGATTTAACTGAGTTTACAGCATCTTCAACCCTATCTTTAAGCTCAATTTTTTCTACATCTGAGTAACCACCAACCTTGATAACTACTACACCACCTTTCAATCTTGCATATCTCTTTTCTTGATAAGCCTTGATTTCTTCATCAGCAGCATTTTCTAACCTTTGTTTTACATGGTCAATTCTATCTGCAATGTATTCTTCTGATCCGAATCCACCAATGATTGAAGTATCGTCTGACCCAACTATTACTCTTGCAGCTTTTCCTAAATGTTCCTCTCTGATGTCTTGTAGTCTGATTCCTGTTAGATTGCTGGCAAAGATACCTCCAGTAACAATAGCAATATCCTCAAGGTAATCTAATCTTCTGTCTCCAAACTCTGGTGCTTTAACTACAGCAACCTGTAGAGCTCCATTCATCTTGTTTAAGATCAGTTTCTCTTCAGCTCTGATATCAATATCTTCACAGATAATTAGAAGAGGTTTATTTTGAGCTTTAGCAGCAACCAACTTAAGAACTTCCTGGATCTCATTCATATCATGGATTACATAATCACAGATTAAAACATAAGCATCAGTAAAGTCAGCCGTTCCTTTTGGATTATTCATGTAGTAAGGGTTGTTGTAACCATTCTTGAAGCTGATACCTTCTACTTTCTCGTAGTAAGACTCAATGGAATCTCTTGATACTTCAATAGCCACATTTCCATCTTTGCCAACTTCTTTGTAGACATTAGTTACAAGTCTTGCAATTTTGTCATCTCCGTTAGCTGAGATATAAGCTACTTTGTAAGTCTGTTCAATATCGTCTATGGAAACTGAATAGGCATCCAAGGCTTTTACTACTTCATGTAGCTGGATATCTAAACCTCTTTTTAACATGATTGGATGAACACCTGACATGATTGCTGCCCTACCATACTGAATAACAGCATTAGCTAAACTTGTTGCTGTCGTAGTACCATCTCCTACTTGATCGTTTGTTTCCAGAGCTACGTTCTTAATCATCGTAGCTGCAATATTTTCTACTACATCTTTTAAGACAATAGATTTTGCTACAGTAACCCCATCCTTAGTTACATGAGGAAGAGATGATCCAAAACCATCTTCTATAAGAACATTCTGTCCCTTAGCCCCCATTGTAATCGTTACTGCATCGTTGAATTGTTGTGCTCCTCTAGCTAATTTCTCCAGAGCATCTCCTTTAAATAAGATTTGTTTTCCCATCTTTATAATATATAATTTATTTCTTTATTCCTGTTGAAAGTTCCCCCTTGATTGCTGGGTGAGACTTATAATCTTTTAGTTTGAAACCTTTGTGATCTAAGGTGTTTATTAATAAGTCGATTGATACATCAGTTAACTTTGACCAACCTTCTCCTTTTGCTACCACTTCCAAAGTTGGCAATGGTTTTGGTTCCCTTGTAAGCTGCTCATCTATCTGTTCTTTGTGGTTATCATAGATGTGTACATCCCCAAAAGTGTGGATAAAATCTCCTGGAACCATATTACAGATCTCACATAAGATATGAGTAAGTAATGCATAAGAAGAGATGTTATAAGGAACTCCTAAGAATAGATCAGCACTTCTTTGATACATTTGGCAGTCCAGTTTGTATTCAGGAACTCCTGCACTATCCAATCTTTCTTTATCTACTGGACCTACTCTTCTTACTTCAGTACTTTCAAAAATAAAAACTCTTTCTGCATGAGATAAAGGTCTACAATTAAATTGAACTAAAGCATGACAAGCATTCAAAGCCATGTCATTCAAGGTAGTTGGGTTCCAAGCTGAGATAATCAGTCTTCTTGATAAAGGATTTGTTTTCAGTAAATGAATCAGCTCTTTTAACTGGTCAACTGAAGCTGTCTGTTTAGAAGATAAATCAAGTGGTAAGATTCCAATATCTTTACAGATGTTTCTCATTTCAATCAAAGTTTCCTCCATATTTTCCATAGCTGCTGGAGGAATGTTGTTTACATCAACCATAAAGAACTTACCCAGGTTAGATTCAACTCCTCCCCAACTTCTCCAAAGCCATCCATACTGTTTACCACAATCTCCAAGTGTATACCCAGGAGGCATAGGAACTAACCTTGTAGCTTGATCTTTAACTGCTGCTTCAAACTCTTCAAAAGACCAAAGATCTTCAGCAGGAAATCCAGCTCTATCACACATTTTTACATAGTAACTGTAAGAATCTTCATTCCAAATGTCACATCCATTTTTTACAAGGTATCTAATGTTAGTATCACCTCTTAAGAACCAAAGTAACTCAGTTACAATATTTTTAAAGGAGATTTTTTTTGTAGTCAGAATTGGAAATCCCTCAGACAGGTCATGTCTAAACTGATATCCAAATAGACTTGTTGTACCAGGCATCCCTTCCCTGGCTGGAGCCTTATAGGTTCCTCTTGTTTTTACGGCTTCTGCAAGCTCTAAATACTGTTTCATTCAAATATAATTTCGTCTTCTATTCTAGGTAGTAATTTTCTAAGGTCTTTGTCCGTCAATAGAACAACATCACCTTTAACTATTTTTGAGCCTTTTATGGCTTCAGCTTTATACTGTATAATATCACATTCATCTTCCTTTGGACACCAAGAAGTTTCTGGATGGACCCATCTTGAATAGTGAATGTCTATGTGAGCCTTAACGAAGTGTTTAATTCCATCTACTTCAAACTCCAATTCCACGATTTTACTATCGTAGTAATTATGCCTTCCCCTCTTAGGAGACTTATCAAAATCCAGTAACTCATTAAACTTTATTATCGTCATGATCTATTCTTAGTATTACTTTACCATCTGAGTCAGTTAAGAACTCAGTCTTGTTTTTATTAATCTCCACAACTACTTTGGAGTTATAGACATTTTCCAAGGTCACATCAGTATCTCCAACTGAATACACATGTTTATTTTTTCTAAACAATTCTCTAAAGAACTTTCTAATCTTTTTCATACTGCAAATATAAGGAAAAAAAATGACACTTGCAAGTTTTACAAGTGCCAAATTAGTTAATCTTTTGTTAAAATTCCCTCTTTTTCAAGGATTATTATTAGTTTTTGTTCTAACTCATCCAGGGTTCCGTCATTGATGATCGTGTAATCCCAATTCTGATAATTATCAAGAGCATACTCTGAAATTGGTTCATTCTGTCTCATGTCTTTTTTATAAGCAGCTTCTGCCTCTTCTTTAGAGTATCTCCCAGCATTGAATCTATAAACCTTACCAGTTCTATCTTCTTTGTCAGAGAATTCATGTTTACCATCTTCTGTATCTTCAAGGAATCTATAGAACCAAGGTCTCTCAATTCTAATTAGAATACCTTCTCTATCTTTAATAGCTTTAGCTTCATTAGGGAACCTACAATCAGTTATGATCCAATTAGGGTATTTGTCTGGGGCATTTTCAATACAATCCTTACACATCCATTGTCTTTTATATCCAAAGAAGGGTTGTTTACATTCTAAACAAGAAGGATGTCTGTAAACTTCTGACCAACTTTTAAGATCATGAGCTTTAGGTTTTTCAAATGGTTTATAATCTGACATCAAACTATTGACCCAAATTTCAGGATGTATCATATCTCTCATACAATCAGTTCCAATAACTTGAAGGAGTTTCCTTGGAGTCATTCTAACTAACTTAGGAGTGTAGTATCCTCCATGACTTTCCTCAGCTTCTTTATAAGTTGTATAATATGTGGTATCAAATTGAGAAGTTATTTCCCATTTATCCCATACTGGAGGAAGAATTCTATTTTTAAAATCTTCATCTTCCAGTAAGCTCCTATCTACTCCAAGTAAAAGAGCTACTATTTGCTTTAGTTTCTCAGCAAATTTTTTATTTTCCCAAGTATTAAAGTAAGTAACTTCACTACTGTGAGCAGTTAACCTTTGGATGATTTTACAAACTTCATCTTTACCCGACTGTTTCTTAGCCGACAAACCTATTATCATTTTATTTTTTTATTTTTATACGTTAAACCTTTATTCCACGGAGTTTCCCCCTTTTTAAATTCTCCATTAGGATTTGCTCTTATACCCTTTTTAGAGTTAGCATAACATACCTTGGAGCAATACTTCTTTATTCCTATTCTACTAGGACTAATTTTGAAGTTTTTCCCACATTGTTGACAGTCAATAAATGTGTTTGTATCCTGAGGAACCTTTCGTCCTTTCTTAAATGATGTTTGATTTGCAAAAGTGGCTCCATCACCTCCCCAAGTATAATTAAGGAGATCAAATCCCCAGGTTTTAAATTGGGAGATCCAATAAACTTCCCAAAACTGCCAATCGTCAATTGGAACCACATCTACCACTTCTACAATAGGTTTTAACCCTTTTTGTTTCAGAGAGTTTATCCAAGCTAATTTATGAGGAGTGTGCCTCTTAGCTCTATTCATATGGTTACTGAACCTATCAAGTACATTATTGGCTTTACCAACATATCTAACCTGATCTGTAATAGGATCTATCAGAACATAAATGTTTGTAGTTTCCATTACTTATCATAAATTACCACAGTTACATCACATTCGGATAACTCTTCCTGAATAATTTTTTTGATCTTGTTCCAATCACCACCAGCTAAACCAGCCCCAATCTGAGGTAGTCCAATATGTCTTCCTTTGAATCTATGATTAATCTTTCTCATACACAAAGTGAAAGCTTCATAATCAAACGGATTTTCAACCCCATCAACATGATTTCTTCCATACTTGTACTGGGTGTAAGCATTGACTATGTAAAAATAATCTTCATCAGGAATATCTCCTGTTGTTGTGTATTCACCTAACCTGTAAGCATAATCTATGTTTCCAAGTTTATTGATGTTCCCAGGATGTTCTCTTTCCATTGGGAATTTATCACAGTCGAAAGCTGCTGCCATTTGAGGAGCAATTCCTGCTCCCATTCTACAGAAGCAGTTGCACCCATGAGCTATGACTTGAAACATTCCTTGCTCAGCTAGTTCAATCAAGTCTCCTTTTATTTCTTTATATTTCATAGTTTTGTTTCATGTTGTTTAGTATGAGCTTCAGGGTAACTATTTCCATATTTTCTGATGTAAACATGTATATCATTAAGTTCACTTTCTATATAGGTTGGACATCTTTTCATCAAAGGTAGTTCATACCATACAGTTCCACTACCCTCGTACTGATAAATTTTTCCACTTTTTCTAGTAACAGTCATGACCCTGTTGTTATATGAGGCATGCTGTATATTATCACTCACAACCCACTTTAATAAAAGCCACATGACTAAAGCCATTATAAATGGCAACCATATTATTTCCATATTATTTATCTAATCTTAAACCTACACAAACTGGGAATCTTGGAATTCCGTCATCTGAAAACTCAAAGAATCTAATCTCAGCCACCTGACCAATATACTGATCCTTATTAATCAAAATGTCTTTCTTTTGATCGTGACTGAATCTCATACCACAACCAAATGTCCTACCATCTTCCAGCTTACAGATAAAGCTTCCTTGATCTGATCTTTTCTCCGATGGTTTAACGTCAACAATCTCACAAGCAATGTCAATGAAGTCTTTAAACTTAAGAAGACAAGAAGATCTTTTGTTGATCTGATATCCTTCTTTACCCCATCTCACCATTGTTCCCTCGTAACCCTGCTCCAAGTATTCCTTGTGGGCTTCCAGTAATTCTTCCTTACTGTTTACGATCTTGGTAGGGACCAGTTCCACATGCTGCAAGTTTCCATTATCAATGATAGTCTTTAGGATAATGTATCTATCCATAAACCCTGCATTAGGTAACACCATATCATACACATGGTACTTTACCTGCTCAGATTCCCCAGGTCTATACTTCTTAATAAGCTCCATATTCCTCTGGAAAGATTCTCCATGAGCATATAGTTCCCCATCAAAGGTATCAGCCCACTCTAGTAACTCCTCTCCTATGTGATTCATACTCACAATAGGTTTGTTTTTCCTAGATACCAGCACTTCTTTGGTCTTCAAACATCTCATTCCATCAAGTTTCGGTTGAACACATACTGGATAAACCACTTTTTTCTCCTCTTTTTTGAAGTCTTTAGCCAGCATAGGTAGAACTAGATCTCCACCTTTGGCTTCTTCAGGAGTTTCATAGTATCCCTCTTCCAATTTCTTCTTAACTTTTGCTTCGGCTTCCAGAATAGCTTGTTCTTGAGGAGTAGTTTCATTCGTTTTACCAATGTTTTTACCAATACATTCACTTTCGTTGGTTACAGGATTATCACTTCCTACAATTCCACTCTCTTGAATGATTAAATTCTCTCTTGTAGAGATGGTAATAAATCTCAATTTCCCTTTTGAGTCAATTTTATAAACTGTTTTATTCATCTTTTTCTTTTATTTTAAAATATTCTAACCAGGCTGGCTCCATTGTAGTAGAAATAGTTAACCCTGATACTGCTTCTGTACTAAATAGAATGTAATCAGCAGCACTTTTAGTTGCATACACTATATCATAGATACTATTAGGACTAGATAGTTTTATCTCAATCCATTTTTTGTAGTCATAATTGGAGGTAGATGACTTAAATGATCTATCACTTTCAACCTTTACCTGATACTTATAGATAGATAGATCCTCTAGTACTGCCTCATAGTTCCCATCAGGTAAATTGAATAATTCTTCTACTGTCATGTTATCATTAGTATTAGCCAAATTAAAGTAATGTAGTGAGCCACTTGATCGGCTCCCACAATAACAAACCCATTATGGAAATCCTGAGTCTCAAACAGAGGTTTACTCAGTCGGCTGGTAATCCAGTCAGTCACATAGTGAGTAATGAAAATAAAGCCTGTTCCAAGAACCGTAGCCCAGAAACCATAGTGACACATCAACCAAACAAACCAGACCAAAGAATAGGTCAATACGTGCTTGAATAAGTCTCTATTAATAAATGCCCAACCTTTACCTTTCCCAGTTGCCTGATCATGGGTCTGTAATCCGAAATCTGCCAAGAAATGTATTAGCAGAATTTCAATAAATAATTGCCAACTTTCCATAATTTAAAATACTTTTTCAATTCCTGCCCAGGCTGCTCCAATAAACATAAGAATCATTAAGGTTCCAACGGCAATTGGAAAAACTCTTGGGTGCTCAGTTAAATATTCTGAAATAGCATCCATTTTATTAAATACCAAAGCCAGACCCATTGCAAGTAAAAGTAGGAAAGAAATTCCCACTAAAATCTGTAGTAAAATCATAATTTTATTTTTTAGTTATGCAAATATATGAAAAATCCCTCACATATGCAAGGGATTTAATGTTAAATATATGTTAAAATAAGTCAATAACTGTTAGATCTTTAGGTTCAAGTTCAAAACCATCTCTTCCGAAGTAAGTATCAAACTTACTATTAGTTGTATAAACCTTATCAAAATAGTCGGTTACTGGGTCCTGACCAAGCTCTTCAACTGTTAGGTGACTTACAGCTAAATAGATTTTACCACAGTTTCTTTCTTTCAGTAATTTGGCAAGACCTTTGAAAGTTCCACCATAGATGCACAAGTCATCGACAATAAGAATATCTTTACCTCCAAAGTCCTCTCTATCAACTATTTGAGTTAAATGAGTGTGACCTTCTTCAAACTTTCTTGCTTTAGAAGCAGAATAAGTTTCTCCATCCCATTGTAACTTGTCAGCTAATTTCATTAGAGGTTTGAAACCTCCAGCATCAGAAGACATTAAGATCAAGTTTTGTTCCAGGTTCTCATCAGTTTCTTTCAGCTCTTCTAGCACTTTAGAGATGAAGAAGTAGTTGTCCAGAATGTTTACATTGTCAATTAAGGCTTCTACAACTTCGGCATTATGAGGGTGGAAAATCTGAATTTGACTAAACCCTTGCATAGAATTCAAGAATTGACAAACCACTTTTAATCCAGCAGGCTGATTTGGAGCAAATCTCCTATCTGCCTGGGCATCAATAAGGTTTGGAATGCAAAGAGAGATTTTTCTTTTCTGTCTTACCAAAACTTCATTTATCTGAGCCAATGTCCAAAGATCATTATAATCATTAACTCTGAAAGTTAATTGTGTTCCAGTGTGAACAATTACATATTGGCTACCGTCTGGATAGTGTTTGATCTCATATTTAAGATCAGGAGAAGTTAGGTAGGTTGATCCGAATTCTAAAGATCCACCTGTTAAAGCTAGAACTTGATTGTCTTTTACTTTTATTTCTGTATCCCAAGGAAATCTCATATTATTTATATTTTTCGTTAAACTTTTTTAAAATGTCTAAAAGGAATGGGTCCAGTTTAGACTCTACATATCTTTTGTCTTCTTCTGTAATGTCGTTTCTGTAATTGGCAAAAAGCTCACCAACTATACTGGCATTTGTATCAGTATCACCACCAGCCTTTACAGCCGTCTCAATAGCCTCGTGAGTGTTGTTACACTTTCTTACTAGTAATCCTACAAAATCAATAGAAGTAGCTGCTGTGGCATCAAATTTTTTAAAAGGTTCTACCTCCATATCATTATAAGATGGAGAATCATACATGTCCATTATGTGAGAATACCCAACTAATCTTTTAACAGCAGTATAAACTTCATGAGAAAAGTGAGAAGTAAAGGCACTATCTAAAGCTAAACCCAAATGATCTCTTTCTGGAACATAATAGATTGGAGAAATTCTCATTAAGGCTCCATTTCCCCAAGAAGTTCCAAGAGTTCCTATTTTTGATCTCAACCACTTTTTGAAATAGCTTCCATAGTAATCTCCATCATACTTTAAACCAAATTCTTTGTAAACCCTTTCAAAATCTCTTGCCTGAGGATAATCGTCTTTCACAAGTAAACTAGCCGTAGCCAGAGTCATGATTGTGTCATCTGTAAAAGTTGATCTTTCATCATGAATGTTGAACTCAGAGAAATCTCCTTTGTATTTGAACTCATAGGGCTGCCCTGCTAAATCTCCCAGGATAGCCCCGTATAATTTGTTTTGATTCATCTTCCTTTTCCTAATTTTACTTCGTTTAAGACTTTATTAGCCATTGCTTCTATAATTTCTTCATCAGAAACAGTTTGACATAACTGAGAAAACTCTGTCATTGTCATATCAGTTCCAAACCATCTTTCTTCATTATCTCCTGAAGAATTGGTAACATCCATAGCAAACACAAAACCAAACCCTCCATCAGTTCTTTTTGCTATTGCATACTTTCTATTGAGCATAACCACAGGATTTGGATGGCTGAGAAGTTTACAAACTCTCATAAACTTCTCAAACTCCTTTTGATCTGGTCTCTCAAACTCATCCCAACCTAAACCTGCTTTCATTAATTTTCAGATAAATAGATCCATCTAATTAGTGATTGTCCAGGCATCTCAGGAAGAAAGTCTGTACTCCCCATATCATCCACAGGTATTTTAAAACCTATAGTTTTACCAAATACCACATTACCTTCTCCATCATATAAATCAGGAATAGCAATGAATGTAAAGTAGTAAGCATGATTCTGTCTTATATACTTAAACATAGCAGAAGGTTTTTGTTTTAATAAACATTTTTTAACTTCTGTCAGTGTTACTTCTGTCTCTTGCATTTTATCTCTTTTTATCGTTTGACAATATTAGTAGCATGAAAGCTACAATTAAAATCCAGCCCATACCTTAAAGTAATTCAATTTCCTCTATAGATTTAAACAAAGGAATGTTGAACTTATTACATACAATCTGGACGTTTCCACTTCTCCAGAATTCATCTGGGCAAATAACCATCAGTTTTCCTGAATCAGCTTTAAGACCAAGCTCCAGTAATGTAATTGGACTTTGACTGTTTGGTAGGAAGTTCATAAGAATGATATCAGCCTTTTCCATAGCATCTAGTTCCCAGGTTACTTGTTGAAAGAATTGAGGATCATCAAAGGTTTGTTTCCAGCTTGAGTCCCAATCTTCTCTTCTTGGAGAGTAGATATCAACATTAAAGTTTTCTAACTCTTTAATGACTTTCTCTTGCCAGTTATCACTATTTCCCATATCAATGGTTCCAGCCAGGAAAATACTTAATCTTGTTTTGTCTTTTGTAGAGATAAGCTCAGGTGCTCTAAACACCTGACTATCTCCTAATGATACTAATTTTTTCATTATACTAATTTGTTTACATTTTCTCTAATCACACTTAAAGAAGTACTTTTATAAAATTTTCCATTGTAAAATACAGGTGTGAGTAAGTTATCAAGATTATCTACATCATCCCAAGTTACTTGGTCAAGCAATTTTAGTCCACCATTTTCTCTCACAACTTTCAACAATCCTTTGGCAGACTTTTTAAGTCCATCGTCAGTAATTGGGTCTTTAAATATTTCAAATCCCATTACTTGGAATCCTCCAGCAAATTGCCCTAAATCAAGCTCTTTTTCCACATAAGTTGCTTTCATAGCAAATCCAAATGTATCACGAGTGTTGTACTGATAAGTGTAAGAACCAATACCAAATACAACATTGGTTGAAGCAAAGCCTTTAGCTTCTAATCTTTTACAGATTTCCTCAGCTCTTTCTGTTGTGATAGAATCACCATAAATGGCTCCAATGTGTGGGTCAAGGACTTTATAACCTTGGTCATTAATGGTTCCACCAAATACATCCCAAAGTAATTCAATTACTCCTTTTGATGTGTTATATTCAGGAGTATCTTTAATTCTTTCATAATAAGAATGTAAGGAACAATATTCTCCAATTTCATCATAGTATAAATATTCTCTTTCATTTGGTTTAGTGTACCAACCGTTATTAATAGGTTGAATATTTCCACAAAGAATATCAACTGGGTCTCCAGAATCAGGACGAATTACAAGTTTACCATCTCTTGCCATGATTTCATCTTTCAAGGTTGGTAATAAGTTTGTACACACATTCCATAAATCCCAGGTATCACTTACTACTGAAAGAATACCAGTAGGATACGTTTTCAAGAGTCTTCTAAATGTACCTAGTTCATCCTCTTTACTACCAGCACACATTACACTATGTTCAGTAGCAGGAACAGACCCAGCTAAAAGTTCAGGTTCATTGTAGTAATGAGCAGCACCAAATAAAGTAGGCATTGAATCAGTACCATAGAAAGAAGTTAAATGACCTAAACCAGAAGCAATAGTAGCTTCAACAGCATCAAGACCTCTCATAGAGAAATCATGACCTTGCCAGTTAACAAATTCAATTCCTTCTGGATTGGTTTTCTTAGCCCATTTGGTTAAGATCTTTTTGTAAGCCAGTGCAATTGTGGCTGAAGTCATAGGCTTCCATAAGAATTGACTTAAGATAGATTCCAGGAAGTTAGGTAGCCAGTAGAACTGAGGAAACTTTGGACTATTGTGGATTGTAAGCATTGGAACCTTAATTGGACAAAGAGTTCCTTCTTCAAGGGCTCTAATTTCTAATGGAAGAAATCCTAGATCCCATAACTCTTCAAAGTGAGTAGTATCATAAGGAGACCCGAAGAATCGTGTTAGCTGCTCTCTAATTGGAGCAATAGCAGACTCTTTTAATTGGTTTAGTAAACCTTTGTTCATAGTGTCTGCAAAACCAACTCCTGAATCTGTTACAATTTTGGCTCTTTCTTCAGTAAAGAAAAAGTTCTCATCAAAGTGCTCAACTAATTTCTGTACAGCTAATTGTACTCCGAACACCACAACTCCATTTAAAGCTTGAACAGCAGCAGGAGCATATTTATTTCCTCTAGGTGTAAAGTTTGAGAACACCAAAGAAGTTCCAACTGGATACTGTTGGTGGTGAGAAAGTTTGTAAGCATCTGTAAGTAGAATTGAGCTAAGTGGATAAGTTTGTCTTGTCATAATTTTATTTGTTTCTTGTTATATTTAAAAGTTCTTTGTTTGTGTAATAGAAGCCAACTAAAGGAGGATTCATTCCTAGCCAATATTTATTGTACTTCCAGCAGATGTATCTAATCTGACGTTCGTCTATTTCTTTCAGCTTTCCAAGTAAATTAGGTTTTGACCAACCTGCCCTGGAATGAAAGAAAACCAATAATTCTTTGTTTACTTCTGTAAACCCTATCTTTGGTATTTCCATGATGCAAATGTATGCAAAAAAAATGAGACTCACAAGAGTCTCACTGTTAAAATTTTGTTAAAGTTTAAGAATTGAGTAGGTCATCTTTAATTTTATGAACCAAATCATAATGCATTACTGTCATTTCATTGTTCCAGGCAAGACCCATTTGCTTTAAGTCGTATTGTTTTACGATTGTCCCATAGTTCTGGAGTTGACCTTCAACGGTAGGATACCCCACAACGTAGATACTGTCAGCCAGTTCTACAGCAAGCTCAAGATCATGGGTAGAAAAGATGATTGTGTTAAACTCATTCTCACTGGCAATTCTTTTGAAAGCATGTTTCACACTTTCTATATTACCAACATCCAGACCACTGAACGGCTCATCCATAATGATGAAATTCTCAGAGCTGAACATCTGTTCAAGAATGGCAACTCTTTGTCTCTGACCTCCAGATAGTTGGCTTGGATACTTATTCACATGATCTGAAAGTCCCCATTCAGCCACCGAATCATTGATCTTTTTCAGTTTATCTTCTTTAGAAAGTTCACTCTTTCTTAAGGCAAATAGTAAAGCTTCCTTCACTGTCTTGTTTCTAAAGAGTGTGTACTTCTGGTTCACGAAGCCCACATCACCCTCTTCAACGATCTTTGCCTTAGTCGGATCACCATGCTCAGGGATTAGAATTGTACCTGTACAAGGCTTAACCAAACCAGTAAGGACTTTAAAAAGTGTAGATTTCCCTCTTCCTGATCTACCAACAATGGCTATGATCTGCCCAGTGATGGTCCCTTCTCGAACAACATCTTTCTCAATCATGTTGATGTCTTTAATAACATCTCTTCCATCATATTGTACACTTACATTCTCAGCATACAGAACTGTACTTTCTAATTTATATTCCATTTTAAAAGTTTGAGTAGGTGAATAAACGTTTTCTTAAGAAGTTCAACCCAGCATTCAATAGAACACCTATGAACAGGATTACTAACTGAAGAGCAATGATCTTGCTGTGATTCATAAACTTGTCTGAGTTCTTGATAAGGAAACCAAGTCCTCCAGAGGCTGCTAGGATAGATTCTACTGTTACAAGCATCATCCACACAATTGCCAGGTTCTGTCTAATTACGTCAAACAAGTAATCAAGTCTTCCTTTGATAACAACTTCCCAAAGAACTTCCCAACGGGAGCATTTAAGGGTCCTTGCATGGTCTATTTCCTCTTCTGGGATATCTTTAATCATTGCAAGTAAGGAAGTGGTTAAATAGGTGCTCATAAAGATCACCAAGACCCACACCTGCATTGTTCTTGCACTCTCGATCATCATAGCTAGATAAAATGTAATTCCAGTAAGTGGTAGGAACCTTAGCTGACTAATAAAAGTCGATAGTGGTTTCAGTAAGGGAATTGGTGAAAGGTAAGCTATAATAGATGAAATGATAATGGATATCACAATTGAAGAGAAACACAGAGATAGTGAACTGAATATATGAGGAACTAAACCTTGTTGAAGTAAAGCTACAAAACCACTCCCTACACTAGCTATTGAAGGAAACAGGCTCTTTCCAGTAGCACTATATATTGTCCATGTTAGTAAAATTAAGAGAAACCAACCTAAGTAGATCAATGTTCCCTGTCGTTTAGTTGCTGTATTGAATGGTTTTAGTAGCTTTTTCATTTTTCTTATTTAAAGTTGTAAGTTAGACCTGCTGTGATGTAATTTTTGGTATTCCAATTGCTGAACTGCAAGTAAGGTGCAACTGGACCAAATGATTTTGAAACTCCGAACCCGTACTCTAAGAATAGGTTGTAGTTGTCAAAGTAACTACCAACACCTAAAAGAACGTAAGGATCAACCTGGTTGAAGTTTAGTGTGTAGGCAATTTTACCTTCATACCAGAACTTGTTAAAGTTAAGGTCATTTGTACCTAGTACTACCCCATAGCTGAAGTTGTCTTTGGTATACCCACCCTCTACAGAATAGAACGAAGAGTTCTTGAAATCATTGGAGTTTGTAACAGATAGCCCTGTTGAAGCATAGAAATTTCCTTTTTCTTGTGAGTAAAGACTCATTGATACCATTGCAAAAGCTGCAAGTAATAGTTTTTTCATATAGATTTAAATTTAAAAGGGGGAATTTCACCCCCATTGTTGTTTATTTTAAGAAAGTGATTACCACTCTTCTGTTTTTAGCCTTACCTTCGGCAGTTGTATTGTCTCCGATAGGTTGAGAGTCTCCTTTTCCAGTTACAGATTGGAATCTGTTAGCAGGAATTCCTCTTCTTTGTAGTTCTGCAACCACTGAATTGGCTCTTTGCTCAGATAATTTCTGATTTGCATCTGAATTACCAGTGTTATCAGTGTGCCCTGACACTTCTAGCTTAGTATCTTCAGCTTGAATTAACAAGTTATAGATTTTTTCCACATCTGCATTAGAGCTTGACTTGATATTTGAGCTACCAGTGTCGAAATTAATGTTCCATTCTCCAGAAGCTACTACAGTTGAAGCTGATTTTGAGTAATCTGCCTTGTAAGCCTGTCCACTTTCAACATCATTGATGTTTTTTAAGAAGTAAAGGTTCACAGCTTCCTCATATGGAGTAACATTTTTAACGTTTGCATTGAAATCGAATGGATTTAGAGTAGTAAGATAGTTAGATACCTGAGTATATACTGCCTTATATCTGTTAGTTCCATCAGTTATACCATAATACTGCATTGCATCTTGGTAATTAAACACCCTGGTTCCACCCATGTTGTAAGAGATACCTCCCTTAGATCCAGTCTGACCTTTGAACATGTTATACCAATATTCAGGAGTTTCCAAGTTGAAAGTCTTAGCTGTAGTTTCCGAAGCAAACTTTCTCCACTCATCATACTGCTTCATTTGGTTTGTAGCTGTATAAGTAGCCTTTAAGATTCCAGAAATGATATTAGGATTCTTGTCAGCAAATTCTTTTACTACGATCAAAGTCGTTGGCATCTGGTTGTTGAACTCTCTTGTAGAAACGATATCAGTAAATCCTGACAACTTATCAAATACCATCTTGTCTCCAGGAGTCCAAGTTGCACATCCGTCTACTTTCTTGTTAATGGTTTTACCTGTCAATTTACCATCTTTCACTTCTTTCAAAGGAACTGTCCACCCAGCAGATTGAGACTTGATTAATTCTTCAGCCGATTTCGTATAATCGTCATTTTCAGAAGCAACGAAGTTAACAGCTTCAGGATCATAAGTTGTATTATCTGGATTTACTTTAAGACCATTTGCAAAGGCATAGTTTACAGCAATTACCCAGTCACCATCACCAAGTACAGCAGAAATCAAAGCTCCTTTCATTGATTTTGGATCAGTCTTCCAGTTCAGTGGTCCAATCAACTTGTCCTCACCATAACTAAGACCTACAGCACCAACTACTTGTACGTGATATTTACCTTTACCAAATTTTTCATCTAGAGCTTGGTTCATCGTAGAGATGTAATAAGGAGCTCCGTCACCCATGATAATAACACCCAAGGCTGATTTATCAGAAGTAGGAACAGCTTTTCCACCATTTAATTCCTCAACGAATTTCATTTGCATGTTCATTAACTCTTTCACCCAGTCCTGTCTTACTAGAGATAAGTTAACGTTATTCTGCTCCATAAGAGATCCTTTTGTAGTTTCAGGTCCACCATTAGCAGCCGTTACTCCAGACCATCCGTTCCAGGCATACCCTGCAATTCTGATCTTTGGTTGAGATTCAACCTTTGATGATAGTGAGCTTGATGGAAGATCCAGCTTTGCAGAAGTCTTCACGTTATCTACACTGTTACCATCAATAGAAAGTCCTGCACTTGTTACTGAATCCTGAACCCTTAATCCAGGAGCAAAGAAATAGACTGCTCCCAGAATCATAGCTAATCCTACAACGGCAATAAGTGCCTCTGAGAATGTTGTTAGTTTTTTTGATTTAAAAATTTTACCCATTGTTTTGTAATTTTATCTTTTGTTTGTTAATTAAAATAAGTTCCCGAAACCACCTGATGATTGTTTATCAGATTCGGTTAGCCTATAATTAGGACTTGAGTATTGTTTAGCCTGAGGCACTAGATCCTGTCCACCAGAAATCTTGTTAGCTAGAGTATCTAATCTGTTAAACATCTCATCATTATCCACAGTGTACTCACTGGTTAACTTGTCAATGTCTAGTAAGTTCTCTGAAGTTCTAGCCAAGTCTAATGATATGGTGCTAGTTACAACTTCCATTGCATAGTCTAACTGCCAGTCTTTAGTGAACTGCATAGCTGATTTTGCTGCATCTGTAGCATCCTTGGAATTTTTAGCAAACTGATAATCTTTCTTCAACATGTCAATAGTCACATCGAAATCCTGAATTTTGATGTCCATAGCAGTTTCAGCCTTAGAAAGATTTCTATCCAACTTAGCCATAACGTTTGCTCTAGTTCCGTATTTCTGAACAAATGATTTACTTTGAGCTAATTGATAATCCAATCTCTGTCCTTCAGAAAGTTTCTTAGCAAGCTCATTGTCAATCTCCGTAATCTCATCTGAGTCTACATAACCAGCACCATGTTGCTTAAGCAATTCTTCTCTCTTACTTCTAAGTTTAAGGCAGTAATTCCTGATTGAGGTAATTCTATCCTGACAATCCTTACTGTCTCCCTCACTCTTATAGGCTTCACTTTGCATTGTGGTTTTAAGAGCTTTGATTTTAGCTTTAGATTCTTTGAATTTTAATCTTTGAGCAAGCATTTTGGCTTTTTGATCCTCCAATTCTCCAAAGGGGTCTTCTCTAATTAAAGCCTTTTCTGAGTTTTTAGCAAATCTTTTAAGTGCCTTAATGATTGTTGGTAGTAAAAAGAACAATCCAATTGCTGCTACTCCTGTTGCTGCCAGAGCTAAGAATTGACCAAGCATAATCATTACTGGAGGCAGAATATATGTCCAAATTAAATAACCTCCTCCTATTACACCAGCCGTAGCTACTGTTCCAAACACAGCCTTACCAACTGGCTTTAACTGCCCTCCACCTTGAGGGTTCAGTACAATCTCCCCATTATCCTTATTAAAGTGTTGTAAAATAGGATAATTCAATACTTTTTCTTGTACGAAATTTTGTTGTTGCATATTATTGTAAGTAATTTTTAATGTTATTTGCCACCTCTTCAATGGATGAAACTATTTCATTTCTGGCAATTTTGTTAGCTTCCAGCTTTAAGTTCACTTCAGATAGCACAGGATCAAATTGTGAATCTATGTTACTTAGTTGAGCTGTTTTCTGTTCCAATTCAGCCTGGAGTCTAGAGATTTCCGATTGAGTTGCTTCTATCTCCCCTTTTAGACCCATCTTACTTTGATTCTTCTGAGTTTCTATTTCTAGAGCTTTTGCCTTTCCTGCCGATTCAAATTGAGTGAACACTTTGTTAATTTCAGTAATGTAGAACTCGGAATCGGAGGCTAGACTTTCTGGAGAAATGCTGGGATTCATTGATTTACCTAGTGTGTAAGCCATCTTATATGAATCAGCATTGGTTCCATTGATAGATTTGATTGATTGATAGTACTCAAAGAAATCGTATCCCTGTCTGTTTAAAGAGTTGAAACCATTTCTGTAAGTTTCCTGAACTGCTGTCAGTACTGCTGCTAGAGCCCCGTTGTCTACATTTACTGTTGAAGTTGGAATCTCAGTCGGCATGCTTGTAGGAACATAGGTTTGTCCAGTCGGTATTGATGATGGCATTGTCTTAGGAGCTTCTTTTTTAACTTCTGGTTTTTTATCACCATCGTCTCCTGTTATAAATAAATCTTTGAATCCCATTGTTTAGTTGTTTTGATAGTGCAAATATATGTCAAATTTTTGAATTACACAAGTCTTTGACTGTTAAAATTTTGTTAAATGTACTATTAATTTTTTATACTTAAAAGTGATTCTATATAATCGTACATCTCTTTGTACTTTGGTTCATAAGCATAAGGTTTTACCTTATCATAGTACTCTCTCTTATATGCACTGAACATTCTAGAGTTGGTAAGGATGCTAAATTTCACATTAGCCATAATGTCACAAAGTTTCACAAACAGAGCCAGGTCATTCTCAGCCAGTTGGATGTAAAGCTCAATTGGTTTTCTCTCAGATCTGTTTCTACCTTTAAAGTCAGTACAAAGAAACACGATTTCAGCTAAAGCATTACTGTGTAGTTTAACCAAGTCATTATAAGAAAGTCTACCATCTTCAATTGAATCGTGAGCAAAGCAGCCAATGAATGTTATTTCTCTATCTGCTTTATTTTTCAATAAATGTTGAAACTTTGTATGTTGAGCTGAGACAGCATGAAGATGAAAACTATAAGGAAGAGTATCTGCATACTTTTGGTTTACTTCTACATCATGCAGATGAATGAAGTATTGAATTAAATTTGTCATTTTGTTTTAATTTTACTGCAAATATATAAAAAATAAAAGACCTATGCAATAGCACAGGTCTAGTTTAACAAAATTTTAACACTAATTAAGCATCACACGATTCACAAGTCGGACCGTAAGATTCTGTTTTAGGTTGTACAATATTAGATAGGAGCTCTTTTGCAACACTCTTACTTCTTTGGTAATAAAGTGTTTTTACTCCTTTCTTCCAGGCATCAATGTAAAGATGGTTGACATCCTTAACCTGCATCTCTGGAGGAATACTCAGGTTTAAACTCTGAGTCTGGTCAATGAATTGCTGTCTTAGAGCAGCCTGATCTATCAGAGCAAACTGATTAATCTCTTGGAATGTCTTAAATACGGCTTTTTCATCTTCATCCAGACAGTCTAAGGTTTGAACAGATCCGTGAGCAAGCATAATCACTCTCCAAGTTTCTTCGTTGTCTAATCCTTTCTCTTCTAGAAGTTGCTGAAGATACTTGTTCTTTCTCATGAAGTTACCCTTAGCTAATCCAGCTTTATAATAGTTGGATGTAAAAGGCTCAATTCCTGGAGAAACCTGCCCTAAAATCGAAGAACTCGAAGTAGTTGGGGCAATAGCCATCAAAGTTGTATTTCTTCTTCCATACCCCTTTAAAAGCTCTGGTTCACCGTAGATCTCAGCCAACTCTTTAGAAGCCTCTAATGACTGCTTCTGAAGCTGCTTAAAAATGATCGTAGTATAGCTCGTTGCAGGGATTCCCGTAAACGGAAGCATTTTGCTTTGTAGGAATGAGTGCCATCCCATAACACCTAACCCTAAAGCTCTGTGTCTTCTAGCAAATGTGTGAGCTGGTTTCATGAATTCGTTGTCCTTAGTCTTTTCTATGAATTCAGACATTACGGCATCCAGCATCCAAATGGCTAGTTTAACAGCATCAGTGTCTTTCCACTCATCATATAGTTCCAGGTTCATTGAAGCTAAGCAGCATACGAATGATTCTTCAAAGGTGGATGGTAAAGCAATTTCAGAACACAGATTAGATGAATTGATTCTTAGACCAAGATCTTTGTACACTTCTGGTTTACTTCTGTTGATATTGTCAGAGAAGAAAATGTAAGGTAATCCCTTTTGTTGTCTGGATTCCAGTACTCTTGCCCAGATCTTTCTCTTGTCCATGTCTCCTTCAATCATCTCCTGCATCCAATAATCTGGAACACAGACTCCAGTAAACAAGTTCTGAATAGGGCTACCTATATCTTTGATTGCCAAGAACTCTTCGATATCTCCGTGGTCAATGTCAAGATAAGCAGCAAAGGCTCCTCTTCTAACTCCACCCTGAGAAACTACATCCATTGTAGTGTCAAATAGTCTCATGAATGAAACAGGACCTGAAGATTTACCATTGTCGGTAATAGCTGTTCCTCTTTCTCTTAATTCCCCGAAGTAACCTGAAGTTCCTCCACCTTGTTTAGTTTGCATAATCACCTCACCACTCTTGGCTGTGATCCCCTCAATTGAATCAGGAACGTGAACATTGAAGCAAGAGATTGGCAAACCTCTTCTTGTTCCCATATTAGCCCAGACAGGAGAAGAAAGTGAAACCCATCCTCTTTCAATAACTTCTTTGAACTTCTCCTTTAATTCTGGTCTGTACAATTGCTTACACATTGCTGTGGTAATCCTGTCAATTGCATCATTGATTGTTTCTCCTTTCAAAAGGTAGCCTCTGTTAAGAACCTGCTCAGACTCTTCATTAAACCACCACAATTTATCTCTCATTTATTTTATTTAATTTATTAACACAACCCTTCTGAGTCCTTGAATCTTTTTTGAGCCTCTTCATCGGCTTTAGTCAGCTCCAATCCAACTAATTTCTTAACATCCAGAGAATCCTCAATGTATCTGTTTCCTCTGAAATTGGCTGTGATAGCATAAAGATCAGTTCCAGGAAAAGATGAGACGATGCAAGTTTTAAACTTTAATCTTTCTCCTTCATATTCTACAGTGAAATATTCACCCAGTTTTACAGGTTCTACACTTCCGAATACTACTCTGGTTCCTCCATCCATGTTAGATGAAGCTAATTGTGCTGCTGTTATTTTTAAATCTTCCATATTATATTAAGCCTTCTGACTTTTTAAATTGTTTATTTTGTTCTTCATTCACTAAAGCCACTTTTTTCCCAAGGACTTTTCTAACATCAATGTTAGTCTTATCACCATTAGACCCTTTGAAATGGGCTGTTACCACATATACCTGAGGAAAATCTTGGGCAGATATTGTACCGATTTTGAATTTAAGTGTCCAAGGTAAACCAATATCTAGAGTTACATAGTCTGATAATGTGACATTCTCTGTGGTTGTAAACCTGATCCAGGTTCCACCATCTCTTTCAGAAGCTCCTACTTGGGCTTCTACTACTGCTAAATTTTCTAACATAATTTTAATTTTTTGATTATACTTTAATATAAAGGGTTTCAGGTAGATGTCCGAAGACAAATTTTGTTACATGGCATAACCACACCTCGAACTTAAATAAATAGTCTTGAACCTCATACCATCCACCTCCTTCGTGTTCTCTTAAGAATTTTAAAGTTAAGTTGTAGTCTTCAAACTCTTCTAAAGCCATTCCAATAGATACTTTATCATCTCCTTGGGCTATTAACTCTAAAAGTGTGTCGGCTCCAGAAACCATTTCTAGTTCCCATTTTTCACCCTCCCACTTAGGATAGTCAATATACCATTTACTGTCTGTGTCTTTATAAAACTTGAATATTTCCATACTTTTCTTTTTTAGTTAATCTTCTTCCTCTTCTGAGGACTCATCAGTACAGTTACAAATTTCGTACCAATCTAAATCTTTACCACAATTCCAGCAGTAAAAATGGTTACCTGCAAATGTTGACATTAGAATAAATCGTTTGCTGTTATGCTCTTATCGTGCTTTGTATAAGCTGTTGGTCTTTTTGCAAAAAAATCATCCAGCTCGTTGGCAAAAACCTCTTCATCAAACCAAGCCATAGGCTTGTACTCATCAGAGGTAATATTAAATGCTTTTGCAAAGTTCATTTGAACTAAGGCTGTATCTATTCTGTGCTTCATGAAGTTTACCATGTCTTTCTTTGAGAAAAAATCAAGCTCTCCATTTTCGTAAATCCAATCTAAAAGTTTTTCCTCATATTGAATGTATTCTTTTACAAACTCATGAGTTGACTTTTCCAGTTCTTTCAGGTACTGTGGGTCTGGATTTTCTTCTTTGATCTTGTTTAATATGTAGATACCTGCATTTGCATGTACTTGCTCATCAATGGATGTCCAGGCAATTACGTTTGACACATTTTTCATGTAACCTTTGAACTTGGTGAATGACAAAATGTTAGCAAACTGACTGAACAGGGAAGAGTTCTCAATAACTATTGTGAAGAATAATAACTTCTCTACAATATCTTTTGAACTCAGGTGTTTTTCAATAACTTCTAATTTCTCTTGGAAAACAGGAGTATCTTGAACTAAAGTTAAGAATTCATCATTAAATCCTAAAACTTCAAGTAGTCTGGAGTAAGCCTCAGAGTGTCTAAACTCACACTCAGCAAATGTACCACCAAGACCATTAAATTCTGGTTTCGGAAACAGCCTGTAAAGATCTCCCCAGAAAGTTTTAACTCCTACTTCAACTTGAGCAATTCCTAAAAGGCTTCTTTTTACTACCTCTTGCTCCATAGGAGATAAGTTTGATTTGAAATCCTGGACATCGGCTGTGAATTCTAACTCACTGTGAACCCAGAATGATTTGTTGATAGCCTCAATAAAGGTCATCACTTCAGGGTATTCAAACGGTTTATAATTTACCCTTTTCTTTAAAATGTTCATAAAAAATTTTATATGTTGTTAACTTAATTAGACAAAAAAGCTCCAGGAAGAGTTGAATTATCCTGAAGCCTAATAAAATGCAAAGATACAAAATTTTTCCCTACCATACAAATTGTTGATAGAAAATATTAGTTGTCTAATTTGGAGTTATGAAGTTCTTTACCAGCTACGGAAACTGACTGAATTATAAGTTGTAACGATTTTTCAAAGAACGAATATTTTGTCTTAACATTACCTAAAATTATTTTTAAGCTTTGTAAATCTCTTCTGATCTTCATGTATCTGTCTTCAATATTTACAACTTTTTCAGCCTGTGTTATGGAGATCCCATCTCTGGTGGAAATTTCCTTTACTAGCTGTGAGAATAACTCTTTCCTGAAAACCTCATCGAGAAATTCTAATTCGTAAATGAATCTATCTCTAAAGGAAGACAGATAGACCATCTCCTGTGTTATCTCTTTTTTAATAGTTTCTAACAAAAGAAGATTGGCTCCTCCTGGAGCACTTGTGTATCTCTTAATGTTATTTTCAATAGAATTGATTAATCCTGTTACAGTTGCCATATCCTCTCTGGAGATACTGGTTGGTAACGAAACCTCGTTAACTCCCTCTATCTTATGTAGGATGGTATCTAAAACGGCTGTCAACTCAACATTATCTTTGACTTTTTCTTTGTTGCCCTCAATGAGCATCTTAATTACTCTGTATTCTTCTGAATCGAACATATAGATTGTTTTAAATACCCCTCCTAAGAGGGGCAGGATTATTAAAGTGTTAAGTCTGGTGCATTAGCATCAGCTTCAGCCTGAGCTTGATCTCTATGGATAGCTACTTTGCTATCAATCATAGTCATGTGAATCTCAATAGTGGCATTGAAAAGCTCTTCAGCTCTCTTACCTTTTGGAGACACATACATCATTACTTGCTCTGGCTGCATTTTAGGCATACCATTAGCCTCTCTTTCTGGTCCAGTCTCTAGTGGGAACTGGTTTAAAAGGATAAGTTCCTTTGTTTCTTCCTGAGCAATAGCTCCAGCCAACTGCATGTAAGCCATAAATAACCCAGCAGGGATAGTAATCTGTGCATCTGGTGCATACCCATAATCTAGAGGGTTAGTTACTACTGGTCTTTCTACTGCTACTTCTTCTTGTTTTGACATAAATATTGTTTTAAAATGTTGTTATTATTGAATTCCTAAGATTAATCTTCTATCGACTAGATAAAGATTCTTTTCTTTACTGATAACGATCAGATTTGCTCCTTGTTTAATGTAAGCAATTGATCCAACTGGATATGGGAAAGCAGATCCATCTACCATTGTTCCCCAGTCATGTACTTTTACTTCAACCAGTTCGTCTTCTGGTGTTAATCCCTCAACTCCAGAGTCATTATCTGTCTTTGGAATTAAAGGTTCAATGATTACTCTTTCATAGAGTGCTTTGTTCATCATATTTTTTCTATTTAATTTTTCTACTTCTGTTTTTACTTCAGCCATAACTTCCTGATCTCCAAATTCATTTAACCAATTTTCAATATAATTGGTGGTATTGTTTTTTAAATTTGGTTTCATAAATATAATGGTGGTTTAATATCCTCTACCTCCTGATAATGAGAAGGGAAAGGTTTAATTGGATATCCATTCTCGAAGAATCCATGATTCCATTCTTTAATACCCTGCTCGATAAAGGAACCATCAGTATTCAGGAATCCTATTCTATACTGTTTTTCATTTTTAAAAGGATTCCTCCTATCAGTATCGGCAGCATAGAATCCAGAAGGTTTCCAACCATTGTTGTTTTCAATCCCTCTCAAGGCAATAGGTCTCACTCCATATCTTGGCTTTAGATTAGATCTATCTGGAGCACTTTGTTCAAATCTTTGGTCTAGCCCTTTATCTGGAGAGTAGAGAAATAAAACTTCATCAGAGTTTACCCAACCTGAGTCAGTTACTTTGTCTTTTACAGTCACCCAGAGATCTCCCCAGGCATCCATGATTCTGCTTATTTTATCCATGTTTCTTGCCAAATTTTTCGATTATCAAGTCTCCAAGATCAGAACCTTCAGGTAAAGCTGATTTCTCAAGACTGGTGTTTACTTTGATGTTGAATACTTCAGAAAATTCTGATAGTTTCTTTTTCCATTTTTCAAGAGCTTTTGGTCCTTTGTCAGGATAGAAAGTCATCTTGCAATGTCTGAATGGTAAAAGTCTTTCTTCATTAATCATTTCAATTCCACCAACTGCAAGCCAGGTTTTACCATCTATGATGTTACACAGAAGAGCCGTTTTCTCAGACTCTACAATGTGAATTTCGGTTGTTTCAGGAGTTACTAAATGCTCTCCAAATAAACATTGTTTTAAGTTGAAGTCCACTAAGTGACTTCTGTCAAGTAGCCTTCTATCAGGAACATGTTCCCAGCTAATGAAAGGTCTTGGTTTTTTCATTCTCTTTCCTGTTGAAAGATCATATAAAATAATTTTACCTGTTCTGGTATCAAACTCATTATCAATTTGCCAGAATACAGTTGAGCCTTGCCATTTACTGGATTCACCAAGCTTATATCTTACTAAAGTGTCTTTCACCTTAATTGGATCAAAGTTGTTGAATAGAAATAAGGATAAGTTATCGTTGAAAGTCATTGACTCCAAAACTCTTGAAGTTTCTATGAGAGAGATACCAAGATTTTCTACTTGGTACTCTTTCATAACTTCATTTGGTTTAACCATTAAAGGTTTATCTTTCAAGTCCCTTCCTGTAGGAGGAACAAAATAACCACATTTTTCAACTCTATCACATCTTCCGAACTCTTCTGGTAAGTATTCTCCAGTTGTTACGTCTATAAACCTGGTAAAAGTGTGTTTCTCAAGGCAACTAGGACATGTAAACCTACTCCTTACACTGGTGTATTTTTCTAGTACATATCTATTAACTGGTCTGCTCGGTATCTTCCTCTCCTTTTGTTGTGCCATGATGCTTTTCTAAATAGTCTTTAAGTGTTAAAACTTCGATAAACGGTTCTGTATCATATGTTCCCATTGAAACAAAATCCTTGAAAATAGTTACTGTCGGAGTTTTCCACTTATGCTTAATCCTACCTTGTTCAAAGACAGTTTCACATAGATCATTTAGTTTACCATCACTCTGCTCTTTTAGGTTGTAAGTTGGAGTGTTTCCTCTCCAGTCTTTAGGTGACCAGTTGTATAAACCTTCCACTTCTAAATCTGGATAATTCTCTTTTACAATTCTTTTGTAAAGCTGAAGCTGTAGATAGTGCTTATCGTAGAAACCATTTTGAGATGATTTAAAATCGACAATTGCAATTATCGTCTTCTTTCTTTTGATGACCTTTGGCTCTCCTTTATTAGGTCCTGATTTCAAGGGCTCTCCCCACGGTCCTGACTCTTCAATCTCCATCTGACAAAGCATATCAACTGGTGAAGCTACTTTGTAGATATCAGACTTCATGATAAGTTCCAGGGCAAGAGGCTTTACATTGTATTCAATAACAAATTGTCCAAATGCTAGGACTGCTTTTCTAAGCCAATCTGAGTCTTTGTTTAAAACTTCAGTATATTCAAATCCAACAGTTTCTGGATGATGAACTCTAAAGTGCTCATAAAAGTTGTTCATGTTGATTTCAATTCCTTGAATGTAATCTGCAATTAGCATGTGCATCAATGTACCTCTGGTAGCCAGATAGTTTAGTTCACTTTCAGGATTCTTTCCCTCGGCTTTCAACCTGTTTCTCCAAATTTCTAAAGCAACTGTGTCTTCAGCATAACCATCTTTAATAAGAGTTGTAGCTGATGAGTAAAGTTCAACTTTTCCATCTTTGTCAACAGTGTAGTAAAATCTGTTAAATCCTTGTGAGAACCTTCTAATGAAACTTGCTGGTCTTGGTAGTGTTGGTGAAAGGAACTCAAATTGTCCTTCCTCAATAAGTATATCGTTCATTTAAAAAGTGTTTCAAATAGTGGTCTGCAAAGATACAAAATTAATTTGAACTGTGCAAATTTAATACTGTTAATGTTTGTTAAAAATCTGTGATAGATTGATAGAATCTCTCTCCTTTGTGTACCTGTGAAGGTTATATTCGATGAAAGATTCTCCACCAACTTTTTTGTATCTTGGTTTGTATCGTAATTCTACGATTATTGCTATCATAAGCAAAAATACTAATAATCCCATTTTATAAGTTATTTAAATTATATTATTTTTTCAAGAGGGTAAGAATTTATAATGGAACCTTTATTGATTACATAATCCTTTCCAACAGGTCCTCCCCACACTTCATTTGCTGCACTATTCAACGATTTAACTACATGATGCCCTGCAAAAACTTGCATCATTTGTACAAATAAAGCTTTTTCAGATTCAGTAAATTTAAATTTATGAAAATCTGAAACACTTTTATTGTATTCTTCTATTGTAGATTCTAAAAGTTTTTCTGCTGTCATAATAAAAATGTATTTCCGTGAAAATGTATTCCTTTTCCAAACTCTCCATCTTTAACGGCTGATGCATTAGAGTAGATAACACCGTTTCTCTCCTTGATCCCTGTATTGAAACAAGTACTATTGTCATGAATGTGACCAAAACAGTGAAGTTTTAGGTGTTCCAGCTTATCTATCTTAGTTCCAAGAGCTGAACATCCACAGTAGTAGAGCTCATTTCTCATAGAAGAAAGATCTAGATGACCTTTTCTTGGACCGTGAGTAATCAAGACGTGAGTATCATCAGGTATCATGTCCCAATGTTTAGCCATCTTTGCTCTAGGTGCAGAGAAATACCATGTTCCAAACTCAGGAGTCATTGCATCTCCCCAGAAGTTCAAACCATATACTGAAAAAGAATCTTTGTTTAAATACTCAATTCCAGCATCCTTACACATCTCTCTAACTCTCTTGTTCTCAAAGTAACAAGTAGCATCATGGTTTCCAGGAACAAATATCTTAATAGGGATAGGAAGAGACTCATACCATTTTACAAAGGCTTCCCACTCTACTGAATTAGATAATCTATCTCTACTATTGGTGGCATCCCCTGAATGAATAAGAATATCTGTGTGTAAGGGAATGTTTAGTTTATCCCATTGCTGATTGTGAGTGTCTGAGATGTGGTGTATATTTAAACCTATATCTGAAATTTTATGTCTCATTTAATTTTGTCTTTTACAATTCGTATTAATGCTTTTAAAGCTGCTGGTCGTACCTTGTGTATATCAAAGGTTGCTAGTCCCATATCCACAGGTTCCAAAGAATACACTTCTAAGAACTCTTCTTGTCTAATCTCCTTGATAATGCAGATGTAACCTAACCCATCTCCCCACAGAGTAAACTCAGGAAAGAGCTTGTGGGTTTCGGTAAACCAGTCAAAAGCTTGTTGCCATGTTGGGGCTGCCACGAAATGAGATCGTGTGACTCTGTTTGGACTGTAAATGGTAGAGTTTCCTCCATCCTCAGGATTATAATATCCTGAAATACCATCAATGTCAAAACCTAAATTTTTCAAGGCTACTGCCAAGTGATATGAAACGTAATTTTTATCTTCCATTTTTTATAATATCAAAATAACGTTCTTTTAACATTCTGACATACAAGTCATTATTTACTCCATAGTTTCCAATAGCCCACATATCGTTGAACTCAATACAGGTCTTTTGCCTGAACTTACCAAGCTTTCTGTAAACAGCCATATCAACTGTAAATGTTGATGGAAACCCTGGCAACTTTTCATCCTTCTCTTGAAGTAATTTCCATACATAGTTGTACATATCATCAAGATCTGTGACTAATTCTCCACTGTACTGTTTTATATCCACTATCTTATCTCTGAAGACATAAACTCTCCATTCAGATACGATATCGGGAATGACCTCTTGAACTATGATTTCAGCATCAGGATAGTGATGTTTATACTGTTGGTAGTTGTATTCATCTATTACAGTTCCAGTAAAGAGTTTGATCTGAGTCGGTTTGATAAACACAGGCTTCTCATATTGAAACTCACTCATTAGCATTCTCTTTTCCTCTCTCAGGTTATTTAAAGGAAGACGGGGTTGCTCAATCCCAACTCTCTTAAACACCTCAGTCATAAATTCAACTGAACCTACAAAGAGTCTCTGTCGGATCAAATTATCCCATTTACCTTCCTGAACCTCTTCCATAGTAACTAACTTGTAGTCAAGTGCCAGATCCTGGGCTCCATAGAGTGCACAGGCACAGTCGAAGTGATGAGGCATCCCATCTTTATTTTTCTGTATGTAAATCATGTCCAGGTAAGTATAATTCTTTTAATGTTTTAATAGGAACCATTTTTAAATGCTTTAATTGTTCAATGACTTCTAATCTAAGTTGTTCTTGCTGTGCTTCCAACTCTTTTATTTTTTTGAATATAGGGTCATTCACTTCATCTACTAGAAAATAATCATTTTCATGATATGACTCCAATTGAACAGGTTTTCCTTGCCAACCTTCATAAATGAACCTTCCATCCTTTCTAATCCCAATTAGTTTTCTTGGGTCTCCGTGTTTTGTTTGAATCATAACTGGCTTAAAATTCATATTATCCTTTATGAAATCATCAATGAATTTCTTAGCTGAAGCATAAGACTTCTTTGTAGTTTGATAATCAAATTTTTCGGCTGTTGTGTAGAAATTCTCTTTCTCCGTATCAAAGAAAATCTCCCAACCTCTGTACTCTTCTATAAGTGCTTGCATATTATTTATTTTTTATTACAACTATTACTTTACCATAAACCTGCTTCGTCCACCCATTGATGCTGCCTTTATTACTACCAATCAGTAAACCCTTTTCTGGATTAACAGCTTTGACTAAATGAGTGTAAAATCTACCTTTCACTTTACAGTAAACAATATCATCTACTGCACACTCTTCCCATGTAGTGGGAGATATCATATGATCCTGTCCTGATTTAATCAGTGGCATCATTGAGTTACCTTTCTCACTGGTAATAAAGGTTTCACCAGCCTGAAGTCTTTCTAGTTTATAGTTTCTTCCCATTTTACTTTTCTTTTAACATCCACATGAAAGCTACAAAACATACAGCCCCACAGATCATGCCTACTATTGTTGTTAGTGTCTCGTTATCCATTGTTTTTAATTATACTGCAAATATATGTAAAAAAAATGAGACCTGCAATAGGTCTCACTGTTAAAATAATGTTAAAATTAATTAAGAATTGTGTTTTTGATCTCAGGGATATAAGCTTCCTCATCCCAAGCATGAAGCACAATGTATCCTTCATCAACTTCAAGACATAGAATTGGGTCCAGAACTTCTGTGTTCTTTTTCACCTCTGCATTAAGCTTTGCCATGTTGATCTCATACTCTCTAGTATCTTCATTAACCACAAACGTTGGAATTTGAATTCCATTGGACTCAATGATCCAGTTTGTGAAGTGAGATTCAGGAGCAATAATCTTCAGGTTACTCTTGATGTAGTTAGTTTGTTTCTCTGTCCCTAAGACACTCTCTGAAGACCTAACTGAGAAGTATGTTAGCTGCCCTCTCACTATTCTGGAATCAATAAAGTATTTCTCTTGTTTGATTTTACTTTTGAAACCATTTAAGATATCCAGAGCAATAGAAGGAATCTCCTTTGAGTACATACAAGTTTCACCCAGAGTCAGATCATACTTCTTCATAATCTCAATCATAGTATCTGTTGGGATGAATTTAAATGTCGGATACTCAATGGCATACTTGGCAACTGTTTGCTCCAGCCATTTCTTTTCTCTAATCTCAAACTTTAAAGTTTCAATCTTTTTGTCTACTTCTGCTATCCTTTCATCAATAATTGCTTTGTTTTTAGGAGTAGGAGTGTTGACAAACCCGAATCTCTTCAAGTCTTCAGCCTTTTTAATTAGTTTCTCATTCTCTGCTTTATAAGCAGCAATCTTGTCTTGATAGTCCTTAATTCTTGTTTCAGAGTTTTGGACGATCCCTACTTCTTTAAGAAGCTTTTCTAATGAACTATTCATGTCCATCTTAATTGTGTGTGATGTAATTACTTCCATTCTATTTTAAATGTAACTTCAATTTTAATAACTCTTTCAAGTCAGAGGTTATGTTTTTAGTTTGGATAGTTTTATAAAGTTTTTTGGCTTTCTTGTCCTCGTTTAGCCAGACAAGAACTCTACCTCCAACTTCAAAACCTGCTTCTTCAAGCAAGATTTGATAGAATGAAAATTGAGCTGAATATTTCCCCATGTTATCCTGGATTAACCCGTAATCTGGATTGATGTGGAAGAGTGGTCCCTTTTTATAGGCATCGGTTAAAGCTTTGTTTGTCTTGTAGTCATATATGATGTACTTTCCTGTTTTGGTGTTATATAAAATACCATCACAAGTACCAGTATACCAGTGGGTAGGAGAATACATCTGTAATTCAGTGGCAACTGGGATTAAATAATCTGGTAAATCATTTATAAATTGAATGGCTCCAAGACTCTGTTTATCAATTGGTATTGGTCTCTCACATTCCTGAAGGAATTTCCATCTAACATAATCTTCACCAATCAAATGGACTTTACTTCCATGTGTTGTGGATATTGTACCTTCCCCTTCCCAGGCTAACTTCACATCATCTACTTCCAGACCTCTTTCAGCAGCCCATTTTGGAGCTATGTTATCTGTGTCGAATTCTTCATAAAGATGTTTCAGTAAGGATGAAACCGATTTAATAGGAGTAGGGTCACCCGTAATCCAATACTTATGACCCTCTTCCGTGAAATTTACTTTTTTAAATGGTTCTTTTAGTTTCTTATTGTGCTGTTTTATTGTCTTGTAATCCATCCAGAATCTCTTTTACTTTTTCCATAGAAACTATTCCTGTTTCTCTGTGTAGTTCGTCTCCAGCTTCGTTGACAAACACAAGAGTAGGAACTTTCCTAATATTGTACTTTATTGATTGTTCTGGTTCTAAGTCTGTGTTGATTGATTTGATGGGAAAATTTGCTCCATCTAGCATTGTTGTTAGTGTTCTGCAAGGAGCACACCAGTCTCCGTAAAATTTTAAGATTGTCATTAGAATAGTTGGTTTAAATTAACTGGTTTGTAATTTGCTGGTTTGATGACCTTTCCGTTTTCATTTTTGTGAACTTTTCCATGTTCATCAAGTTTAGTCATGTTATTGAAGTGTACCAGATCCCAAGCTTGTGAAAACTTATCCAGTACTCCTGCTTCATGCATTGTTCCAAGAACAATGTACAGGATATCTACTCCAGCATCCAGAATTTCAACCTCATCCAATTCATTCATGGCTTTGTTAAGCTCTCTTACTTCCTCCATCAAAAGATCTTCTCTGAGTTTAATTGCTTCCAGTAGTGTTCCTGTTGGTAAATCTTTTACTAGGCTGCCTTCTTCTTTTTCAGCAATTTTCTCTTGAAATTCTCTAATGTGTTTAATTTGTCTCTCCATTTGTTTCTTCGTTTAAAAAGGGTTTATCGTTGCCAGGTGGACAACAATCATTCATTTCATTCAATATTCTACATTCCATTTCTTCATACGTCTCATCTGGTACTTCATCTGGGAACGGCATCTCGGTACTGTAGAAAATTAAGCCATAACCAAATACTGAAAAATCTGTAGATAGTTCCTTAACATCTAGTTTTGATCTTTCAGCAGGGGTTAAATATCCAAGAAGATACTCTTGGACATTTTGACCTGCATACATAGGTCCGAGTACTGGGCTTACAAAGTACTCTCTAACTGTATATACTTTCTTCATATTAGTGAATCCAGTGATTTCCTTGAACAGCTTCTGCTTTCATAATAGGAGGATTTAAGAACACATTGGCTCCCTCCATCATATTTCTTTCAATAAACTCTTTACAGAAATCATTTCTTTCTGGGTTTAACGATTCCAATCCAATTTCATCATGGACTGCAACGATTAATAAGACATCTTCAATCTCTTTCTCAATCAATTCATTTCTCATCATGATTAGAGCTGTCTTAGTTTCCGAACTACTTGTTCCCTGAATTCTGTAGTTGGTTGATTTTCTCTGAAGAGAACCTTTGATACCAAAGAATTTTCTCCAAAGTTGTTTAATCTCAGGATACTGCTCATTTAATTCCTCTTTTAAGGCAGCCTTTTCTTCCTTACTCATTTCTCCTCTTTTGAAATACTCTTCAGGATAGTATTCTCTTACCTCTTCATTAGTTGCTTCCATCTCCTCGAAATCAACACTAAACCATCTTCTGTCAACCACTTGGTCAATCTGGATGTATTGATTCTTGAAGGTGTGGGCAGCCCATTTCTCCATTGCTTCTCTTAACTTAGGGTAAGCATCAAAGAAGTTATCAATGAATACCTGAGCTTCATCAGGAGTAAGACCAAAGTCTTCAGCAAAGCCCTTGGCTTCTTTTCCATACAGAAGACCAAAAGAGATAATCTTAGCTTCTCCTCTTTTCTTTTTGTGGAAAGAAGTAAATGACGGATCTTTAGCATGAGGAAAATCAGCAGCACCTGGGTCGTGAGCCTTATTCATGTTGTTAGCTGTATACGTGTGCATATCATCTCCATAGATCGGGTGACCGTTAATGAAGAAATCAATCATTACGTCCTCTTCAGCCAAACATGCCACTGTTCTAACCTCCTGGTTACTGAAATCGGCAAAGATCAAAGTTTTAAAGTCCTCAAGCACCTTGAAAGCATCTCTATAGATACCTCCAGGAATTTGTTGGACATTTGGAGAGGAACTTGCCATCCTTCCTGAGTTAAGGATCTGTCTAAAGTTGGTGTGAACTCTTCCAGTGATTGGATGAACATACTTAAGCCATTTTCTTCCAAAGGTAGTTGTGTTCTGTTCTGATCTCTTAAATAAGAGATAAGCTAGAATCAGTCTCTGGTGATCTTCAACATAAGTTCCATCTTCATTGGTTTCAAACCCTAACCATGTCTGTTCCAGATAAGCCGTTTTAAGGTCATTTCCTAGGGTTTTTAGTAAGGCTGTGGCTCCTACTGTCCAATCCATCTTTTTAGTCTGTTTACTGAACTCTTTCGGGCATATTTCAAGGTATCTGAAGAATTCCACAACCTGGGTTGATGAGGTCCATTCAATTTTACATCTTTGATGGAAATCGAAAAGATTGGGTGGTTCAACAAATTTAGGATAAAGCTGCTCTACATACTTATTGATGATAGCAAATCTTTCATCATAAATAGCCTCCTGAGCTACTGCTATCTCTAACCAAACCTCTTCACTGAATGGCATTCCGTTCAACTCCATGTCAGCAATACACTGAGTAAAGGAATTTTCCATTCTGAATAATTTATGAGGCAAATAAACCTCACCATTTGGAAGTTTTCTTCCCAGTAGTTGTCTCTCCATTATTAGGATAGGATACAAAATGTCATCCGATCCATAGAGAATTTGTTTTGCTGTAAAGTTTCTGATACCAATTGTAACAAACTCCATCCTTGTAGACTTGTCAATCTGTTCTGTGTTAGCAATCTCGAAAGGAGTCAGTAAGTATTCATTCTCAGCAATGAATTCATCATTAAGAGTTGCTTCTTTCTCAGACTCAAATAAGTTGATATCCTCAACCTTTTTAACTCCTAAGTATTCGGCAGCCATACCAGCCAAGGAGAAACCTCTCTGCATTCCATTGTATAAACACATTTCAGCAATCATACAATCCCAGACTTTTTTCAACCTGATTCCATAAGTGTGTCTCAAGTGTTTTCCCTCAAACTTTAGATTAACTCCAATGAAGGTACATTGCTTATTCCAATTGATGAACTTGATGATAGGTTTAAGCTCTTTTTTGCTAAAATCTCTAACGTCTATAACGTAGATTCTCTCAAGGTTCCCTATCTGAAGCATTACTACATTTGATAGATAAGGATCTAAACCTCCTTTGTAAACCTCTCCCTTGGCTTCTTTCCTATCCTGGAACTTCCTTGTGGTCTCTATATCGAGTCCTAGGAGCTTCTTATTTTTGATGAACTCATAACAGTCCTGAATGGTGGCATAATCTTCAACTCCCTCTACTTTATACTTGGCAACGAAGTAAGTTTTAGTATCCATTCTCTGCTAAATCAATTAATTTTCTTAAACAATCTAATTTTGACATCTCAAGATTAATACTGTGATTTGAATAACCTTTTATTTCTTTTTCAGTTTCTAGTATTTTAATTGTCCACCAATAAAGAATATGCTCTGTAGGAGCCAAAGATTTAGATTGCCTCCTAAAACTACTAAGTTTATACTTTTTAAAAAAGAAGTCAAAAGCCTGTTCCCAAAGTGGAGCTAAACAACCATTAGATAGGTCTGCCATTACTTGATCTCTATAATAACCCATTGATGGGTGACGACTATCTTTTATCCAAGCCCCAAAACACTCTTCATCAAATCCTAATTGTTTCAATTGAAAAGCCTCTATAAATGGGACGAATTGGGATCTTAGTTCACCATATGGTTCATGTAAAATTGCTGGTATTACTTCTCTTTCTGAACTATAACTAGTACCTTTAAGAGTATAACTTGTCTCTGATACAGCTTTATTAATAGCCGATGTTAATGCTTTTGAATTAAACCTTTCCATACTTTTTCGTTTCTTTCTTTACAAAATTTACAATTTCCTTTATGAGTTAGTGAGTATTGACCATCAACTCCTAAAGTCCTATCATACTCAATGTATTCACAGCTATCAATGACTCTAAGTTTAAAGTCTCCATAGGTCTGTGTTGTGTCCCCTTTGTTCGGGGTAGAAGGAGTACAAGCTATTAAACTAAATAATCCTACAACTGCAATTATCTTTTTCATGGTATATAGTTTAATCCAATTCTTAATCCTTCTTCTAAAGCATCTTCATAAGAAGTAAAGTCAATTTTATTTGTATATTGAGGTCTGGATAGAACAGCTATAGGAGTATTAATCTCTGCTACAGCATTCCAGTTATTAACTGAAACTACCCATTTGACTTCATTTTGATAATGAACTTCTAAATCTCTATGCACAACTACTTCTATGTTATGCTCGACTCTTAACCATGTTTGTAAGGTAGTTTGTGTAGGAGCTGAATGCAGCTCATCATACTTGTTGTGGTTCAAATTAATAAACTCACAGTCTCCATCCCCGTTATCTAATCCAGAAATTCTGTCGTAGTAGTTATTCACAGGAATGTCAAAACCTTTTTTCTTGGCTAATTGGGCTGTTTTAAATTTTATTAGTTGGTTACTCATAATTTCTAGTTAAACTGTCACAATATTCATTCCATTTATTTCCATCATGACCTCTCACCCACTGAACCTTAATATAAGGATGCCTCAGTTTGTGAATTTCTTGCCACAATTCCAAATTTTCAACTTTCTTATTGGTAGAAGTTTTCCAATTCTTTTTCTCCCAATTCTTACACCATTCATTGTACCCTTTCGAGCAATACTGAGAATCTGTAAAAATCGTTATCTCTGAGAACTTATCTTTTGTGGTGGATTCTTTTTCTAAAGTTTCAAGACCAAATAACAGCCCATTTCTTAAAGCTGTCAGTTCCATAACATTGTTGGTCGTCTCTTTAGTATTCCCCCACAACTCAGATAAAGCTTCGTCATCCTTAACTACAACAAAAGCCCACCCTCCATTTCGGGTGGACATTTGACATGCTCCATCAGTGTAGATTTCCAAATTAGTCGTCTCCTGAGGTTAATTCTTCTACAAAGTCTTTCAAGGCATCAACTACTGTTGAGAAGACAACTACACTGGCTCTCTCTAAAGGAGTTTCAGCTTCTGTAAGTCCTGTATCTCCTTTGAAAGAGGCAGATCCATTCTTATTAACTCCAATATTGATTTTAGATTTTTGCTTGTCTCCAGTCTCTGTGTCTGTAACAGCAATCTTGATAGAGATTTTTTTATTTCTGTAGTCCTCTTTAAGAAACTCAATCTCTCCTTTCAATTCTGTTCCTGTAGGTCTATTTTGAATTTCTGCTAACTCAATTAAATGCTGAACAAAAGGACTGTTCATAAAGTCAGACTTATCATGTACTGGAGCACCTGGAGTTATGTGTCCTTCTGGCTGTGTAGTACCTATTGCATTTAATGCAGCATTTCTAATTTCTGCTGGTGGTACATGGGCAGCATCTTCAATATTTGTTCTTACTTCCTTACCTTCCAAAGCTGCTCTTTTTCTAAGTTCAGCCGATTTTGCTGCTGCTTGCATTAAAGCAAGAATTAGTGCACTTTGGTTGTCTGTTTGATTTTGATCGTGTGTACTCATAATTTTGTTTGTTTTAATTAATTTTATTGTTTCTTTGAAAACTTAACTCTGCAAATCTACGTATAATTTTTGAATCCTGCAAGTTTCTTTGTGTTAAAATTTTGTTAAAAGTCTAAAGTTTCATTAAACTTATCAAAAGATTCTACGAAATTGGTCTTTTCTGTAATACCTAATCTCACAATCCTCATTCTTCTAATTATTAGCTTCCATGAGTTGGGGAATCCTTCTTTCAATCCAGCAAAGTTGTGCTTATCAAGATAAGTAGAGTCCAATTTAGTATGTTCATCCCAAGTTAGATAGATACAGTTTTGATCGTGAGATTCAACTGACTTATGATTTCTCTTTGGGAAAAGATGACAGATGTTGACTTTTGTTGGATAAGGAATTCTCTGTCCCGATTCCTCACTTACTTTAAATTTATATAATTCCTCAATGTGCTTCTCAAAATATGTTTCCAACTGTTTGTTTTTAGGTTTAGGAGTCTTTTTAATAGTTGTTGTAGTGGATCTGGTGAGAGGTTTAGCATCCTGTTTCATGGTGCAAGCCTTACATCTGTGTTTACTCCAGATGATTGTCTCTTCCCCACAGATCACACACTTTTTCTTTTTGGTTTTGATTGGCAATTTTCTTATCATAATTAATCTCCAAATATAAGAGCAGCATTTGTTTCAAAATCAATATTATCTGTATCATACAAAATTGCTAGTAAACTAGCCAAAGCTGTAGGAAAATTAGTTCCATGAAAAGATACAACTTCTCTTTCACCGTCTGGATGGATTCTATGTCCCTCTCCTGAATAAGAAACTCCATCACCTCTTTCCATATCTATTTTGATATTACTAAATCCTGCCAACTTTAATACGGTTGCTAAATACTCTGTTTTACTCATAATTGAAATTTAAATGGTTTATATGGTCTAAAGACCAGTTTGTTGGTTCCATTCTCAAAGATGAAAGCACCCCTGTCAGTGTACATTTCATAATTGGAAACGGCATCATTGAAGTATCCCCAAGCTTCCCAACCTTCTTTTCCTGGCTTCTTATAGTCAATGTCAAACCTTTGAACAGTAAGAGGATTATACTCAATCTGAGTTTTATACCTTTTTCCGTTAAGGAACATTGTTACATCGAAGTTAGTCTGCTCGACTTGGATATTCAAATCCTGAATTAATTTTTTAGGAGACTCTTTGTACCTATTGATTTCATCTATCAAATTAAGGAGTACATCAAAAGAAACTGTCCCAAGGATAATAAGAAGTTCTCTTAAATCCTGCTCAAACTGCTTTTCTTTTAACTCCTTATCTATGATGTCATCTACTGTAGATTCAGCTAGATTCTCATATTCTAGGTGATAGAAAATCCTGTTTGGTCTATTCTTCAGATATTGACTGATCTTTCCACTATTAGAAGTGAAGAGAAAAAGTTTTTTTCCTCCAGAGGCTCCATCTAGGATCGTTAAGAATTCATCTTGCAGTTCCTGAGTGTTATAAATCTTCTCAAACTCATCAATAAAGAAAAGAGTATTCTCTGAGGTATTGACAAAGTTTTTGAACTTATCTCCTGTGAAGGCTTCTGTTATCATTACAATTCTGGTTCCCTGCTCCATTGCCATTCTACATGTCATAAGGCACACAAGGGTTTTTCCGTTACCTTTAAGACCTGAACAAAGAACTCCCAGGTTAGTTGGTCTATCTTTGAAAGTTGTCAGAATTTTGGTAGCCTTTTTATCAATTTCTCCGTATATCTTTTTTGGTAGTTCTTTTAAAGGTTCTTCTATCAAAGTAAACTCTGATTTCTCATCCTTTTGTGTTAAAACAAAACTGTTATTCTTTTTCGTTGTTGTCCCCATTAAAATCTAAATATTTGTGGTAAGTTGAAAAGTAGCATCCTTCTGAAGTGATAATCACGTTTCCGTAATCTTCCCAGATATCAACTGTTGGATTTTTTTGAAGTACATTTTTCTTGTACTCCTGCATAGTATTAATTAATCTCTGATCTTTGGACCTCATTTTATCTAAGTTATCCTTGTAGTTGGTGAGATCTGCCCTAACCACCCTTACTCTGTTCATCATGTCAGTGTTATTCTGCTCAGGTTCCTTTTGTTCGGGTTGTTTAGATTCCATGTCCACTTCATAAGATTCTTGAATCATCTTCTCAAGGTTTGCCTTTTGAATGAAGTAGTCTTGGCTATTTTCCCAGAATTTAATCTTACTGGCTGCTGGCTTTGTATTGATGAAATTCAGAATTGATCTAAGTTCTGTATGCATAAGATTCTTGAAAGGTCTGAATCCTCCTACAATCATGTCGTAATGATCTTTTCTTGGGTTGTAAAATATATAGTATTTAGAGTAGTCTACATCACTCACAGCTTCTCCATCTAGGTTGTATTGTAAGATCTCCCACTCAGCATTCACCTCGTCAATCTGAACATACCCTTGAAGCTTTAATAATAATTTTCTCATCTCGTTACTGTTAGAAGGCAAAGATACGAAAAAATATCCAGACCACCAAATTTATTTGAATTAATTTTACCTTTATAAACAAAAAATCCCTCACCGAAGCAAGGGATAATTGTTTAGAGAGTGTACGATTACTTTGCAGCACCGTTAACACTAATAGTACCGATTGCACCAGCTTTTGCTCTTTCGATAGAAGCCTGTCTTTCAGCATTTAACTGTTCAATTAACTGGTTGTTCTGTTTTTCCAAGAACTCATTTTTCTCAGTTAGAGAAGCAATTTGAGACTTGCTCTCAATTGTATCAGTCTTGTGGTTGGCTTCAGCTAATTTAGCTGCTGCTTCATACTGAGACTTCAACGTGTTTCCTACGATAGCTGTAGCAGCATCTACTTCTTTCTTAGTGTTTGCTCTAGCAGCTTCTAGGTCACTTTGAAGAGCTTGGAAGTCAGCCTTTGAGATAGCTATCTTACCACTTGTTGCCAGATGATCGTTTACTACTTTTTCCGAATTTTCTTTGAACTGCAATCCAAATTCAACTTCTTTTTGTCTTAATTTCTCAGAGTAGATTGTATCCAACCCTTCTACTTCAGCAGTTTTGTTTGCTACTTGAAGAGAAAGCTCTGCTGCTCTGTCTTCTAACCCATCTACATGAGAGATTGCTGACTTGAATTCAGACACTGCCTTAGATAGAGCCTGAGCCGATGCTCCGATTACTGTTTCTGTTGCTACGTTTGTTTTTCTTGCTGTTGTTGCTTTAGGATTTGCCATAATAATTAAAATGTTTTAAAAAATTGTTTTGTTTAAATTTGAATTGTTCTTTTATTTTTTACCTACTGAGTAGCAGGTTGTTATTCTTTTGTCCAGATCTGTGATTATTAAACTGCCTTCTGGAATTTGTGGATGCTCAACTTCAATGTTTCCTTTGTAATTCAAACCTTTATTACCCATCAAGAGTTTTAAGGTTACGTTAGAATCATCCTTTTCTTGAATTAAAAAATGAGTACCGTGGGGGAAAGTAATAAAGTTTACTACTTCCCACCCAGTTGAAAGGTATTCATTCAACTCATCAGCATCATGTGGATTATGATCTAAAATTCTAATGAGTTTCTGCATCTTACTTCTTTTTCAAGTTGTACTTCACGTTGTCTACAATTAGATACTGGATCGTTCTTGTATCAACCTGTCTTAGTCTACTGTCATAAGTAGCTCCTGGAGCTGGAAGAGGTTTCTCCATATCAACGAAGTTTACTCTACCAAAGTTATCCTGAGCTCCGTGCCATCTTCCTCTCATGACTCTTGGATCTGTCTTCTCTCTCAGTTCAACTGGCTTTGAAGCATACTCCTCGATTGCACTTGCACCTTTAGCCATGAAAGCTTTTCCAACTTCCTCAGCCCATGCTGCTCTTTCTTTTGCTAAGGCAGTTTTACCTTTTTCTTTTCCTTGTGGGATGAAACACACTGTCAGAACTCTGTAAGGATTTGCCAAGAAAAGCTCGGCTAATTCAGTGGCAGTCTTGTCTTCTTGAGAAGCAAAGTAGTCTCCTGAAACTAGGATATCACTATCCACATAATCTTTACTCAAGGTAATCTCGTTACCCATGTCATCATTTACGATAACTCCTCCTTTACCATCAGATTTTTCAACAACATAATAAGCTGTTTCTGATAAAATGTCTCCTTTTTTGAATGTTTGTTTACTCATTGCTGTAATATTACTTTTTGTTAACTGTTTTGTAAAATCCTCTTGTTACCTCTTTTCCTTGAACTACATTTGAAACGTAGGCAAACCTAGAGTCTAATGTTACTGACATAGCTGTCTGTAAACCTTTTGCTGTACCATCATATCCTAATGTGTTTGAAGCATGGATGTTGATGTCTTTTTGAATCTCTTTTACATCCTCATGAGTTCCTACGAAAGTGATGGTAAATCCATCTTTTTCCAACTCAGAAATCATACTTTTGATGGTTGCACTTCTGAATGCTTTAGAAGAATTTTCTTCTCCATCCGTGTAGATGTTTACCAGAACTTTAGCATCCTTGAAGTCAGCAGATCTTTTCATGTCAGTTAACATGTTGAGAGTTTTTCCAATAGCATCGTAAAGGGCTGTTGCACCTCTCATTTCAAACTTTGGAACTGCTGTACTGCTAGATAATTTCTCAATTCTAGCTACATCAATGTATTGAGGGTAACTGAAAGTTGTAATTCCATAGAAATAATCTACTGGTTCTTTGCTGCCTTTTAAGGCTACTAATGCTTCTTTAATTCCAGATACAGCTTTTCCAATTTTATCACCATCTCTCATTGAAGTACTAACATCTAAGATGTCAATCATAACGATCCTTGGTTTTACCTTTACCACTTTTTCTTTTTTAACTTTGGCTGGTTTTGGTGTTGCATCTACTTTAGCATCAGAAATGGTTTGTGATGGTGATCCAATCATGCCCTCTAAGAAAGCCTTATAAAGATCTGCATTTGCATACCCAGCTTCCTTAGCTAATTTGTCTCTTCTTAATAAATTAGCTTTCTTAAATGAAGCTAATGCTTTTTCAAAAAATTTGATACTCATTATAATAATTACTTTTAAAATTTTACGAAACCTTGATTTACATTCAGGACGAACATTCCCAACTTGTGGAAGTTTCTAGTCACCCCTATTCTGTCATCCAATACTCCAACAACGTTGAATCTTGGTAGCAAGTCTCTTAATACTATTTCTTCTTTGACAATACTGTCATTTCTTTGGTCTTTGGCTTTCCTCATGAAGATTTCAGAATCTGTCATCCAGAGGTTTTTATCCTTTAACCATTGAGTGGTAGTATCTTTGCAGGAATCTTGTCTTCCCGATACAAACACTATCTTGAAACCATCTTTATGGAGTGCTCTAATAATGTGCCCAACCTCTTTAATTTCAGTATCCAAGTGAAGCTTAGAGTCATCAAAGATATCTCTATCTCCTTTCAAAGCAACCGTTCCATCAATATCCACTATGTAAGTGTCTGGAAGAGAAGAATTGAATTTAACTTGGGGAGCTGTTTGAGGGTAGAATAACTGCTGACCATGCATTGCTTTTTTAAGCTTGATGTAGTCATTGTAGTGTTTCTCAATGTATACAGGGACTGAAGCCAATGAGTTTCTTTTAACAACTCTATCTTGAGCTTCCTTCAAAGGAACATCACAAAATACTAACTCAATGTCAGCCAAGTGATTATACTTGAATAAAATCTCATCAATATACTTCTTTTGAAGATGAGTGTTATCGAAAACAATGTTTTTTCCTTTATTCAAGGCATTATAAACTGTGTCTTCAATGGTTTCTGAAACCAGATCCTCACATGCTCTAATGTCTTTTCTGTTGTAATAAGTCTGATCTGATTGACTTACTCCAAATAACATGGTTCTGGCATCATCCCTGTTTACTCTGATAGTATTTTTATCTTTTAGTAAAGGAGTTGAAAATGTTGTTTTTCCTGCTCCAGATATACCGATTAAAACGGTGATTAAACTCATAGGCTTGATGTTTTAGTTAGTTGATTAATTAGATTGCAAAGGTAGGAAAAATAATTGACATATGCAAATCTTTTTAGTTAAAACTTTGTTAAATTTATTCTTTATCTAAATGTTTTCTTTGAATTATTCCTCTTTCCCCTGTTTGAGTATTATAAAAAGCACCTATACTGTCACCAGTTCCTGAAATTTTATCATAACCTATGATATATTTACTTTCAGTTCTAAACTTTAACCTGTGCTGATGAAAGAGTGGAAATCCTAGGACATCCACTCCTATACAAAATGTGATTATTTTTATCATTCTCTTGGTCTGCTCCAGCCCTTTTTACCTGTTGTTTGAATTGTATCTACTGTTCTGGTATAGAAAGGAATCCAAGTTCTTTCTTTTTTAACCAGCATCATTTCCTCAGTATAATACTCTTTGTTGATGTCAATTTCTTTGTTGTTTTTGATTAGCTTCTCCTGAGGTACAACTTCTCTGACAGTAACCATTTGTTCATAACTTGATGGAGTTAGTCTAAACCAGATTAAAATAGGTATTAAAATCAGGACAGGAAGAATCATTTTTAGGAGAATATTACGTCTGTATTCCACGGCTCGTCATTTTTAAGGTTAGAAATATTAGTGAATGAAAAAAACAGGGTAGCTGTTAATAAACTAAATGCAGCAATTCCTATAAAAGGACCAAACCCAATAGCTATAGATACTAAAAATAAAGTTATCATAGCCATAAATAGTATGAATCTTGCTCTATTAGACATAAAATCCCTGTTAACTCTATCCCCTAAGAACCATAATTTTCTTGATTCTTGAAAATCATTTCCCCAATTGTGAACCTGAGAGAAAACATCATCTAGTTGAGCTTTATCATTGTAAGAGTTTCTCTTGTCTGTTCTATAAAACAGAATGGGGTCTCTATCCACATAAAATTGTTTAGTTTCAAACATTTCTACTGGAGCCAGGATAAACATATCTCTGTTGGTAATCACTAGGTTGTTTTTATCACAGAAATCCTTGATGTAGTCAGCCGTATCAGCAGGAACAGTTCCCTTGTAATAAGAAGTTGGCAGCATTCTCAAGTTATACATATTACAAAGCTCTTTAATCTGAGATCCAGTATAAGACTCTACTTTGTATCTTTCTTCAACTGCTTTGGTTCTCTTGTAGTCTTCTGTGAGCCTAGGCTCAACAGGATTACTTGACAATCCAGCTTGCTTTAGAATCTTCTCAGACTCATTATCATATCCGATAAGTAGAGTTTTTACTTGGTCCATAACACTCTCAATAGGAGCATTTTCTTTTTGTTTTACTTTTTGTAATTCTGATTTTAATTTTGCACTCATTGCATTAAATTTTACCGTTTTTAAGGATTAAGATATTTCCATCTCGAACCCACTTGAGTTCATATTTCCCTGTTACTATAACATAGTCATTTGTTGTCCAGTCTCCTTCTCCATGACCACCTCTGGAAGTATGACTTCCTGCTGCTCTGAAGATCCCTGTAACATCTTGACTTTTGTTATAGACCAGTTTACCTTCTAAATCTTTAGGAGAATAATCTGTCCTACCGTTTGTTGTTCTAACGGTGGGAATTAACTTATCTCCCCAAACTGTTTCTATTTTAAAACTTTGTTCCACTGTTTACTGTATTTAATCTAAACTGTAATAGAAGATCTTTCATCCTGCTGATATCCACTTCTTCTGGAAGATCAACTGTGATGTAATTTCCTTTGATGGTATGAAACCTTTCCTCAGCCTGTTTCATCAGATCTTCATAGTTGTACTCTCCTGCTCTAATAGCTCTCAAGAACTCCACGTTATCTGATTTCACTTTAAGACCTTTTCCTGTGGAAATGTTATCAGCCATATCAAGAAGTCTGAATAGGTGAGACATATTTTTAAGATCAACTCCTTGCCCTGCCTTTTGGTTAGCATTGAATCTTTCTTCATTTCTTTTAGCTTCCCATTCCCAGTACTCTTTATGATCCTTACAATGAACTTGGAAACCATCTAAGTTGTAATACATGGTGACAGCTTCAAAATTTGTTGCCAGCTCTTTAGGGATAGAAGAAAGTCTCAGGTTAACTGAATCCTCATCTTTAATCAGACCTCTAAGCTGATACTTATTTTCATTGTCTACATAAAGACCATGAAGTCCTTTTCCTACTGGAAGATCCACTAATCCACAAGTATCCAAATTGATATTCAACTGGTCTGCCCATCTTAGGAGTGGAATTGAATTATGACCTGAGATAACATAACAGAAATCCAAAATTGATTTTCTCTCTTTTGGCTGAGGATTATTCATCTTCTTATTAAGTCCTGTTGCTTTCTTGATCTGAGAGTCTGCATAACCCAAAATGGTTTTTTCAGTAAGTGTTGTGATCCAAGGCTTGGAATCATCAAATACATGCATTACTGGGTTTTTGTAGATTATACACTCATCTGGAATATCAAGAGCCTCAATCATGTTTGGGTTGTTCTTAACCAGAAGTTCCATGAAATTCTGGATCTCAAACCCAACTACATCATCTCCCCCAATACTCATATCTTTCTTGTAATTGTTTTTCAGGATCTCATTGGTTGGCTGCTGATAAACAAAAGTAATGTCTACATCTGACTGCTCCGTGTTGGTTCCATACATATGGCTTCCTCTTACGAATGCCAGAAGGATTTTAACGTTTCTTGACTCTTCAATCCAAGGAATCATCTTTCTGAAGTTTTCCTTCTCTGTCTCGAAATCCTGTGCTTTTAAGTGTGCCATGTTTGTATAAATTGTTTTCTGTTATATTCTGTGATACTGTTTAATCCTACGTTGTAGCATCGGTTTAGTTTCTTGTAATCGTATTTTTCTAAGTCTGAGAAAAAACCTTTCAAAGCTTCTGTAAACCAAAAGTTTGACTCTTCTATGTCTCCCTCATCATACTCTTCTCCTAAAGCATCGGCTTCTTCTGATTCTGAAATAAACATTCCAGTTGAAAATGGAGATTTAAGATCATAATGTTCAACAAAGTCAGCAGCATAGCACCAGATACAAATACAGATCTTCTTTCTTAACTCATCAACAAAGGAAGCATCTACAATGTGTCTATCAAATCCATATAGTCCTCTGGTATCCCCGTGACCCATCATTATGATGACATCATGTTGCCTAATTAAACTTTTTAACAAGGAATCTCCAATTTCAGTTCTAATTACTGTGAAGTCCTTTGTGTAAGTAGGACATAAGAAATCTGTTGTGCTATCCTGTGGATGAATTACTAGTACTTTCATTTAATTTTTTTAATTTGTCTAATGTGTTCATGATTACAGGTCTTACATAAAATCCTGCTATTTGTTTTCCTCTTTCTCCCCAAGCAAATCTTCCAGTTCTCATCATATAGCTAAGATCAACATCATACATATTATTTATTTTATTGAACTTATCATACTCTCTTTCATTGTGATTCAATTTTTCAATAGCTCTGACAGACTCATCATGAACTTGATTCAATTTTTCTAAGGTATCGTTCAAACCTTTTCTAAGAATCATATTCTCTTCTTTAAGTTTTTGTATTGGTGTCATTGGTTAAAGATTTACTTAATACTTTCTTTTTGCTTGCTATAGTTTGCTCACACTGGGTGATAGCCCAATCATACTTACTCTCATCCATGTTGTCAACAACTGTATTGATATCCAACTCTAAGTTTTTGTGAGAATACATTCTCTTAAAAACCATTTGCTCATCTTCTGTACATTGAGATAACAAATCTTTCAGAGTGTCTTTGTACAGTTTCTTAACCTTTGGATTCATTATGTATCAAGTGTTACTCTAATTAAACAACTTGGATGAGTTGATCCTACTGGAGACTCGAATTGATAAGTTGGATACCCAATCCAAGATTCATCTGTGATTAATAGAATTCTACCTTCATCTAAGGCTTGCTGCCAATTGCCAGCTACTCCCATTGCATTGTTATCTAACTGAGGGAATTCTGCCAGTAAGAGTTTGAGATCTTCTTCATTCTCTACCACATACCTTTCAGTGATGAAAGTTTGGTTTGGATTGGTAAACTTTGCTATTTTTAAATTTGGTCTTTCCATAGTTTCGATTATTGATAGTGCAAATATAAATAAAAAAAATGAGACTCACAAGAATCTCACTGTTAAAATTTTGTTAAAATTAATGATATTCTTTAAATGCTCCATACAAACATTTGCCTACAAAAATTGCAGGGGCTAGAACAATCATTACACACCACTTGAATATTATCACATCTTGAGTACTATCTTCAGTAGTTTTATCTTGTATAGCAGCAATAGCTCCATACATAACCCATACGAGTGCAATTAAAATGTAAATCATAATGTTTAGTTTAAAAATTATCTTCCCAGTACCCTAGAGTACATGTGAATTTGTCTACTGAATGATAACTGGAACCTCCTGGGTGTCCTACTCTCTCAGAACTAAGAAAAGAACATTCTTTGCAAGTATCTCCATCACCATCTTCCTCAGGACAATACTCTGGTTTTTCATCAACCTTTCTCTTTTTGGTAACATGCTTTCGTAAACTGGGCAGCTCTTTTAGTTTGATCCAACCATAGCTTAAAAGTGTGGGAACATCTAATCCCATCCAAGTTACGGCAAAACCATGATACCTTAACCAATCAATATGTTCATAAGAAGTTCTTTCTGCATCAATAGTTACTGAACTGTAAGAAAATCCTTCGTCATCTTCAGGAGTTTCGTTGTCTGGATATTTAAACTCAATAATGAAGCATTTTTCAGGTATCACAATAATGTTGACAACTTCACTTTTTGTATTGAATCTAAAGAAAGCCTCTAAAAATTTCTGACCTTCCTTCAGAGTCATCTGAGAAATAGGTTTCAATTCTAAGTAGATCTCATCTAAATTATATAAGTTACTATGTCCTATAGGATATAAAGTCCTTACTCCTCCATTCGTTAAATCAGAAATTAAAACTTGACCCCAGTATTGAGATATAAACTTCTCTTTGTTTTCTAGTGTGTTATCCATTATTTTGCTATTAAAACTCCTCCTATAATCCCCAAAGCTAAAGCTACTGCTACAGGCATCACCCAAGTGTATTTCTTATTTTGGATAGTAACCTGATAGGTTTTAAGCTCAGGAGTAGTAGAATATGGGTTTTTATTATTCACCAAACTAAATGGTGTACCTTTACCTAGTCCTAGGAAGCCAGTATTCTCAAATCCTACCACTACAGTGTACTCATCTTTAGTATGAATATTGATAGTAGTAGAGTCTGGAGTAGCCACTGTATTACCAAATACCCACCCTTCTTTATTGAATTCACTTCTATATATTAACTTTTTAGCCTGTTCTACAGTATAAACTGTGTCAACTTTGGTCGGAACAGTAGTAGATATCTTAGTTTCACTTGTAAAGTTGGTAACATTACCTCCTTTTTTAAGTTGTTTCTCGTATTTTTTTACTTCAGCTTGAAGTTTTTGGATAGTCTCATCCTGATTTTTCAGTTTGATGAAATCTTTCGGGTCTTGTGTAGTAACAACAGATGTTTTTGTGTTGCTTAAACCGTTTTTATCCTTCCAAATCTTCACTGTGTCATTCAAACTATTGATAAGTCCTGATTGCTCAGCAACTTTATCAGCATCTCTACATGTCTTCAAGGTAAGAAGAGCACTACAAAGTAGTAGTGCTCCAATCACAATCAAGAAAATCCTTGTTTTCTTATCCATTAGCTAGAAGATTTAGCTGAGCTGGAGCTGCTTTTAAACAGAATCCCACTCAAAAAGTTAATCCCTACAGCTTGCCAGAATGTAATCTTGGTTAATCCAAAGATCACAGGCATTAACCAGTTCCACAACACCATAGTTGGGAATGCCAGTAGTAAAGCAAAGAATGCTACAATAACTAGTACTATTAAACCTAGTACAATGGTTTCGACAATTTTGTTCATTTATTTTCTATTTAGGTTAATTTTTAAGTTCTTCGAATGTCATATTTTCACCATCAATGGTTACTACAACCCTGAATCCTATACCTCTTACCCCTTCTTCTGTTGTAAGACTATAAGCTCTTCCTTCCCAGAAGATTTTAATTATATTTCCTCCCCAAGTTCCTGTATATCTACCATTAGGCAACTTACTTGGTCTTGGTACTTCTTCCTCAATTGATAAAATTTTCATTACTTTCTTTTTTTAGTTGTCGGCTCCAACCACATGTTTTCACCGAATATGTATTTTAATACAGAAATATCTGTCAATTTTTCCAGATCACTTAGTAATCTAAGTGTCTTTATCGTGTCATGCTTGAACATCTTATAAACTTCATCTCTAATTCTTTCTTCAGAAACTACATTTAAAAACTTCATCCACATCTCCTGATCTTTAAGAATCACTCTCTCAATAGATGAATCCATTGTAAAGTTCTTTGTGATAGAGAATCTAAGAGCTCTCAACATTCTTAGAGGATCATCATTGAAAGAGGTTTGGGCTGAAATGGGACATCTCAAAATGCCTTGCTTCAAATCTGCCTGACCTCCAAATGGGTCAATCAAAATACCATCTTCATCTTCAGCAATAGCATTTACTGTAAAATCCCTTCTCTGTAGATCATCAAACAGTGTGCCAATTTCTACCTTTGGCATTCTTGTTTCAGGATCAGGGTAAGTCTCTTTTCTAGCCAGAACGAAGTCTGCTCCTAGTCCAGCATACTTGTGATCCTTTGGAAATAAAGCTCTTGTAGTAAAGGCTTCTGGAACTTCAAGCTTGATATCGAATCCATCTTGTTTTAGAATGTTGTTCATTGAATGGTAAAACCACTCAGCCGTAACATCAGATTTTCTATGGATTGAATCCACAAACTCTTGTGAAAATTCAAAAGTAAAATCAATGTCCTTACTTCTGACTCCCAATAGTGCATCTCTGATACACCCTCCTACTTTATATAATTTGTAATTTTTCATTAATGATAATGTTTTATGATTTCGTACATTATGAATCCAATGACAAAAAGTGAATTCACAGCACTGAATATTAATCTGAATGGTCTTCCATGTAGTGCACTAGAGACCTTAGGATAAACCAAAAGAGTCATGACGAAGAAGAATATGAAATCCATATAATACTTCGTAAATAAGCCTAAAATAGCCCACAGTAAGAATGTCCAAGTGAATACCGTTCTTGACTGGATGAAATCTATGTAGAACTTAGGTTTGTTTTCATAATCTACATCAGGATTATCCATATCCCACTTCTCCAACTCCTCAGTCTTTTTGACTACTGCTTTGACGTTGAAAAGATCACTGAGTTCCATAATAATTAAGAACCCTCCTATAAGGTAAAAAATGTGTGTTAACATAGTTTTAATTTTGATTTTGATTAATATAATTCCCAGGCATTACCAATAGTAAGAAGGAAGTTAGCACAGTCTGCTAGATACTCCTTAACCCTTTCAGGCTTCTGGGCTTTTAATGCAAAGTATAACTTTGACTTGTGATACTCAAGCTCTAATAAAGCCTGATCTACGTTGGTGAATGTTAAAATATCTCCCTTCTCAGCATTGTCTTTGTTTTCTTTTATCATCTGCTGCTTAAAGGCTTCTGCAACTTCTTCAAAGGTTTTTACTTTATTTACCTCAACATTTTCTACAGGTCGTGGCATTTGGCATTGACACCACTCTCCTCTGAGAGATTCTGCACATGGTGCAAAGCATTTTCTAACTTCTGGATTGAAAATTAAGCTCATATAATTTTATAATTTATCAAAGTAAACAATTGATGAACCATTCCCAGATCTCTGTATCTTTGTTGGACTGATCTTTGTGAAGATATAAGTCCCATATGATATTCCTGCTGTCATTGAGAATGTGTAATTTGTCTCACTTATTTGCTCATCAACTTTGGCTGTTTGTCCTGTGGCTGCTGCTTTCTGCATCACTTCAGTATAGCTAGTATATGGTGATATCAGGATGAAGTCATCCAAGGTGAATTTGAAATACTGAGTGTTAGTTCCAGAAATAACCCAAGTACCTTGAATCCACGTTGGTGGGTGAAAGTACTGTTTGTTAGGTTGAACTAATTGTTCGTCATTTGATGAAGAACACCCAATAAAAGATAGTGTCATCATCAGTATTAAAAGTAATTTTTTCATAATTTTAAGATTTATTATCGTCATCTTTTCCTAATTGACTGATAAAAGGAGAACAGATAAATCCTACAATTCCTAATACCACCAATATAATTCCCAAGCCTACAGTCTTAGCTGTCATCAAGGCTCCTCCAAGCATCATCATCACAACTGTGACAATTAATGTGATTCTAAATAGTGTTAACTTTGTCATATTTAATTTTTTTCGTAGGTTAAATTATCTAAAACCCCTGTAATATTCTCCAGCAATAAGCTGTGTTTAATTTCTATTGGTAACCTTCTAGTATCAAGTACTACAGGAAACCACTCTCCTAAATAAGACTCATCAGATATTGTGTTGCTAACTGTTCCATCTTTGTAAGACCTATACCAAGCTAAAGCTATTCTTTTATCCTTAGCATTCCAAAAATGAGGTCTGTATGGAACTAAATAATGAGAGTTTCCCTTTGGTTTAATTCCCACACATTTACCATCAGCAAGATACTGCATGGCTTCCAAAAAATTCATTGGAGTGTCTAAAGTTATTGTATGTGTCATAATTTAATTTTTTATTATAATACTTTTTGACTCTTTTGTGGTATAATATGGTCTACCTCGAATAATAAACATTCTGTTAGGTTTAGCCCATTTATAAGGATCACTATTATCAGAAATTACAATAGTGACATTCTGATTTTGTCTCCATCTAAGTGGTGTACCTTTACCACCACCTGTAGTTGTTGTACAATTAGTTATTTTTATAATCATACTCTAAAATTTGTAGTGTAAGGGGGAATCGAACCCCCTAACCTCACTCCGAGTATTTCTACTCATCCCAGCAAGACTCTACCATTGAGTTATACACTGATCCATATAATTATCTTCTTGAAGATGAGCTGTAGCTTGAACTAGAGCTTGGAGACGAACTTCTGTAAGAACTACTTGATGAAGAGTAAGAACTTGGTGAAGAACTCCTATACGAAGAAGATGATGAAGATGAATAAGAAGAAGGTGAACTACTTCTATAGCTACTTGAACTTGAAGAACTTGGTGAGCTACTTCTGTATGATGAACTACTGTATGAAGAGCTGCTCTTGTAACTGGAACTCGGTGAAGAAGACCTGTAAGAAGAAGTTGTTGATGACGGGCTGCTCGGTCTATAACTTGATGTAGTAGTTGGAGACGAAGGTCTATAAGTCACAGGTTTTGTAGTTGTATAACTTGAAGTTGTAGGACTACTTGGTCTGTAAGTTACTTTCGTTGGTTTACTATCAGTATATGTTACATTCGAGGTTTTCGGTGAAGATGGTCTGTAAGCTGGTTTCTGAGGCTCAGTAACAGCTACATTCTGATCTTGGTATGTCTGCCTTGGATTAGTATCATATTGATAGGCTCTGTCATAATTTACATAGCTTCTATCAAAAGCAGGTCTGTTGTCATAATAGTAATGATTCACCGATCTGTAGCCACCATTGTTATACAATTGGTTGAACATTGCATAAGCAATGTAATACTCGATCAGATTACCATTCTGGTCATAGTCCTGGACTTTAACCATTTGCTCTCCCTGAGCATTGTAAACCACCTCATGATACGGCTGTCTGTTCTGTCTGCACGATACTGTGCTAATAAATAGTGTTAATCCTAAAAGGAGTTTGAATATGTTTTTCATAAATTTAGTTGCTTGTTTTATTGAATGATTACGATTTGCTTTTTCAACGTTGCTAGGAAATTACCTACCATGTTTTTGAACTCATGCAGGTCTCCTTCCTCCGTGTTCAGAATTTCTCTGGAAGGTTCACCATTAGGCTCCATTCCGTTAAGATCTTTAGCTACGTTTTCTAGCCAGTTGATCCATTGTTCTGTTTGTTCAGGTGTTTCGATTGGATTGTAAATTGCCATAAAATTAATTTTTATTGATTTTAGTTGATGCTAATGTTTCGTAGTTGTACACTTCTTTCAGATATTCTCTGATTCGTGTGATGTCTCCTTCTTGGATAACTAATCCATTTTGAAGAGTGATTGCCAGTGGTGCTCCTGCCGAGTTGCCAATGAACCAACCCCTATTAAGAAGATTCTTTCCGTATCTAAAAACTGTAAGGTTCTCAGCCTTTTCTACCACCCCGTCAATGTTAGGGAATAAATGTAGTCTTGGCAGCCTTGGGGCTCTAATCTCAGTGAAGATACTTGAGAATCCTAATTTGTTGATTGTTCTAACAACCTGCTCAGTGGCTCCGAAGATTCTATCAGGATTGATTTTGAACGGGAATTCGGCAGCAACCAGAGTTTCAAATACTTTCTTAAATCTTGGCTGTACCATTAAGTTTTTCTCCTGTAAAGGAGCAGTTTCTGTTGGAAACTTAAAAGTACCAAGTTCTGAATCTGGTAATGTTTGCCATTCTCCAAAGGTTAACACTGGCAGCTTCTTTTGATACCCGACTAATTTACTGGTTGCTCCAGCTTTTTTCTCAGAGTTGAAGACATACACCCAATTACCATAATGTGTTACTTTTCCTTTCAGGAATGATAAAACTGTGTTTACTTCGTAAGAACTCTTACAGATTACAACGTATTGTGAATGTTTTGATGTTGGTTTCATATTTTTTTAATTTAATGATGCAAATATATGTAAAAAAATTGACACCTGCAAATTTTACAGGTGTCTTTTATGTTAAAGTTTTGTTAATTATTCTCCATCGGAGATTCCTTGCTCTAATTCCTTAGATTCCCCATCAATAAACTTAGGAGATTTTAGTTTGAAGATCTCATCCGTCTCAGCTACTCTGATACAGATTCCCTCATCAACCTTACAGTCTGGGTAGGATTTATCAAGATAAGCATCCTTTAATCTCTCCAACAGATCTTCTGTAGTTCCTTGTTTTCCTACTATTTCATGTACTTTACCTGAGAAGTACTCTTCAACATACTTGATTCCATACTTATCACAGTACCTCTTCACTGCCTCCCATGAGAACTCGTAAACCTGTCCATCTGGGTTGGTATAAGTGATTCTATACACAAAGATCTCATACTCGAAACCATAAGTGAAACCCTCACCCTGAACTCCCTGACCCACAATTTCACCATAAATAGTGATTCCTTTCTCAAGGTTGTGTTTATGCATTTCCATTGCTCTCTTCCAAATATTGGCAGAGTAGAAACTAGGAGTGTGAGAAGTCCATCCAACCTGCTCAGCTTCCACCCCTTTAGGCAGTCTTGATTTAGGTTTACCAGATGAGTGAATGTACCCCCATTGAGTTTTAGGAAGTGGAGTAATATACTTGTCAATCAATTTCTCAAACCAGTTAAGCTCTTTCTTCACTAACACATGACTTAGGATCAATGAAGACCCATGATACTTCCTAGTCACAACAATTTGAGTTCCTGCTCCAAACTTATCCAGATTTCTGGCAAAATGAGCTGTGTCTGAGTGGAATCTGAATTGATTATCCAATAGTAGATCTTTCAATCTATTTTCTTTAGGCTGCTTCTCACCTTTTGGTAGTCCAGATTGCTTAACTGGTGGAACATATTTCTGACAAATCATAGTGTCTCCAATGTGAGTGAATGTATCCCCAATTTTCAAGAATCCTTTAGCATCAAGTTTACCCTCCTCTAAGTAGTTTAGAGCTTCAATAGGAAGTAACATTCCATCAGAAAGAGTTTCTTTTAGTTTAAGAGTTTTTACAAGTCTTCTTTTGGCAGAAATGTAACCTTTCTTATCTGTCACATCTTTGTTAAGCTGGACCTCATCATAAAGGTTGTTATTGAAGCAAAGATCCTCTGACAATTGTGTACCTGCTACAAAGTAAAGCATTGTGTCTCCCTGTTTAACGTCTTTAGAGACAATTACGTTGTTTCCATACAGAACTACTCTTTTGATGTTATCGGCATTTTTTATATCGAAAACTTGTCCAATTGTTACAACTGAACAAGGGTAATTAAGTGAATCTTCACTAACACTAAGTCTCATTAATATAGTTTTTATAAATTAATTTGATTAAATTTTTAAATTCATCTAAAGTCAAATCACTTTTAGCTCTGTTACAGTACTTACAACAGGGAGTAATATTTCCTTTAGTATAACCTTTTGATGGTATGATTCTATCTATACCATTCAAAAGTAAACAGTCATTCTCTACAGTGGAATCTGGTCTTTGATACCTACATTTTAATTCATAAGGTTCTCTCTTACAATAACTACAAGGTTGAACAGTAATCTCTTTTACATCCTCTAAGGTTATGTTAAAAGGTAGATTTCTCTTTTTACAATCACTTTTAATGTTTCTTAGGATGATTCCAAAAACTGCATTCCCACTCCTTTTAGTAAACATTATTTCATTTTTTAAGCACCCACAAGACCTTGTTCCTTTTTCTTTTCTCAGATTAATCCCTGCTACTATAGACTTATTTCCACAATCACATTTACATATCCATTTTCCAAATCCATTTTTGTCATTGTCAGCTCTTGATACTACTGTTAGTTTACCATAAACATTACCAGTCTCATCTATTAGTTTTCTTTGCTTCATCTTTTATTTTTTGAAGTAATATCATTCTGATAAATGCACTGGTGGTTAATCCCAACTGTTTTGCCATAATTTGGAGGGTTTCCTTTGTCTCGGTGGAAACCCTCACTTGTAAAAGTTCATCTTTCATTATAGGTAATTTGTAATACAAAAGTACTACATTTTACTTACAAATCCAAATAGATAAAATTATTTCTTAACTATCAGATTGACAAAACTTGTCAGTTGGGCATCTGTTTGAATATTGTTGAAAAAAACCAATCTTCCCTCTTCCTCAGTATCTGTGTTAAATATAAACAGTGATACAAGCTCTAGCTCCAAATCTACTTCTAACATAGATTTCTCAGTTGTTAGTCCATTTTCTACATCAGATTGTTTTAAATCTAATCCAAAAACTGTGTCATCATCCTCTCTAGCATCAAATCCTAATGCTAATAAATTTTCTTTTGTAATAGTCATAATTTTGTTTGGTTTAATTAAAAATTCTTTGAACTTTTTTATTTCATGTTGATTGGCTGTATTAGCTTCAATTTTAGAGAAAAACTCTTTTAACTCTTTTCCTGTAGGACTAGTCGTTTCATCATATACTCTACCATTTCCGTAGTTAAACGGATCTGCTTTAGGAATATCATACACCTGCCCAATGGTAACCACTGAGCAAGGATAGTTTAATGAATTTTCGTCTACTGTTAATTTCATTTAATTTTCTTTTTTAATTTTGTTTAGAAACTCTTTCACTAATTAGATGTTTAAGAACTCTCTGAATTTCTTCCTGAGTAGGAGGTACTTCTTCCTCTTTCATACTGGCTGATGAGTCTTCAACCACTGGAGACACAAGTTTAGCCCACTCACCCTTTCTAAATATTACACCCCCAGGAGTTTTAGTTCCTGAAATGTTATATTTGTTTGGATCATTCTCTACTTTTGGATCATCTAAATTCCAAAATATAGGGTTCTCCACAGTCACAGTGTAGGTTTCGGTTGGAGCAGATAAACACTTGAACTTAGCTCCTTTATTGAAACCTCTCTTTTTATATTCCTCAGTAAGAGCAACTACAACTTCATCTTCATCAGCATCTTCTACTGTATCATATTCATGAAATCCAAGTTTATCTTTCCAATCTCCATTTATATCAAAGCCTTTCTGAGTATAGTTTCCATAATTACCACTCCAAATGAAAAGTAGAAATCCTCCACTTGAATTAATGTGGGTTTTGTACCAATTTCCGATAATTAACTCGGTTTTAAAGGCTTCTGGAAACCACTCTTTGATCTTAATCTTCCAAGTATGATTAGAGGCATCAAATGCCTCTAATACTTGATCTTTAGTTACTGTAAATGTTTCTTGCATTAGTCAATGTCTAAACTATAATACGGGTTATTTGTTTCTGTTACTTTGATACCGTTTCCTTTTCGGTATTCAATCTCTTTTTCTAAGTAAACAGGGAAGTTTTCCTCTCCAACTTCTTGTTTAAGTAGAAATAAATCTCTATCAGAGATACTTTTCAAAGGGATTCCTCTTTCTTTTAGGTCTCCATCTTTCTTGTTCCAGACTGTGGTAAGCCTTTCATCAGCAATACCGTACTGTTTCATGAACTTTTCGTCTTCTGTGTTAAACCAAGACCCTGCAAAATTAGGTAGAACTTTGGCAGCTATAAGAACCTGACTCATTCTAAAGTCTGGATTCTCTTTCCACACCTTTTCAACCTCACCTTGGGACTCTTTCAAGTTCCATTTGTTAAGGAATCGTGTGACATCAGCTTTGGAAGCCAATCCCACCACGTTTTTAAGGTAGGACTCTTTCACTGTCTCTCTTTGATACACATCAAGGAGTATTGGAATTCTGTTTGGATTTCTCATTGTTTTTATTATGATTTTTAAATTCTCTTTTTTTGTATTCTACTTGGTTTCCTACTGCAAGGGGAAGAATAACGAAGACAAGGATAATTAAAAATAGTATCTTCATTAATCTGTAATTTCTACATCTTCTGGGTTAATAATTTCTTCGTCTGAGTCGTCTTGGATCACTGGCATCTTGGAGAAGGTAGTGTTGATTCTATCTACTCTCACACCTTGCTCATCATACACATCTAAAGTAATGGTGTTGGTGCTCACTACAGCCTCTACTTCTAATCCATCGTTGATGAATGCTTTGGCTTTCTTTAGTACATCAGTTTGAATATCTGTTGGTACTGATTGTTGTTGCACAATTGTGCTAATATCTCTGTAGTTCATTTTGTTTAGTTTAAAAGTGATTTAATTTTAGATTTGAAATACCCTCGAATTCTTTTTTGCCATTTACTCTTAGCAAATTTATCAAAAGAATCTCTATGTCCCATTTGATTGATGGGTCTAGTGATACCACACAACATCCCTTTACAATTACCATCAGCATAGGGACCTCGACCTGATTTATGTCGTCTTCCTTTGTTTTTCATTAGTCTCTTAATTTTAGGTCTAAAAATTGAATTACTTGTTCGTCCCAATCAGTTTCCTCTTCTTCCCACTGAGTGTTTTCGTGGGCTTTTTCAAACTCTAAAGCCCACTTTCTTACTACCTCTAACATGTATATAGAACCCTGATTAGAAGCCCATCTGTCATACTCAGGAGAATAAGAAATTTCTCTCATCATAATTCCATAGGTTTCCATGTATGAAATGTATCCATTCGGAAATGATAGTCCAAAGTAATCCTCACGAGAGCCTCTGTCTTGAATGACATTGTAGTCTTCTCTTTCTCCAAGAAGAGCACTAAAATCACCCTTTTGAAGGTACTCTCCAACCACATTGTCTTTTATAATTGAAAATTCAGGCAGAACATCACTGAAATCAAACCTAGTGATATAATTACCTTGCTTGGTTCTAATTAAACCAGATTCTACTGCCTCTCCTTTAAGTTCAATAGTGAAAGTTTCCCCTACTATTTCTACTTTAAGTCTCTTATTTACGTTGTCTAGGTATGCTTTTTTCATTTTAGATCTGCTTTTACTTTTTCTTTGATGATTTTGATTGCTTTATTCAGAGTTCTGGTGTCATCCATCACCCCAATAAAGTTTTGTTTGATGTAGGAAGTCTTAGCCACCATGAATGAGTTAGAGAAAAACCCTTCTTCCAAGAATCTTGAATTGTGAGGCATCAATGTGTACTCATCTTCGGTAGTTGTAAGGGCAATACAATAGGCAATGTCCTTAACAATTTTGGCTACTACCACAGGTCGTCCCTTACCATTGACTGAGAATCCTAAGAACAGGTCTCCTTTCTTAATATGGTTAGGTTTACACCTTTTAAATTTCGGTACATAAGAGTGAGGATCATTATCACACTTGTCTGCCTCAGACTCAACTACTGTTGGAAGAGTAACAGGCTGTACAATTACAGGTGATCCAGTGTCAATACCATATCCAGCTTTTCTGAATAAGTACTCAACTTTATTGGCTACTTCTTTTACGACTTTTAATGAATAAGCTGGTTTGTCACCTTCTCCGATCTGTTTCAGTATGTTTTCAACGTTTACTTCTACTTTCATTTTGCAAATATTATTAAAAAATTTGACAATGCCAAATTTTATCTGTTAAACTTTAGTTAATTTTTTCTACTAAATACATATGATCCAATCATAGATCCTCCTATTGAACACATTATTACACCACACCAATATGATAACTCAAACATAGTATCAGCTATCACATAACAAAATGTGAACCCTAATAATGTACAAACTATTCCTGCTATTAATAATCCTCTCATATTAATCATTTGAAATGTTAGTGTACTTTGTTGTTGATGGTAATTGCTTTGCTCCCATTTCATTGAATGGTAATTTCTCTCCTACTGTTTTGTTTATTCCCTGAGGAATTAAATCATTCGTAGTATCTTGAACCTTTGGAGTTCTCTTTTTTATTTTAAGTAATTTGAATTTCATTTTGTATAATTTAAGCTACACATGAAAAGACTACACATAATCCTAGTAGAGAGATCACCATGAAAAATACATGGTGAATCTCAAACTCTACGTCCTGTTTAAACTCGTCAAGCTCTTGCTTAACGGTTTGTTTTTTCTTTCTATTCAGCACCATGATTTTCAAAGCTTTTAATTTCTTGAACCTCTTGTTCTGACTCAGACATCATTTTGTCTGTCCACTTGTGAATTCCTTCAATAAAAGGAATTCCACCTGCACCGTGAATCAAATATCCAATTAAATCGAATACTTGACCACCAAAATGTACAACCTCAGCTAGGTGAGCTACATTTACCCCTACTACCATTACACCAACACCAACTACACACTTATAACCTGTTGAATGATTATTTCCGAATAATCCTTCTGATACAAAAGCCACTGGCTTTACGATTCCAACAATATAAATTTGTTTGATTGAAATTTTCATAATAGAAAAATGTATTTAGTTTTTTGAATAATTATTGTGACTAATTTGTTCTCTTTAGTAGGCAAGGAAATTCTTTTGCTCTATCAGAGAAATACTGGACTGTTTCTCCTTCCTTTAAATCTAAAAGGAAGTCAATGTCATCTATCAAAGTGTATGCCAATTCTGTATCACACAACTCCTGATTATTATTGAACTTGTCAAACACTGTGTCTAGGGAAAAAGAAAAGGTGTAAACTTTATCATCTTTTCTCTCACCTAATAGTACTATTAAAAACATTCTCTTACTCATGGGTAATTATATTTTTTTCGTTAAACCATTTAATAAACTCTATAGTAGCATCTTGAATGGCTACCATCTTGTCATTATCACTAGATGAGAAAATAACGTCAGCATCATCTGTGATTTTACAAAAATGAGTCTTCTCAATTCTGGAATAAGTAATGTCTACATCATATCCCAGTTCCTCAATCTTAGAAACTACAGCCATAACCCAGTCCCAGGATTCAGTGTAAAAATCATACATGGGATCTCCCTCACCAGTTAGTAGTAAGCTACACCCACAAGGACAGTCTTTAAATCCAAAGAAGCCTTCAATTAGTTTCTCGTTATCTCTAGTCATAATATGTTGTTTAATATAAACCTGTTTCCTGTTCAAAGATACACTCAGCAAGTATCCACTCCCATGAGTCTCCACATTGCTCTTTTAGCTCATCTAAGCTTCCATAATAGCCTTCGGCTACCTTTTCCCTTTCAGCCTCTGAATAGTCATCTAAATCAACGTTATATTCAGTCCAGTCAAACTGTCTGGTTAATGCCTCATCTAGAGACATCCCCTCAGTTATCATTCCTGTGAATTCTTTGAATTCATATAACCTGTCACCAATCTGTCTACCTAATTGAAAGTTATCAGGATCTGTGAGAATCCATTTAATTCTTTCAGCATTGAGTTCTGAGGTTGGTTCTAATGTAGAGCATCCACATTCAGTGCATACTTCTTTGGAAGAGTGCCAAAAGGTTTTACAATTGGCACATATTACTACAGAAGGTATTCTTGTATTATTCATAACCTTTGTTTTTATGTTTTGGTTTACGTTGATAAGCTTTCTTTGATTTTTGTACCTTTGGCATTGTGTGTTGCCAGATCTCTTGCATGGTGAATGTCACCTCTCTAAGTGTATTGTCTTTTCTAGTTTTTGACATGATTAATAGTGTCTTTTAGTTTCAAAGTATATTCTATCAGGAGTTACTATGAAGAATATCTCTCCTGCATTTGAATAGGACATTGGTTTACCATATTTTTCAATTGCCCATTCTGCTGTACCTCTTGAAAAGGCTACAGGATAACAAACTGTGTTCTCACCTATTGTGTTTAGAACAGACATCATATTTTGTTTATCCCATGCTACTTGTTCTGCTAAATCTGAGTATTCAGAATAAAGTTTTGACTTTTTATCTTCACTACCCTTGCAATTTGAATAAGCCTCAAATTTAGCTTTAACTTCTGGGTATTGAATCATCCAGTCATTTTTATTCCCAATGTGCATATTAACCCACTTCATATGTTCTGTAGGGGTTTTATCTGGAATTAGACTACCATTAGTAAATTCTGAAATTATTCTGTCTAACTCATAAAAATAAATGTACTCATGGTTAGGGAAAAGTTGTTTCATATATTGGATAGCCTCTTTAATATCCGTGTCCTTTCTTTCTTTAGCAACCCAATCATGCCAAGCCCTTTTATCAAGGTGTGCTAAAGCCTTTTCATCAGTTAAAACAGGAATATCAACACTCAATTCTGAAAGAAATTTCTTTTTCTTTCTAAACTTAGTAGCACACCAAGCCCAAACCTCAGGACTCATCCAGAATTGAGCTGTTTCTTTAATTGGATGTAAAACTGTTAATTCCACACCACAATACATTTTTTGTTTGATTGTATGAAATTTGTTGTATTGAGAAAAGTTCTCAAATATGACTCTTTTAGGTCTTCCCATGATCTTAATATTTAACAAGTACTACAATTACTCTATCTGACTGACCATTTGTAATAGTCTCTGATACTATCCAACCTGCCTTGGCATACTTTAACAAATCAGCTTTACTTTGCTCAATATGATTTCCAAAAGTATCTACAGTTAGAAAGGCTGTTTGTCTAGGTGTAGCAGGTTTTGTAACCATCACACCACTGTCTGAAAAGGAGAATGCAAATATTACAAGTGCAATCATTCCTAAGATTGATAAGAAATTTTTCATGTTAATCTTCTTTTTCTTCTACAAAATTATACTCTGTGTCATCCAGTACCTCAAAGGTGAAGTCAGCTACATGTCTCATTGTTTCAACATCTCTAACTTCTCCCTGTGCTAAGGTGATACAAAATTCACCTGTCTGCAATTTCTCTGTTATCATAGAAGTTTCTTCTGCTGATAATGGTTTTCCTGAGTGAGGGTCAGAGAATATTAACTCTAAACTCCCTGTAATTTCTAATATTGTCATGATTTCTTATTTTATTTAGTACCACAAGAAGGAATCGAACCTCCGTTCCTATTATTTCAGAACCTCAAACCTGAGAAGTGGTGTGTGAGGGGTTATTTCCCCTCGTTTTGTGTTATAAATCGTGCCTCAATGTATCTGACTTTATCTGTGTTATTTATAACCTCTGCAAACTGTGGTTTTAATTTTAGTTTTTCCATTCTATTTGATATTTAAGGTTTCAGTATCTCCTTTGATGTAATCCAGTATGTGAATTCTCTCTTCCTGTGTGATGATATACAGGTATTTCTCTAAGGCTGTGAACCATACACCTTTACTGAAATCTAAGTCCTCATATTGAGTATCAAATAATTTCATTTTCCCAGTTGCATTCTCATAAATTTTTGGGCTTAATTCGTGAGCTCTCTCACTAAATGAAGCACCTGTTAATTGACCATAGATACAGCCTCCTGCTGTATAATGTCTTAAACTAGATCTATCTAGCTTTGCCTTCTCCACTTCTGTTGCATTTAGTTTGAGATTTTCAACTTCTGCAATTACCTGTTGTACAAATTCTGTTCTTTCCATGATTTAAATAAGATCTAAGTTAATGGTTTCTGTTTTACCTTTAAGGTATTTAAAAAGTCCCTTTACTTCTTTCTTACCTTCAACCATCATTAGGAACTTCTCAAGGGCTGTGAATTTCTCTCCTTTATCAAAAGAGTGATCTTCAAATTTTCTTGAGTCTTTACCTGAATTAGGAAGTTGACCTACAAACTGGAATTGTTTCTTTTTAAATACCTTAGCCCTGTCACTACCAGCATTTCCTGTCATCAATCCATAAATGCAATAGCTTGGATCATTTGGATCATACATTTTGAATTTTAACTTGGCTAATTCCTCAGGAGTTGCTAATTTTTTAATTTTTGCTAACTCTTTTTGCACTTTTGCTATGAATTTCTCTTTTTTCATGATGATAATTTATATAACGTTTAAATCAATTGTTTCTCTTTTTCCTTTTAGGTATTGGAAGATCTCTCTATTCTTAGAAGGCTTCACCATCAGAATATATTTTTCAAGGGCTGTGTAACCTGTAGTACCTGCTACTTTCTTATCTAGGTTATGACAGTCAAAAGAATTACCACCAAACCCATGTAGATGCTGAAAGAATTTCTTTTGAAACTCTTTAGCTCTTTTTGTATGCCACACTCCTGTTAATAAACCATACACACAACCAAAACCACTTGCAGGATTAAAATCTTTGAAGACAAGTCTTTTTAATTCTTTTGGTGTAGCCTTTTCCTTTATATTGTCCAGTTCCTTCTGAACCATTGCTATAAATGTTGACTTTTTCATTTTATTTAGTTTTAAAGGTAGAGGCTATAAAGCCCCCACCATTTGATTAATAGTATTGAAGACTTTTGTATCCAGTGCCTTCTGATCTGTGAAGTTTTTCTGCAATTTACCATGAATTAATTCATTGAAGGCAGAGTAAACAAGCCATGCATTAGGCTCGGTTCCCGTGGCAATAGCATCACGAATAACAATGTCGTGAACCAGTTCCGAATTCAGAGAAGGAGCATCATTCTTATCTGATTTATCAAACCTGAAAACTTTGTCCTGCTCATTAAGATCTTTAATCCAGTCAAAGATCTTTTTCTCATCAATGAAACATACTTTCATCTTATCAATCTTATCTTTGATTGAGTACATTTCATTATCCAGAAAACGTTTCACAATGTCATCAATCTTCGGAACGAATGACTGCATGTTACCTTTGGTAGCTTTGATTGAGAACTCAATCTGTGTGTGGGTCATGTGCATACCGTTGTGACAAACCTTTCTGAAAAAACCAAGATAACCTGCTTTCTTCAATGTACCGTCATAAGAGTTTGTTAATCTTATCATTGGTACAATGGTATCATCTACACCTGCCTGAGTGTTGCCATTGATGGTGATGATCTTACTTTCATCATCCAGAATGTAGTCTACATAGAAACGGCTTTCCTCAAGGTTAAAAGAACGTTGTTTGTAGTTTATATTCTGCTCAATGAGTTCGTGTTCCATTCTGCCGAAAAAGTCCTTATTTGGTAGCAATCCGTAGGTCGGTGAGCCTGTGTGTACCACTGTACCATTCGAGATAATTGTTTGTGACATTTTCTTTGCCACTGGCATACCTCCAAAATAATCAGAGGTTGGCACTGCAATAACGTCTCCATAGACATTATCATTCTGGAATTCTTTGTTTAAAAAAACTGTTTCTCTTGGTTTCATAATGATGTAATTTATTAGTGTTGTAACATTCTACAAAATTCTGTAAAAGTAGGAAAGGTTAATGAAGGTCTTCTACCTGTTGTGAATAATGGTGAAGATTTAAGATCAATTAATCTGAAAGTTGTACTTTCAAGTTCAGGCTCTGGAATGGGATCTTTCTTAGGAATCTCCTTTTTAAAATTAAAGGTAACAGTTTTTCTTTTACTGTATCTATAATTACCCTTACCTTTCAGGGCAGAGAATCCGAAGTCAAAGATCTTTATTTTACCATCAATGTAGGCAAGATTACGTGGTGGATTATCCCAACACTTCATACCCCATCTTTTGTAAAGCTTCAATATTCTGTCCATTTCATTATAAAGATGTTCTGCTAATGGAGTTCTGGAAAGGAATAAAGGAAATGCCAATTCATCCTGCTCACCACTCAAAATATCCCTAGTATCATTGGTTTCACAAAGTTCCTGCCATATTCTTTTAGCTGTCCTGTCAGGTGACTTGTCAAGTGGTGTAACATGTTCTGAAACAATTAGATACAGTTCCTGAGTTCTGTTATTTTCCAGTACGTTGAATATTCTAGTCTTATATACTTTGACAAAACAATCAAATCTTTTGCCCTCCTTAACTAGCTTTGTTGCCATAAGGTAGTCATCCAAATCACGAGTAATTTTATATACTCTCTTATTGTATAAATAAGCCTCTGCAAAGTTGCCACTGCCTAAATATTCAATAAGATCACTATTTACTTTTAAGTACTGTGCTAATATTTCTTTTCTACTTGCCATGATACTTCGTTTTTTGATGTTTACAGGCTGGAATACAGAGGGGAAAATTTATCCCCTCCTTTTACCAGTCAAAATGATTTTGGTTAAAAAATTATTGCTTCCCTTTCGTCTTCTACAGGCTCAGGATATTCTTTTTCAATTTCACTCAATGCAATTTCACCTGCAATGATAAACTCTTCTTTTTCTATTTCTAATGATTCTAGTGACATGATATTTAATTTTTAGATTATACAATTTAATAAGCACTGTGAGGCAATGTTTGAACCTCTTCAAACTCTGTGCCGTCTTCTCTTAATTGGTGATAATATTCAGCTAATTGTGAGGCTATCTGATTTAATTCAGGAATAGTTTTCCAGTCTTTTATGGTGCAATCATTCTTAATGCTACCCAACATACCACCACCCAAATAATGTTGGTGTGCTGTCATACGACCTGCAAAACCGAAGTCTTTTAGATCAATCTCTATTCCACCCCCACGGCTCTCAATTTTAAGCCTTAAAGTGTTTTCTTTGAACTGCTCAGAAGTTATTTTTTCTGCCATGATTTTAATCGTTATATATTACAGTGTACCCGAATTTCTTTGCACGGGCTTCTATTGCCTTTTTAGATGAGTTCTTTATGTTTAACCAGTCAGCCGTTTCTTTCTGGTTAATAAAATGTCTACGTTGTGAGATTGAAGTCTCAATAGTTACTTTATAATTTGTCATAACTCTATGATTTTAACAATTTCGTATTCGAGGTTAATGCCTCTGTACTCTTCTGTAAAAGGCTCAATTTCTGTTTCAGTGAAAAGTGCTGCCTTTCTACTCGTATACTCAGGAGTAACACAATGATACATGACTGCAAATTTATGCTTTGCTGTCTTATCATTACGAAGATCCCAGAGATAGTCATTATAAGGAAACAACCAACGTTTGAAGGTAGAAGGTTTTGAATGCCTGTAATATTGTTTACCACTCTCAAAAACCATTCCATTATCATATGTCTCAGCCTTACCAGCCCAGCCACCAAAACCCCAACCGTTACAGGTGTTAACCTTCTCTGTTTTAATTAGTTTCATTGTTTTGAATGTTTGTATTAAACCAATTTATAAACTCAATTATAGAGTTGTATATTCTTTCAATGTCTAATGTTGTTAAAGATATACCAAACCACCCTGCCATATTTTTTATTTCATCTGGGTGATCCTTCTCATGAAATTGCATTGTGTTTCTACACTTTATAGCTACAGGAATAAGCCAGTCCCATGATGTGTGATATAGGAGGGATTTTCCACTACCTATGCCGTATCTATCAAACCTACAAACCCCATGATAAGGCAGCCAAATTTCATTCTGATCTATGCTTATGATAGTTTTATCTTTGAGTTTTCCACCCATAAATTGGGCAATTAATAAGTTATTTTCAATGATATTATCCATGATTAAAGGTATTTACATCTGTTTAACATATCTTTGTAGTCTTCATAGGTTCCAATAAAGTAATATTGACCTCTAGAAGTGTGCAATTTAGTCACTCCTTTTGCAGATAGACCAAACACAGGCAATAAATAATTGTACTGTTTTTCTGTGATCTTATATGAGTTATCCCGTACCATGATATTCTATTTAAAATCGGTTTTATTATTTCTGAAATAAACCCATGTAGCAGACTGTACAATTAAAGGGCTTACATTTAGTTTTTCACCTGCCTTTTGATAAGCAGATACAAAGAACTCGTATTGTATCTTTGTCATACCCTGATAAAAGTCATCAGTGCAAACAATACCCGTTGCAATGCTTAAAGCATGCCTGTCAATGGTGATATTTTCTCCATTGTTAGGGTGCAATATATTCTTACAAAAGGCAGTTATTTTTCTACCATTAAGGATTTTATAAACCTGCTCTTCATTTAATGCCAAATCCATAATGTTTTGAGCCTTTTCACAGAATTGTCTCATATGAGAACGTTCTTTGCCTCTGGATTTAATAAACAATTCTGCAATTCTTTTATTATCGTCCCATCTTTTGACAGGTGATAGGGCAGCAATTACACCACATGCAACAAACAATTGTACATTATATGCCTGACTTAAATAGATAGCAAAATTGTGAGCTTCTTTATACCAGTCATATTTATCCTTATCACTACACAACATGAAAACACTCATTATGTTTTTAGTTACTTTGTTCAATGTATACTCCTTATGCTTAAATGTGATCTTTGCTGCCATTGCTTAAAATTCAAAGTTAATAAATACTTGTTTTCCCTTTTTAAATTCCATATAGGCACTAATATCGTCAAATTTATGTGCCGAATATTTACGTGTAAAACGGTTATAACCGTCATACACATAAACCTCTTTTGCCTTTTCTGTACGTTTAAAAACGTCACCCTTCTTTAATTTGTTAATTTCCTCCATTAGTCGAAATTTATTTGGTCTTCAATAAAGGTAGAAGGGAATTCCCATTCTATATTATCTATCATGTGAGACAATAGTGCATTACTATCTGCAAATTTCTCTCTTAACTCTGGATTATCTGCAAAAGCCTCTTCACACTCATGCTGAAAATCTGTAAACGTGAAATATTCTGTTTCGTCTTCTGCATTTTCAGGTACATATTGGAACCCGAACTTGTTTAGAAATTGTATTACTAGATCCATTTTACTAATATTTTGACCCGTTTACACTCTCACTGTGTAATGCACGTTATTAACGTTCAAACGGGTGTTGTTTAATACTTATTTACACTCATTAATCCCCCATCCATACCAAGTGAATAGCCATTTTCAATGAGTTTTGATACCACCGAAGGACAGCATTTTTTTATGTGTAGTGTGGGATTTTCTGGGTCGTTTTTTACCTGTCCATTCGGCTCAGTATGATTTATAACTATTTCTGAGGTATGATGAAACGTAATAATACGAATTGCAAAATTAAAGTGATCTAATTTCATTTTGTTTAATTTATGGTTAAAGAGGACTTATAAAAGCCCTCTTACTACCTGATTAATGTATGTTTTTTGCTGATATTCTGTGCCTGTTTTCTGTCTGGAAGGCAGATTGATTGTTTTACCTTCACTCAGGTCGAAAATTGCAAGTTGATCCCTTAACATACCAGTTCTTAAAGCATGTTCTTTGTCAAATAACTGCTCAGATATGTCTAAATAATAGCAATTATCGTCTGGATTAAGCCACACACCGACAAATGAGTTTGAAACACTCTCTAAAATCGGTAAATTCTCACTGACAAACCTTTCAAGGGCTCTTAAACTAAACTCATTTATATTCAATTTTAGCTCTAATCCTGGGAATGATACCATGTACCCCAAATCTGGATTTAATTCAAATCCGTTGAATGTCACCCCTCCATGTAGTTGTGCATATTCGTAACCTGTTTTAATAGCTCCTGTATTCATTTTTGTATGTATTTTTTGATTAATATTGTGGGTGTGAGGCAACCGAATGCCCCTATTCTGTATCATTACTTTGTACGTACTTCGTTGGGTAAGACCGTCTGCCATTAGGGACGGCACTTCACTTAATTTCATGTGTGAGAAATAACTCCTATGAGTACACCCGTTGCATGTTTGCTTTAAACACGTCATGCCCGTGCTGATAAAATCAGATTTTCTTAATAGTCCCGTGCCTCTTACTGCCTTTATTAGAGCTACACCTTTCAGCAAACAAAAATCTATGTATTAAAGCCCCTCAGAATTTGCCATAATTCGTACCCTCTTTAATATGCTTGCCTATTACTAAAAACCTATGCAATCCCGTTGCACACCTATTTATCCCGTTGAATTCAAAGACCCCGACCCCAAAGGGTGGGAAAACTCCTACTTATTAGTTTGTTTCATTCTTTACTCTGTCAGGTATTCATTATCTTTTGCATTGTCATATAGTAGATTTTCTGCTATATTTCCTTCACCTGAAATTTCAAACAAAAACGACTTTATTAATCCCAATACTTAAACATTAAACCCGTGAGGGCTGATAAGTTAATCTATTTTATAAAGTCCCAATTTTCAAAGAATTCTGCTCTCGGTTTTACCCTACGTTTCAGAGTTTTAATAAGGCTTATAACTATTATATAGTGACTTGGCTGTCAGTGCCTTACTTATTGTCTCTCTGTGTTTCTGTTGCAAAGTTACAATTAAATTTTAAACCACCAAATAAAATGTAAAAAAATTTTCATTTATTTTTAAAAACCCTGTATTAATCAGTGTTCCCGTGGTTTTGATGTTTAAAAACTGTTGCTCTGTCGTTTTGACATTGCAAAGATGTGAAATTAAGTAATACCAAACAAATGCCCTGTTTATCGGTGTTACAGAAGAAAAACCTTTGGAAAAGCCCATGAATAGGGACCTCAATTTTTAAAAATAGATTTGAAAAAATTTTATCTTTTTTATGTAAGTGATTGAAAATCAGTGAGAAAAATTTCATTTATTTTTTGGCTCTTATGTTGTGAGTGTTGAATGTGATTAAATAACCCTGAAAAATGGGCAAATCCTTACTGAAATAAAAGAGTAGTTATAATACAATACAATAGAATACATTAAAACACACATAAACCCCTCTAAAATCAATTATCTTTTTAAAGTAGTATAAACACCTTACTAAATAGATTGAAGCCATTAAACAGGCTTATTTACCCCTTAAAACATAAAAAAGGCTTACAAGTTAATGCAAGCCTTAAAGGTTTTGTTTCAGATAGTGTTTAACACAGTGTATAAATAGTAATACTAATAAGAGTTAACACAATGGAAGCAAGCCCCAATAAAAACAACTCTGTTTTAGATTCCTGTTTATTGTACTCCCATAAGCCCGTTAATTGGTTAAATTCAATGTCACAATACTGAGCCTCTGGAATAGCCTGTAATAAATCGGAATAGCTTTTAAATGTAGTCATGATAATATGTATTTGTTTGTTAGTGGTGCAAAGATATAGCATTGATAATGTAAACCAGCATAAAAGGGAACATATTTTTATCAATCTGCCATTTGTTTTTAATAACTCATTGATTATCAGTGTGTTAATATGTAAAATATTAGATGTGTGGCTTTACAAGGGTAATTTATCAAAGTTTCAGTAATTATTGAAAGTTCAGAAACAATTATACATTCCCACCCCTCGAAAGGGATACACCCCACTTTTCACCGACATAAAACCCAATTAAAAATAATAATTATGAATTTCGTAATGAAAACAATTAATTTCTGTTACATTAAAGTATTAACCCCGTGGAAAATCGAGCCTTCAATGTAAATAATTTAACAAAACAATTGATTTATTATTGATTTGATAATGTTTAAACCGAATCCAACACAGTGTAAACCCCTATAAACAGGCTTTTAGCCTGTGCCGACCCGACCCCGTGAGAGTGTTTAGTGTGTATGTGTATTTGTGTACCTCTTTTGTTTTGTCAGTATGATTGACCCGATTTTTTTATTTGTGATCCCTTTAAGCAATTAAAATGACATCACCAAACTATTTAGTTTAAACTTTTGCTTTTTTAACTATTCATTGCATACTATCCAGCAATTAAATAACGGCTTCACTCAATTCTGACAAATTAAAGTGTTAAAAACATAGTTTATAAGCTCAAATAAAGCCTCAAATAATTATTATGTGTTACGTATCCACCTATGAAGAGATAAGCAATTTAAAGGCAATTTGGAATACACAATAGCAATTTAGTTAAAATTTGTTAAAATCAATTTGCAATTAAAATTATTATTTAGACTAAATATAAATTAGTCATCACATTTGTTTTTGTCAGAATGTCAAAATGGACTTTTCAGGCTGTCACATTGTCACCTCTCACGGCTACCACTGAGCACAGATAAAACCAGAAAACCCAAAAAATAAAAACTCAGAAAATTAAATTTATTTAGACTGGATAAAAATCCCTGCCAAAAAGTCACTTCATTTCATGGGGGTGTGCCAAAAAGTCTGAAGAGGGGGAGGGGTTGTTTTCTATATGGGTACTCGAAGTACACATATAATGGGGTTTCACTAAATGCTATCAGGGTATCACTTACCATTAAAATTCGACCTTAAATAATACAGGGGTATCAGTAATAAAATAGAAAACCCCAGGGATCTCTCCCCAGGGCTTAAGTATAAATATTATTCGAACAACCAGTCAGGCAGGATCATTCCTCCCTGTTCATAGTTTTTCTTCAGTACAATGTTTGGAAAATTGGCTCTCTTTCTAATCGACTTGAATTTGTCATTACTGTCTTCCAGCAGCCTAGGTCTGTCAAATCCTAACTCATCTAGTTTAGGGTAAAGCTCTCCTAGAACTTCGTCCATCTTTTCCTGGCTCCCAAAGAAAGGATATGCCTTTTTCTCATTCTGGCTCATTCCATTCATTGGGATAAACCCATCCTGAGAGGCTTCAAACTTTTTACCTTCCTGGGCTTTCTTTAGAATGTTCTGGAAGGAGTCCCAGCTTAGTGAGCCTGGTTCTCTTAGCTTACCTCCTACTGGAATGAATTTATCTAATGCATGATAAGCCTTTCCTGCTTTAAGTTTTGATGAGGGCATGTTGGCATAGAAGTTATAGAAATCCTCTCCTTCATGTTCGTACTTTTGGAGCCTTACCTCTTCTGCCTTTAGATATTCCATCTCGTCTATCGGGTCCCACTCTGGTACTCTTTGGTAGACCGAAATATCATTTGGATTAGAAGCCATTCTTCTCATCTTTTGCCCTCCTCCTAGATCTACTTCTACTCCATTAGGCTGTCCCATTCTTTTGTAACCTGATAGCCAGTTTCTCTCGTATCTGGATACATCTGGTCCTAGAATGTCTACATCTCTGTTTGATAGGTAAACATTGTTGGCATCAGAAATAAGATCATCGACAGGAGTAAAGTTACTTGCTTGGTTTCTGGCTTCAATCAACATCTCTGGAGTATTGTTTCCTGTGTAAAGAGACCCTTTGGTAAATGAGGCTGGACCATAGTCTGATCCTTTCACTAGTCCCATAGTTTCATCCAGGGCTCCTACTGCATCTCCTTCAAGCTGTCTGTAGAAAGCATTTGATTTTGGTCTGAAAGCAAATGGATTGTACTTGTAAGCATTAGGAAGATTGGCATTACCAAACCTGTCGATGGCTGCTATTGCTTCTGCTTCAGTTGGGATCTTACTGGCAACTCTACCTACTGCTCCTGAAATCTTTCCAGCATTCTCAGCTATTCCAAGACCTGCATAAGTTAGTGGGTCAGTTAAGATATCTTCAGCCAAAGTTGCATTGTTCTTTCTACCAGCTATGGCATCCTCAAATTGATAGTCATTCATGTAAGCAGACTGCACAACCTTTGCTGGAACTGCCAGGGGAGCAAGTATTCCAAGCTTATCTCCTACCTTTCTCATCCCACCATAGCTGCCTTCTTGAATGTCATAGCTTAATCTGTTTCTTTCACTATTGGTTAGGTTAGGATCTTGGTTTATACTTCTGATAAGCTGCTGATCTCCTCCACCCATTTGGTCTGCAAGAGTCGTGTAAAGACCTCTTCTGAAATCTGCCCAGTATCCAGGTTCTACTCCAGGGTTTCCTGAGTCCATGATAAAGTCTCTTACTTCATTTGGAAGCATTTTATTTATTCTGTTGAAGTAGGCTCCTCTAGCTTCATCATCCTGTCTTGGATTGTTTTTCAGATATTGATCTACCAGTTGCTGCTGGATCTGATTATCATAGTTTTGTTTATAAGAAGGATTCACATCCCAGAACTTGTCCATACTTTGACCAAGACCTCTGGCTATTGCTCCAGTCATCTCATCCTCAAAGTAAGGCTTCATATAATTTTCAAAACTGTTTTGTTGGGTAAGCTGCTGATATTGTTTCAGTATATCGTGTGCTCCTTCCTGAGGATAGAAATTTCCTCTTTCATCTTCACCGTAAAGAAGACCTTCTGCATAGTAATCCTGGTAGTCCATAGAATCGGTTGCCAGGGTTTCTCCTGTGCTTAACTGCACATAAGTTTTACCGTCCTGCCCTTGATATTGTTTTAAGACCTTGATTCCAGGTCCCTGAAATGTTGCCATGTATTATTGATTTTTATATCACAAAGATAAGAAATTTTTTTGTTATGTGCAAGTATCTAATAAAAAATCCTACCTGTTAGTGCAGATAGGACAAAATGAAAATTACCAGATTGGATTGGTAATGTCTTGTAACTGAGCCTTCATTTTGGCTCTGAATTTTTCTTTATGGAAAGGAGCCCAAACTCCTTTATGAGGTTTGCAGAGTTTGCATCCACAACCTTTCTTCTGTTTTCTTTTATTGTGTCTGTTTGGACCCATCAAGATTTAATTTGAAAAATGATACTTTATCTTTTGGAAGATAGAAGACTTCATCAGAGCCTTTCTTGAATTGAGAGTTTACATGAATCTCTTTTCTTCTTCCTGTATTATAGATAACATTAGAATCACATGCTAAAGCCCAGTCTGTTTTTACACAGACAATGATATACATGAAGGGATGTTCAATGTGCATCTTTTGTTTTCTTCCAAGAAAGTTAACATTTGGATATTTGTAAGTGTCCCTTGTTGTAAATTCCCAGGCAGCACTTGCTTCTACTTCAACGTATACTTCTGGTCCATCAGCTTTTTGAATGATTAAATCATGGGAGAAAGTTTCATCTCTTCTGATTATTTTGTAACCTAATGATTCTAAGTGAGTGATTACTTTATTGATTGTAGAGTCATTGTACTTATTGTAACTCTCCTGAGAAAATTTTCTTGCTTCGTACATTACTCCCTTATTGCATTGGTGATTATTTCTTCCATAGCTGCATCAGAAAGATCTCCTTTAACTTGAACTAAAAGTTCTCTTTGGTCTCCTGTTACTTTATATAGTGTGGAAGTAAGTTGGATGTCATTCCCAAGAAAAGATCCGTGATGTGTTGTATAAGGAAGAGTAAGTTCCCACCCGTGAGAAAATCCTTTTTTTCTGAATATTACTTTTCCAAGCATAGGAGTTTCTTTTTTTATCACATGGACATGAAATCCTAGTTCATTTAATCTCTCTTGTTTCATTTTTAAATTTTTGATGTGGCTCCTACAGGATTTGAACCTGTGACCTTCTCCTTATGAGGGAGCTGCTCTGACCAGGCTGAGCTAAGAAGCCTTATAATAATTGCCTTAACAATTTTAAATATCCATTATCAAATTCCCAGTGACAGTTTGGACAAAGTTGTATCACATTATCTCTTGCATTGACTAGGTCTACTTTATCAGTTGGTTTAAAATCCCTTATTGGTTTAATATGACATAACTCCACATGTTTAGAATACCCACAATTAGCACAAGGCTTTCTCAAAAGGTCTTTAAATTTAGTTCGACCTAACTGTCTTATATGTGCATTTTTTGAAGAAGTATGTAAACCATCTAATGATTTTTTATTCCAGTAATCTTGTAGAGTTAAATTTTTTGTAACCTCATACTTTGTTTGTTTTAATTCTTCATGATGGAATTCACATAAACTATGTTTATAAGATTTTACAACTGAGCTACACTTACTACAAGTCCTAGTTAATTTCTTTTTAGGAAATTTAACATTTGTATGCTTAGCAGAACATGACCTACAACAATATTTTGGATTTGTAGTCTCTGTACCACAGTGCAAACAATTATTCATAATTTTAATTTTGAGCCCCCAACAGGATTCCAACCTGTATCGACACCTTAGAAGGGAGTTGCTCTATGCAGTTGAGCTATGAGGGCAAATAAAATAACTTTCAAACTACACCCTTGTAACAGGGCTACCCTCTCTGTATCAACACCCCCTAAAAAGGACTCCTCAGATACTCTATTTTACTTCAGTTATTTTTGTCCCGATACCAAGAATCGAACTTGGCTGTTGACTTTATGAGGGTCACGTAATAGCCACTATACCATATCAGGAAATGAGGACGTGAAGCTAATCAGGCTGATATCCTCTTTTACTTCTTGCTTCCATTTTTAAGGGAAAGGCAGCACACTGCAACCAAACCTAAGTTTTTTAAACACAAAAACTCATAAAGTACCTCTCGTGCCCAGTGTTATTTAACCTTACACACCTCACTCAAAGGCTGAACTCTTTCAAGGGATTAGTAGCTCCACCAGGACTCGAACCTGGATCTTCAGCTTATGAGACTGACGAGGTAACCTATTTCTCCATGTAGCAATATTGGAGCAGAGAGGAGGAATCGAACCACTTCCGTTTGAAACTCTGTAGTTGCCCTTCTCATTACTCCAGTCATGACTCCTTTGTAACTTTGAATTCTTTCTACTCGGCAGCAAACTTTCGTTTAGCTTGCACACTAAACCCACACCTAATGGTACACTCTGCTTATAATAGACTACTACTCAATAAGAGCAGTAGTCATGTTGTTTTCTTTAATAATTTTTAATGAGCCTTTAAACTGAAGACTTCCTTTTGTATGACTGTTGTCTGGAGTCTCCTTAGTTGTGAAGCCGACCCTGGAATCTAAATGATCCACATAGTACGTCTCACCTTTACACTTCACCACCCATGCTGGGACATCTTTGTCTTCATTGTGTTTCTTATTGAAGTGGAACACTATCCTGGAACTTTTACAAATTGTCTCCATACTGCTGCACAAGTTTAGTTACATAAGATTCGGAGATCTCCTTTCTTTTTGTTTCCTGCCTTTGCTTTCCTTTCAGTACAGAGTAAGCCTGGAATAAGTGTCTTAGCTCATATTTGTTACTTCTAACAGCTTGCTGATACCATTCTGGAGAGTCTGGGTCATCTGCTTTAATGTTAGAAGGTTTTCTCAAAGGCTTGTATTTTTTTTGGTCCTCTGATAATGTTTTTATTGCTTGTCTGATTGCCTCAAATTTTTTCATGATAATTTTAATTTAATGTTAGTTGTAAATTCTTAAAAAGTTTTTTATGTTGTTCTCTGGAGATTGCTTCAACAGCTACTGCTGTCATTTGGTTTCCGATATCAGGTTCCAAGAATTTATGGTACTTAATTTTTAAGTCATCTAATCTGTGGAGTATCCTTTCAATTTTGGATTCCGAAGCTTCCAGGCAACACAGGTAATTACTACCCAACTGCCACTGCTTAAATTCATCTTCAAACTTGACTGCAAAATCAGCCAATGCATGTGCACTTTGCACACATTTGTAACCTGGTTTCAGGTCTTCTCTTGTAATAATAGTTAGGAATTCATTTCCAACCTAACCTACTAATTCGTCTCCTTTTTTCATAATGTATAAAATTTTGGTTGTGATTCTTATGGGATTCGAACCCATAACACACAGTTTTAGAGACTGCTGCTCTACCTAGTTGAGCTAAAGAACCAATTGTAGTCCGTATGGGAATCGAACCCATCTTCTTAGATCGAAAATCTAATGTCCTCACCGATAGACGAACGGACCAAATACAAGCTACAGGTCTTGTTGACACCGATATTCCACATCCAAGTGCCTCGGTCAAGGGCTTCGGGATTCGAACCCAAATCGTTTTTAATCCAAATAAAAATTTATAAACGTTTATTTGCTGTGTGTAGCTTTATCAAATTACCTTTTGTTTTTCAAATTTCCTATTTTGATTTTGTTTTAGTTTGCTGTAGGTAATTTTTTCAGATTGCATACTAAACTAGGTTTGATTAAAATTCAAGTGTTTGTTTAATTTGCTGTTAGCAATCTTGTCAGAACAGATTATCTAAGATGGATTCGAACCAAAACCTCTGGGATTCTTATTCCCAGTGTGCTACCTGTTACACCATAAAACTTAAGATGGTAGTTTCTGTGATAAAATTTGCTGTTACTGTTCTTATTCAAGTTTCATTTTTTGTTTTAACGTTGCTCTACCAACTGAGCTACTCCCAAAGATTTCTAGATTTAACTTTGTTTGGGAGGAAGGACTCGAACCCCCGACCAACGGCTTTCAATGCTTAACTGTGTGTTTGCTGTATGAAACTTTATCAAAACTCACTTTTTGCTTTTACCCGTGATAACCACTTCACTACCTCCCGATGTATTTTTTAAGATTTAACTTTGTTGGGAGGAGAGGATTCGAACCTCTGACTGGGGTTTATGATACCGTTGCTTTATAGTTGCTGTATGAGTTTTTATAGACAGGTTACCAAGGGTTTTAATCCTCTGCTTGCTTTTAAAGTCATCTCAAGACCTTCCTATACAATTTTACTTCTCACATACAGGACTCGAAGTGTAGAGATGGCTGTGCTTTTGCATTCTACGTTACTTATTTTTGAATCAATTATATGTTTTTGTTGTGTATTTGCTGATAGTAACCTCATTAATAACACTGCAAAGATACAAAATCTTTTTGAGATATGCAAATTTTGCAGTGTTAATTTTATGTTAAAGGATTTTCACCTTATAGAACTTCTACTCTTTGAATCAGCTCCTGAGACAATGCCTCTCTTACTAATTCTTCTGCTGTTTTGATCTTGGTGTTAGTCAAGAATCCTACAGTGGTAGCAGAGTATCCACTGAAATAGAATACGTTTTTAACGTCTCCATAAGTTTCAAACTTCTCTCCAGTCCCTCTACCGTAGTATCCTGACTGTAGGTTCCAAAGAACAATCACAAAGTTATCCACATACTCTTTAGAGAACCCAGCTCTTCTCAAAGTTTCCTTTGCAGTTTCAACGTTAGTTTTACCTAACGAAGTTGGGTTGAATTCACTATCAGAGATACATAAGATTCCTGTTGGGAAATCTTCTTCTGAAATTCCTTTTTGCTTCAGATTAACGAAAAGGTTAATTACTGATTGGAAGTTAGTACCACCAACGTAACTTGAGTGATCGTTTTTCCACTTGTCTACTGGAGTCTGACCTTTCCAAGTATGCATCTGAGCATCTGAGTTGAACTCGATCCATGCATCTGCAAATCTACCTGTTAAGAATTCAGAGAAGTAAAGGGCAAGTGCCTTAGCAATATCGTAGCAGCTCATCGTAGTTCCAGTAGCTGGTGAGCTCATAGATCCTGATGTATCTCTTACTACAATTAGACTAGTTTGACCAGTCTCTCCACCTTTTTTAACAAGAGTAGCAAATTGCTTGTTAATAGTTTCTTCCTCTTGAGAAGTAACTTTTCTTCTAGCTCTCTTACCTAGACCTTCGAACAACTCGTGAACGAAACCTGTGTATTTAACTTCTTTAGTTTCTGGAGCCTTGATCCACTCTGCATACTTGTCAGAAAGTTTTTGGTTGAACAAGAACTTACCTTGTACAAGTTTAGAAAGAGCTCTACCATGAACTTTGTTGAAATCAATTCTATCAAATTGCTTTGTAGAAATTAACTTCTGCCATTCATGAGCAGTACCAGAAGTTTTTAATTTTCTGTACTGTTTGTAAGTAGATCCTGCATTTTCTTTTGTACCGAATACTAATGAGCAAATCCATTTAGCAATGATTGTATCAGCCTGAGCCTCAACAGTTTTGCAAGAAGATTTAGCTTTGATCTGTGGAAGATACTTTTTAATTAAGTCACTAGTGTTTGAATTTTCTAATCCTGAAAGGATAAGTTCTCCAAACTTTTTCCAGTTTAACTTTCTTCCATTCCACCCGTGGTGTACTAAGTCATAAGAAAGCATCGTGAAGATATCTTTCCATGATCCTGCTGAGATCATTAGACCTACGTTAGTCCAGAAAGTTTTCTCATCCTTGAAGTGTAACCATAAGAATCTCATGATACCTTCATGTCTAAGCTCTCCTCCTTTTTGTGAAACAGAAGTCATTGTACCATCCTGATACATAGTCTGTCTTGAGATCATTCTCACGAAGACAGAGAATGCTACTGCATCCCACTTATCGTCTGCCCAAAGTAATTCAGCATCTCTACTGATATCCTGGAAAGATCTTGGTGCTTTGAACTTACCCATAACTCCGAACTGGTCAACTAATGCTGATCCTGTTGAGGAATATTTTAGGGCTCCGTTACCCGATAGTGTTTCTGCTCCTTTCTTTAAAGCTGCATTAACGAATGCAGATGTTGCTGGTTTGTTTTTTGAAGTAACTTCAAATAAACTTTTTTGTTTGCTGTCGAACATCTTATTATGATTTTTGGTTATTGATTAATTATTACTTTGCAAAGATATAAAAACTTTTCTTAATATGCAAATATTTTTTGTTAAAATTTTGTTAAAGTTTTTCGATGATTGAGAAGACAATGAAAACAATGTTCTCGACTGGTATTTTATAAATCCAACTCATAATGTTTTTTAAAATAAAAATGTTGTTAATATAAGACTTCACATACTAACAACATCTAATCTACCTTCTTGTAGTTTGGGTGATATAAGGGATTCGAACCCTTCCCGTCAGAGTCACAGTCTAACATGCTAACCACTACAATAATACCACCATATAAAGTATCTTTTATTTACGGGGTTGAAAGATACAAAACTATCCCGAAGTTTATCAGTAGTACACTACTCGTACTGGTTTACCCATACTTTTCATATAATCTATCATTCCTTTTGTTCCTTTGCTAATCCCGTCCCAGAAAGCTATAAGCACATGAGCTTCCTGAGCCATTTGCTCATTTCTGATCGGTCCTGCTGCTTTACCATGCATTTTCCAATCGGCTGGATAGGGTAGAACTTTATAATTGTTTTCGGCAGCATATAATTCTCCGAGACCATCTGCACCAAATACGTTAATACCGTCTGATGTTGTGAATGTTTTTATTCCCGTAGAACATCTGCCTGAAACTATTTCGATGTCACCATGATTCTTTAGAAAGTAATCACACTTGGTTTTAACAAGTCCATAATTATTGAACTCTCTTCCTCCTGCAATAATAACTTTCATTAAGCTTCAGCTATTGCTTTTTTAATTTCCTCTGCTTTTGTAACACCTTTACATTCCTTGTTGATTAAACCAAATAGTTTACCTTCATGGATTCCTGGGTTAGTTGCTTTAGTTAGTCTAACCAAAGAGATTAATTCAGGATAAGTTAAAGCCTGAGGTAGGTAAGACTCAAGAACTTTTAATTCTGATTCTTCCTTAACAGCAAGATCAATTCTCTTGGAAAGGGTGTAGGCTTCAATAGATTGATTCCTTTTCTTTATTTCCCTTGAGATAAGTTTGGTAACTTCATCTACTGTTAAATCTCTTCTAAGAGCAATCTTTTCATTATCCACTGCACTAATTAAAAGTGATAGTGTGCTCTTTGTTACTGCATCTTTTGCTTTTAAAGCTTTTACATAGTCTTCTCTGATTTTTGATTCCATTTTACTTTTATTTTTTGATTTTAAAATTTTCTGCTTGATAAATATTCCCTATAGGGTTGTCCTTTTATAAGGACATAATTTCTATTTTTAAGTTCCCAAATTTCTGGGTTGAATCCTTGCCATACATAGTTATAAAAATTAGTATCAGATTCAAAATTTACATCTACTACCCAATACAAATCTGTTAAGAGTTTAAAGTGTCTACTTTTAAACCCAAAGAATGTAGTAGGCTTTTCTTTATTTGTAATTTTTACTTCAGCCATATTATGGTAAGGTAGAATATCTAATCCCATTAATATGCTCTTTTTCCATTTTTTCCTTTGCCCATCTTGCTAACCCTAACAAATTATCTACTTGGTCAACAAACTTTGGACTTATTAAGAATGGCATTTGTCTTACCTTTATTGACTTCAATACATCTCCTTCAAACTTTATATCTTCAGAGTGAAGTGGCATATAATCCTTTGGAGTATTACCTGATGCTGAAAGCTTCAAATCTATTAATAATAGGTTTTGAATTTGTTTCATTGAAGTGTCATAAACATCTTTGTATTCGTAGTATAAGCTATCCATTGTTTTTTATTTTGTGCAGAATGTGAGACTCGAACTCACGTCTTCTGATTGGAAGTCAGAAGTATTAACCCCTATACGAATTCTGCAATTAATAATAGACAAACTACTCTCACATTAAAGTGATTCGTGCACCTAATAGACATCCGTCCATAAGTAGAAAGTTTTGTGGGCAACTATTATTTGTCTCCAGTATAGGATTTGAACCTATGACAACTTCCTTATCAGAGAAGTGCTCTACCAGACTGAGCTAACTGGAGTTAAACCAGGTTTCCCTGGTATGTTTTATTTTTTGTAGTGAATGTAAGATTTCACTCCTTTCATGGCTGCATCTTCTACAAGTCTCAAAGCTAAAGTTTTCAAACTCAAAATTTCAGAAGCTTCATCTGGATTTAAATCTGCTGTCACATTATCATTAATGTAGTCGAAAAGCTCAATAGCTCTTTGTTTAATTCCATCAATTACTCCTTCACCTGAAGGGTTGAAATCACCAATTCTTTTTTGTCCTAATGTTTTACTCATTTATTTATCTATTTTAGTTACGAAGAAATCTTCTATTGTTTCATCAAATTCTAGTTGGAGTTTACCCATACTAGGGACCATTATAAATTGAATTTTATTTTCTTGGTCTTCTGAAACCTTTAATAATCCATTTGCTGCCAATGTATCAATCTGAGGTTTAACTTCTAAATTTAGAAGCTCCATGATGTTATTAGTATTACTCTTAACAATCATTTCTCTGTCCTGCCACATTGTAGTGGGTTCATCAGCATACACAAAATTAATGTGTCTTCTTAATGTATCCCTAACATCTGGAGTTGTTGGATGAGGTCTTGTATCAAAAGATCTATAAATCCTCATGTACTCACCCTTATCATTAAACTTCTTTTCTTCGTACTCTAAAAGACCTGTTTCTCCTGCTTTATACCTTTTAAGCAATATACCTAATGGAGTTAAGTCAAAGGATTCCTGGATACTTCTCCAGTTTGTGAACTCCTGATACTCTGGAAAGGCAAATCCTATTTTATGCCAAACATCAGTGCTTTGTAAATCTTCTTTTGTTACATAACTGTTAGGATTAGTAGTTACCAGTATTAAAGATTTTTCATCTTCTGTTACTATAAATTGTACTTCTCCCCATAATGGGTCATCAGTGTAGACATTTCCTGCATCACTAAATATTCCTTTTACATACTCAATAGGAATGTGACTTTCATCAATACCTAAGTAGATATTTGGATCTCTTCCTTCTTTTTCTGTATAAAATTTTTTTTGTATCATTTGTGATATTAATTTTACAAAGATAAAAAAACTTTTTCACATATGCAAGTTTTTAACAAACTTTAACATTGTAGACCTACTAGGATTCGAACCTAGATACCCTGAGTCAAAGTCAGGTGTACTAACCGTTGTACGATAGGTCTGTTTAGAGTGCTGTACTGGATTCGAACCAGTGTACCTGCTTTTGCAGAGCAGTGTCTAACCACTCGACCAACAGCACATTTGGAGCCTCATGTAGGAATCGAACCTACATCTACTGGTTACAAAGCAGCTATAATACCATTATACTAATGAGGCAAAATAAAAAATCCCCTGCAAAGTCGGTTGAGGATTCACAAGGGATTAAAATTTATGAAGAATAAATTTGATTTGTCTAATCATAGATGACATCAGACAAACTAATCCCTGTTGATTGCCCTTGGCAGCCAATAGTTATCTCAATATGTTGTCTAGTTGTTGTCATGTTTAAATTTTTACTTCTGCAAATATACAAAATGTTTTTGACATATGCAAATTTCTAATAGAAATTATTAGTTAAAGTTTTGTTAAAAGAAATAAACCCAGTATTCATCCTCGAAAAACATCCAGTATTCCTCTTCGTTAAATAGGTCTATCTCCTGTGTTAATGTTCTCTGTTTCTGATGTTTATGCATTCTATTGCCCTCACAAATATTGCATCCACCATTATGCTCACAAAATTTAGATGGTCTCGTTCTACTACCATCTCTTACTGTTTTTAAGTGATTTACACCCATCCATCTATGTTGAGATGGTCTTCTGTAAGTTCTACTCATAAAAAATAATTTAAGTGAGGAAGCCAGAGAGCACGATTCCCAGACCCTGAGGTCCCATTTGTTTAGCAAACAAAGTCTATACCCCGATAGATTTAACTTCCATAATATGAGGAGGATGAGAGATTCGAACTCTCAGACCCAGAGGGTCACAGTTTTCAAGACTGCTGCAATACCATTCTGCCAATCCTCCGAATTGTTATTTTACAAAGATAGCCGTCTTACCAATAACTTCGTCTATATTTAGGTAGACAATTCTATCTTCTTTTTGTATATAGATGGCTAAAATGTCAAACTCATCAACTTCTATTTTATAGATAGTATTAGTATTTTTGTTTGATCTAATTCTTCTTAGCTCTATGTTATATTTGCCCAAACTATTTGGATCTTTGATAGTTGATTTAACAGATACTCTTTTAGACTCTCCATCTTTATAGACGAACAAATCAAAAGGTGCTTTACCACTCACTTGATTAAAAATGTGATAACCTTTACTAGCTAAATCAGCCATTACTTTTATCTCACCTAATTGAGAATACATTGTTTTATTATCCATAGCTCTTCATCCAGCCAGATTCCCTCCGATTACAAGCCCCAGAAAGTGTGCATACAAGCAGAGGCATCTGGGGGATTGATATTTTTATTTTAGTAAGTACTGCTCCCAATCTTTTGGAATAGCACCTAGATGTTTGATAAACATCAAGTAGTGTGGTCTTCTAGGATTTGGATTCTCCTTACCCCACTCTTCTATTGTTAAGTCATTTTTGTCTGAGTTACAAGGTTTACAAGCAGTTACTAAGTTGTCCCAAGTATCCTTTCCACCTTTAGATTTAGGGATTACGTGGTCAATAGTCATTGCTCTTGCATCATCCTCTCCACAGTACACACATGTGTAATTATCTCTTTTGAAAACATTGTCCCTGTTACAAGGAACCTTGTGGATATCCAGATTGATGAATCTCGGAACTCTTATTACGGACGGTCTGAAGATCTCCAATTCTGGGTTTACTAACCCGAATCTCTCAGGGTGTTCATGTAGAATATCTGCATTACCTTTAAGAGAAACTACATAAGCTCTTTCAGATGTCACAATTTGTCTAGGTAAATACTGTGAATCAAGTACCAAGCATTTACGAAAATCTACTTTTTTCATTGTTTTAACTTTTATTTATCTTCCGAGAAATAATGGAAGATTATTTTACAATCTTTGTTTAAGTTTTGTAGATTAGGAAATATTGTATCTCCTGTAGAATTGTTATCAATTATAGAAATGTGCAACTCTGTAAATAAGTGACAATACTTTTCATAAGTTTTGGCTCCTCCAATACACCAGTCAACTGGCTCTGTAATTAATTCAACTCCTCTTTTATCCAGGATAAGTTCTCTATCTTTTAACTTAGGAAGGTTGATAAAGGTGTTATACCCTACCAAACATTTTTGTCCTAAGGTTAGACTCTTAAATAATTTCAAGTCTTCCTTACATTTCCAAGGTAACATATGATGATTACCAATAACTGACAGATTGTTTTTTGCTACTATTGCTTTCATTATTTCTCTTTTGATTATTATTGTACCCATAGTAGGACTCGAACCTACACCCCTTTCGGGAACTGCTTCTAAGACAGCCGTGTCTACCATTCCACCATATGGGCAATTACCCCTAATTGCTTTTTGATACCAACCACTGTCAGGCTACGAACCTTCATAAGTCAGGGGAATCGAACCCCTAGTTCATCAATACCCTACTCCTTCAATTCGGATAGGCTTTGTACTCCCACTGGGACTCGAACCCAGACCCCGAAGGATAAGATTTTAAGTCTTACGTGTCTACCAATTCCACCATGAGAGCATTTTGTGGACCGACAGGGGATCGAACCCTGGTTTAAAGTTTGCAAAACTTTGGTTTTAGCCAATTAAACTACCAGCCCAGTTATTTGTTATCTCTGTTTCTTCCTATGTGATAACCATCACAGAAGACACATTTGTAAGTACTAAAGTGTACTCCTTTCTTTTTCCCCATACTAATTGCTGACTTCAAAGCAGTCTCCCTGGTATTATACATTACCTTAGGTTTACCTGTATCAGATCTTTGATGAGAATTCTTATGGAACATTCCCCAGGCATTTCTGGTTATAAAGAAATTCTTAATAAATCTCTTTAGTGGAAGCTGCTCCTTCAATGCTATTACTATGTTCTTTAATTTCATACTCTCCTTTTATAATTCTTACTATGTCCTTTGGTGATACTACTGTACATCGTTCCATCACATCTTGAATTCTACTCTTGGGTATATCGTAATGATTTTTATGAAACCAGCAAATGTTTATCCCAAGGTCTCTAGCCATTTTATGCAGATTCTGTTTAGAATATGGCAAACAGACTAGATGTCTTTTGTTATCACAAATATATTTCATTGTACCTCGTAAAGGAATCGAACCTTTTCCACTTGTATGTAAGACAAGGAAGCTACCATTACATCAACGAGGCATACAACTATGTGAGTCCTAACTAAACTTATCTCACTTTTACTGGAACCCGTAGGTAGTTAAATGTTGTTATTCCAGGTTCTATAACTGATAGATGGATCTTTGTCTGTAGTTGTACCTACAAAAGTTACCTCCCAAAAGTCAGTACCTAAGTCGAGCAATTGCATGAATTTTCCAACCTTAGCATGTTTCAAAGGAATCCATCCTTGGGTTGTTTTTTCAGAATCTTTTTTCTTAAAGTTGCATTGTGCCCACATAATATTAATTTTAATTGTGCCCCCAGAAGGACTCGAACCTTCAGTCTACATCTTAAAAGGATGTTGCTTTAACCAATTCAGCTATAGGAGCTTTTCTTTCGATTTAGAGCAGAAATCGAACCCGAAACATATACTGCCTAGATTTCTTAATCCTCGAAAACGACCTTGCCTCAAGGCTTACAGCTTTAACTGACGGATTTTTGTCGGGTAGACAGGACTCGAACCTGCATCCTCTTGCTTCCAATGCAAGTAATCGACCATTGATATACTACCCGTTATGGTGGGTCCTGGTGGACTCGAACCACTCCCCTAGAGACCTGTTTTACAGACAAGCTGCCATATCCAAATGACTTTCAGTACCCAATTTAAAATCTAATTTTATGCTCATTTCCATTTAAGGAATTCTATAAATTAGTAACAGTCCCATAATTGTCGAGCAGGGAGAAATTGAATCTCCTAGTAAGCCGTGCACGACTCCACTAATACCTTTCCACCCGAATTGGTGGGTCCACTGGGAATCGAACCCAGTCCTACAGTTTTTCAGACTATCGTGCAGACCTTAATTACACCTTAGACCCAATCGTACAGTTACGTTTCCAAATAGGAAAGAGGCTTGACTGCACATCATTGAGGGAGAAGTGGGATTCGAACCCACGACCTAGAGGTTAACAGCCCCTTGCTCTACCACTGGAGCTATTCTCCCGAATTTGCACGTCCCACAGGATTCGAACCCGTACCAAAAGTTTTGGAGACTCCTATGCTACCATTAACACCAGAGACGTATGTTTGCCGTGATAGAGGGATTCGAACCCTCGTTTTTGAAGAGTGACAGTCTAAATCCCCATCCAATGGAGCATATACCACGAGTTATATAAAAATAAAAATCCCTACGAATTTTACTAAGTAGGGATTTAAATAATCAAAAAACTAAAACTATGAACCAAAATCATGTTTGTGTGTTTATATTTAATCCTACTATTGTAGAGCTATTATCCCATAACTTATCTGCCCCCAGTACACTAGGGTTAAAGGCAAACGAATAAAAGTTATAAGATGTTTTCATTATGTTTTATTTACTTTGCAAAGATACGAAATACTTTCGAGATATGCAAATTTAATTGGTTAAATTTTTGTTAAATTTTAGTAATGCAAAGATAAGAAATAAAATCCTAAAATGCAAATACCTAAAACTTTTTATTAAAAGTAGTCTTCATCAAAGAAAAAATCTTCTTCGTCTTCTTCATATAAATCATTGATATGCAGCAAGGTATCATCTAAATTTGAATAAATGCTGCTAAATAGAGTTTTGTCTTTGTCCCAAATGCAAGTTGCTTCTGGCATAATAACCAGTAACTCACCTGAATCAAGAAACGTATCATACAGATCTCTAATTTTTGGGTTGTTCTCCATAACCTTTCTTTTTTAGGTCATTAATTATAAATAGATATTCGTCTTCCATATTAGTAGAAGGTTCCTCGTCTAATCTATAATTTATCACTTCTCTTCCGTTTCCATTATTCAAGACTGTATGTAGTAAGAATTTAGGGGGTTTAGTAGCAGTTCTTATGTGCATTACACTTTTAACCCCCTTCATTTTTCTTATTACATTTAGCCAATGATTATGGAAAGCCATATCATATAAGCCTTTCATACTTCAAATTTTTAGAATGGCAGATCCCCGTCTTCCTCTACTGCATTAGCTGCAAAAGGATTTTCACCTGTTGTAGTAGCTGTAACTGGAGTTTGAGAAGCTGCTGGTTGTGCTGTAGTTGCTTGAGGAGTTGTTGTATCAGCCTCAGTTGGTTCCCACTCTTTGTAAAACTCAGATTGGTATACATTTCCAGCTTTAAAGTCCTCGTATCTTTTTAACTCATACATAAGAACTTGAGACAAAAATTTATCTTGATCTTTGTAGTTCATTGTTTTCTGACTCGGATTAATTGGGTCCTCTTCAATTAAGAACATAGGAACATTTCCCTTTTCACCGAACTTCAATGAGAATTTAATTGGAGTATCTTTATCTTGCCCTTCTTCTTGTTTGTATCTGAAATACAAAATTTTGTCTACATATCCTCTCAGATTTTTCTCTCTATTAGAAGAGATTATAATCGACTTAGAGTAATCTAAGCTTGGTAGGATAGCAATCAATTTTTTTACCTCATCATTTAATCCACCTTTCAAGCTTCTTAGTGGTAATTGAATCACATCTACTCCAGTTGGATCTTCATCTGATTGTACTGACAATTCCACATAATTAACCTTTCCTTTTGGGAAATTTTTCTCAGTTATTGCAAGGTAAGATACCTTACCATAATCGGTACTTTTATAAGACTTTTGATAAGTCTTTCTTTCATTTGGAGTACCTGGATCTAAAACTATCTCATTAAAACCTTCTTTAGGGTCTTTTGAGCTCTCGTATAATTCTCCTTTAGAATTGATTCTTAGAAATGTGAAATTTCTTCCTGTTCCGAATTCTTTTGCCATGTTATAAACTTTTTATTAATTAGTTATTTATTAGATTGCAAATGTACAATATTATTTTGACATATGCAAATATATGAAAGTTAATTTTATGTTAAAAATTTTTTTATCTCTTCTGTTGTTAAGAATATGTCCTCATCATTTTCGTATGCTTCAAACTCTTCTTTGCTTAGAATACTTGGTAATTTTGCCTCAACTTCCTCAACGATAGGATACTTCATTTTATAAAGCAACTTATCCTCTGTGAAATCTAATTTTATCTTACCTGTAACGGGTCTTACTGATACTCTCCTAGAAGTAGTATGAACCATTCCTGATGTTCCAGGAACAAGATACTTCGGACATTTTACAGTAACAAATAGATCAAAGGCTGCACTAAAAATATTACCACAAGCAACCAATTGAAACTGTTCTGGGTCATATGACTCAAAGATTTCCCTTAGCATTTCTGCAATAATACACTTACCTCCTGGTGAATCTAACCACACTTCGAACTTCATACCTTCAGGAAGTTCATTCTGGAACTGAAGAAAAGCCTCAAAAGTTTCTTCGTTTAGTTCATCATTCCAATAAAATCTCTTTATCATAATCTAAGTCTCTTCTATAAAATTTACCTAAGATATTGTCATTGTAGTAGTCATCACCTTCAAGAGTACCATATGCAAACAAACATTGTGTCTCATAATATGTAATCTGCTTCTTGGTAAAGCATATTTTTAGTATTTCTTTTTTAACCAGGTGAGCACCGTCATCCATTGCTCCTTTAGCTTCTCTTCCAGAGGAACCAGTATAACTTTGCCACTTAACTTCTTTTTTGACAATTTCATAAGTTTTCAACCTTTTGTCTGTAATAAGAGCCAACTCTTTCTTACCAAAATTTCTTTTAGTATAAGAGTATAAAGATTTTCTTCCAATGTATTTCTTCCCGTTTGAGAAGTGAAGCATGTAAATAAATCCGATGGCTCCTTCAGGGAAGTCTTTTATGTGTTTGACTTCCCTTCCTTTAAGAGTCCAATTCATTTGTGTTTATTTTAATTTAGAGATAATCTCATCCACTAGTTCTGGATTATCTTTTAGCATTTGTGCTGCCTTCTGAGCCCCTTGTGCAATGTTTGTTCCTTCATAGCTTATCCAAGATCCATTCTTTTGGACAACACCATTTTTGATGGCAAACTCAAGTAAGTCCTGCATCTTATCAACTCCCTCGTTGTAATATACACTTACAATTGTTTCTTTAAAAGGAGCAGCAATCTTATTTTTGATTACTTTAATTTTCATCAAATAACCAATAACATTGTCTCCCTCTTTGATTAGTTGACCTTTTCTTACATCAATTCTTTGAGAAGCATAGAACTTCATTGCATTACCACCTGTTGTGGTCTCTGGATTACCAAACATAATACCAATCTTTTCTCTCAACTGATTGATAAAGATTACAGTAGTATGGGTCTCATTTGTCTTAGCTGTAATTTTTCTTAGTGCCTGAGCCATAAGCCTTGCTACCTCTCCCATTTTCTTGGTTCCCATTTCGTCCTCTAGTTCTGATTTAGGAGTTACTGCTGCAATAGAATCAAATACAATGATGTCAAACAATCCTGACTCAATCATTTTATCTAAAATCTGTAAAGCTTCTTCCCCAAATCCAGGTTGGTTTACAACCAGTTTATCTAGATCTACTCCTAATTTTTTTGCATAGCTTGCATCAAAGGCTTGCTCAACGTCTACGAAAGCACAAATCTTACCTTCTTTTTGAGCTTCTGCAATAGCCATTAAGGTTAATGAAGTTTTACCAGAAGATTCTGGACCGTAGATTTCAATGATTCTACCTTTAGCAAATCCACCACCCATACAATCGTCAATAGAATAAACTCCAACAGGATTACAATCTACTTTCTGAGTGTTAGCATTTCCTAGAACTATTAAACTTCCTTCCCCAAAACTTTTATTCATTGATGTTAGGAACTCATCTAAACTTAATTTCTTTTCTGCCATATTATTTTACTTTGTCTATTTTGTCTAATTCTTTTTGAATGTAGAATTTTGTTGATTTAGGGAAGTCAGCCGTAAGAGCCCATCTAGCATAAGCTACATCTTTACTGATTGCCTGATCTTTATTTTTCCCCATAGACCAACAAACTACTCCATCTATGTATTTTAGTTTACCTAGAGGATCTACAACATCATCCTTAATGCCAAAAGTTGCATTAAAATCATCTGAGTGAATATCTAGGTTATTAGTTTCTATTTGTGCTTTTAGAACCTCCATAGAAGCTTTACAGTCAACCAGTGCCGAGTGTGCATCCTCTAAGTCTTTTCCAGTATATTGTTTATACAGAAATGAGAGATTCCTAGGCTTTAATACAGACTCAATCACCAAAGTGTCTAGAGTTTTGTATTCATTGAAATCGAATGGGAAATCACTCAACAGGCACTTCTCAGCTAAGAGTGGTAAATCGAATCTTCTGATGTTTTGTCCACAGATGATCTTACCCTTTATTAGCTGCAATACCGTTGGAATAACCTCATGGAAGTAAGGTTTATCCTGGACCATTTCATTTGTGATCCCATGAATTTTACTTACATCCTCAGGTATGGGTTTATAGGTTCTACAAAGTGTTCTAAACTCTTTCTCTATGTTAAAGTCTTTGTCAAAATTTACAACTGCTACTTCACAAATCTCATCTAATGTGAGATTTAATCCTGTTGTCTCGAAATCTATTGTTGAAAACATAATTTACTTTTTTGCAAATATAAGAAAAAAATCTGACATATGCAAATAAAAAAATGAGAAAGTACAAAAAAATTTATACTTCCTCAAATTAACTAACAATTAATACTTGACTTGAAATTTTTTATGAATGATTCTATGAGCCTTGCACATACCTTTGGTGTGAGTAACTCTTGCCTTTCTCCGTTAGGAAAAGTGATGCTTGCCTTTGAGTACAAGTCGTATAGATCAAAGGTCATAGCATAGAATTTATCTTCATGTTTTTGCCATAATTCGTCATCTACAATGTGTTCAGAGACATAATCCCAAACGTCATTGAAGAATTCATCGTAACTTACTATCATTGTGGTTTGTTTTGTGCAAAGATATATAAAAATTTTGAAACTACCAAATTTATAACAAAAAATATTTTTAAAAATAATACTTGCATAATTCAAATTAATTTCGTACATTTGCAAAACGATTGATTAAAATACCAAAAAGATAAAATTTTTTATTAGGTATTTGGTCATGTTAAAAAAAAGTATTATATTTGCAAAGTCAAATGTGACACTCCTTATGTTGGTCGGTTGAATACGGTGGCAACATAAGATAAAAACTCACTACCATGAGGGTCCCTAAAGTGAGTAGGCAAGGTGACAGACTTAATGCCTGGGAGAGGAAATACCTCAAACATAAGTCAGTTCGGAAATTGTAAAAGTTAAATTAAATCAGCAAAAGTTTCTCTAAATCCAAAATCAAGAGTAACACAACCGAACCCCAAAGAGTAGGGAATGAAAACATCATAGCCCTATAAGGGGAAGGTGTGTTCAAACGTTAACCTTAAAGGTTTAATTTTAACCTTTAGTATTAGGTTTAACTTTTGGTTTATTTCAGTAATAGTTAATCTAAATTATTTAGTATAACTATATTAACCACTATGCAAAAGTCAGAAATAGGTGACCTTTGTTTTATTTAACTTAAAAGTATGAGTGACGAAAAGAAAATAGATAACGTCTATGCCTACCCAGTTAAAACTGAAAGTAGACTGGATCTTATGAAAAAAGCAGTAGCCATCTTTGCTACACTGGAAAGAGTTAGAACAGGAAAAGTTAAGATCAGAAGAAAACTTGAAGATGTTTTAGCCTTTTATGCTCTGAATGGATATAATCCTGACACTAAAAAAATGATTATTGAAACCTTGGGTATTTCTGCTGACAATTTGACACAAATTAATGCAGAGTTGACCAGAAATGGATACCTGATAAGAGATAAAAATAATTTTAGGAAAAAGTATTTGCATCCAGATATTCTGAGATTGAAAGAAACATTAGCTTCCCCAGTAATTGACACTAGAAAAGCAATTTTAATCTACTTTGAATAATGAAGAAAGGTGAAATTAAAAAAGAAATTTTGTTTACTAATGATATCTTCCGAGAGGTTTCTAAGAGGATTTCAGTGCAAGAGCCATTAGTAAAGGAAGTATTTAATGATTTCATGAAAGATTTTAAGCAGCATATTCTGGAGACAGATGATTTATTTTATGGATTAACTCCCCTTGGAGTAATGTCTATCAATAAAAAAGACCTGGATAAAAACATCAGAAAACTTACCAATAAACACTATAAAGAGACTGACGAGATAAAAAAACAAAAGCTCAAACAATATCTGGAAAATTTTAAGGTGAGAGAGAAAAGGATGAGGGTTGAACAAGAGAAATTTAAGGTCATCTATCCTGATTTGATTTCAAAAGTATTTTTGAATAAAACTAGAAATGCAATGTTTAAACCATCAAAGTTTGAGGCTAGTTATTACACCAACAAGGTGAAACTGAAAGAGGCAGAACAACAGCAAAACAACTATGCTTACAACTGGTATAAGAAACAGGGTAAGCCAATTAACCACTAATGAAGGAAATCAATAAAGCAAGAAAGATTTTCAAAGGCTTTTTTCCTGATGAAACAGTGTCAGATAAGGTGAAGGAAGAGAGAAGATCTCTTTGTGGAGCCTGTGAGTACAATAGTGTGAATACACCATCAGATCAATTAAGTCCTATAGACTATCTTAGAAGTACTATAACTCCTGCCTTTTGTACTCTCTGCAAGTGCCAGATTCATGAGAAGACTCAATCTCCTCTAGAAGAGTGTGCAGCTTACATGGCAGATAAAGAAAAAAAATGGTTTAAGACCAGATTAGAAACAATGAATAACGAAGATTTAAATATAACCAACGTATCAGACGTAAAGGTAGATTTGAAGCTAGATAATAACAAATTTGTATTGGATTATGGACTCCTTCATTTAGGAGATCCCACTGAAGTAGAATTGTTAGTAGATATCAACTCACCAGAAACGTTTAAAATACATTCAGTAAACCCAACTTGTGGCTGCACAGTTACTAAATTTCATACAATTGAGAATAGAGGAACTATTCACTTTAGACTTGATTTAGGATTTGTTGGAGCAGGGAGGTTTGCAAAAGAGGTAGGTGTAGAATATATTGTAGGAAACACTCCTCATAGAACAACAATAGTATTAACAGGATTTAAACAATAAGAGAATGAGTGATAGAAAAAACTACGGAACTCTTATTATTTCCTCACTTAAAGACTTCCAGATTACTTTTCCTGAAATGAGCTTCGGGGAAATCATGTATTCTTTCCTTAGACAAAATGAGCTGTCAGGAAAAACATTACAGGACATAAGAGCATTAAGTGACCAAGAGATTTACCAATCAATTGAAAAGTCAATAAAATTTGAACAGGACGAACCTTTAAATACAGAAGAATCTAAATAATGGAGATAACAGATTTATTAGAAAAGAGACTACAGGAGTTAGTTACAGTAACTAAAACTCTATCAGCCCAGGCTTCTGAGCATAAATTTAGAACTGCTGAGATCATCAACGAGATTAAAGCTTCAGGAACCACAGACAGAGATAGAGACAATAACAGAAAGTTAGTTACAGAAATGAAAAAGATAAACTCTTTTTCTTATGTTAAATCTAACGAAGTTGGTATAAATGTAAGAATAATGAATGAAATTTACTCATTCATGAAGTACTTAGATTTTGAACCACAACTACCTCCAGAAGATATTGAAATTTTAGAGTTCAACCTGGCAAACGTAAAACCAACTTTTATCCTGGATAAAGGAGAAGTGGTATTCTTCAGTAAGGAAGCTGAGGATTTTGTAATGGAAAAAATGAGTCAACCTGATTCTAGGGATGATGACTACATTGAAAAAATAAGAACTTTTAACAACGAGGATGGCAAAGGCTAAGAATTTAACACCACACATTGATTATGTAGAGCACTGTTTGGAGCTTTTGAAAGACAGATTAGAAGACTGTAATGATTATCTTAATACAGTTAAATGGACTGAGAAGGATAATCAAGATGACATGGAAAAGGAATTTAAATTCCAATCTGGTCTTTTCAACAACTACATAACGTGGATTACACAGTATGCAGATCTTTCTGGTATGGTATCCACATTAAAAGATTTAACCAACACAGGAGATGTGAAAGAGGTTAGGAAAGGGTCTAACAAAAGTGCTTATGCAGACATGCTTAAGTCTGGGGAGTTAGATGATAAGAATGACGATGACAATGATGACGATGAAGACTATTAAAAATTTATTCCCACTACAAAAGTAGTGGGTTTTCTTGTATATGAAGTATAGCAGCCAGTTATATATTAACATGACCGACAAGCCTAAATGGGCTAAGGATAAGACTTTTGAAGAACAGAAGAGAATTGTTCAGCAGTTTTATATTGAGGAAGCTAGAAAGTTACAGAAAGGAATAACCATTGGAGGAGTTAAGATTCACCCTTGGTTATACTGGCATGTAAATTTTTGGAAGTTCCTAAAAGATTTACCACCAGATGAGAATGGAAACTTCACATCTATAAAAGCAAATCCAGATTTAAGAGATAATGAATGGATGCTGCAACAAGCTTTATTTAGAGCTCAAGAAGAGAATAAAGGAATTGTTGGAGTAGGAGCCAGAAGGATTACCAAATCTGTATTTATTTCCTCTTGGTTAGCATTCAATGCCACAACAAAATATGGAGGGGAATTGAGGGTTAATTCAGTTATTGGAGGAACCCAAAAAGACTTAGATAACATTGCCGATTATGTAGATTATGGACTTGACAACATTCACCCATTCTTCAAGATGGACAAGGTTGGTAAGGACTGG